TTAAGGAAAATATTGCAACTTGTAGTATCCACTCAGGTACTTTATCAATGAATTTAGTGATTGAATCTTTACGCTCAATTATTTGTAATCTATATAATGCTTCTTCTAAGTTGTGACCATTTGCATGTTTGGTCACAACCGTTCCGTCAATCTCTTCTATTATGACAGTCCATTTGTAATCGTCACTATCCTTTATCTGTTCACCACGTTTGGTGTCGATAGCCATTCTTCTCTTACCCATTTTTTTTATTATCTCCATTTATTGGCTTAAAAATCATTATACATTTACGCCCTTCAAACTTAGGTAACGCCTCTGGCACACCAAGTCCTTCTAACTCTACTGATAGCCTCAATAATATAGCTTCCCCCTTATCTTTAAAAGATAATTCTCTACCTCGAAACATGACATATGCCTTAACCTTATGACCCTTATCTAAGAAGCTCTTAGCGTGTTTAAGCTTGAACTCGAAGTCATGGTCGTCCGTGTTAGGACGGTATCTTAATTCTTTAATCGGTTTTGGCTTCGGCTGACCACCTTTCTTCTTTTCCTCATAGAGAAATTTCTTGTAGTCCATCACTTTGCAAATAACTGGCTCTGAGTTGGGGTTAATTAATACCAAATCCATCTCCTTCGCCTTGGCTATACTTTTAGCCTCTGATAAAGTTATCACTCCGTTCTCCACATTATCTCCAACTAACCTAACTTCATCGCCTATTATTTGGTCGTTAAGTTTATGTTTTTGTTGAATTCTCGGTTGAATTCTCTCGTTTCTTCTTGCCATTATTTGTACAAAGATACTAAATTAATATGTAAAAAACCACTCATGGCCAAAACTTATGTAAAGTAATGGAACTATCAAGTGCTTTTGCTTGTGTCAAGTGGATGAATTCCATAGCTAAATCTATGTCTACCCAACCAAATGAGTCCACTTCTGGAAACCCACCTAAGAACTCTGGTACAAATGAACTACAATTGAAGTTGAAGTTACCGAAGTCCAATTCTGGATTCTCTTTTTCGAATATGAAGTGAGCAGATAACTGTTTCTTACCACTTGGGTACATAAACGGCACTGCTATGCTGTGAAAGATGTGTTCATCCGTATTCAGCGTAATACTAGTTTCCTCAAAAGTTTCCCGTATAGCCGCATGTAAATGGCTTTCCCCTTCATCCACAATACCTTTAGGTACTGACCACACATCAATAGGATGTCTAGTCGGGTGAACACAAAGCAATTCATTGTCCTTATTGATAAGGAATAATCCACAGGTTGTTTTCATTTTAAAGATATTAATTGTTTCTCCAACAATTCAGTTCTTTCCATAACATGCTTGGCGTATTTTTACCTAAGTCAGTTTTATCTTCTATAGACTCTTTATAAGTCATCGCCCAAAATCTATTAACCGCCATAGCTAATATGTTTAGGTCTTTCTTATCAATAACAATTGTTACCTGCTCTTCCATATCACAAAGATACGTAAAATTATTTAACTTTCCAAATTTATTTTATAATGGTGAATTTACCATTTATAAAATTGATATGCTGCGCCTTACCATTTTTATGAATAATTACGTGACTTTGCAACCAACCTGAAGCTCCTTTATTGTAGCCTACTCGTAAGTGAGTTGATGTTCCGACTGCCAAAGCACCGTCTTTTCTCTGTGGGCTATGGTAGTGACCAACAATTACTTTAGTATTAAGTCTCCTGAAGCTCAATAAGCTACCTCTGGAGCCGTTAGCACCCATATCTCCGTGATGACCTAACTCCCATCCATTTACCTTATAAGAGTCGCCCCTGCCTAATGTTTTATACTTAGGGAATCTATCAGTAATCAATTCGGGAATAACACCTAATACTTGGTCTGGAGTATTCTCATATTGGTTCATCAATCTTTGAGAAAAATCCATATACAGCTTATTGTTCTTTGGTGTGGATTGTTTACGCCAATCATTCAGCTTCAACCATCTATCTAAGAAGTCATCGTGATTACTTCTAACAATAACCACATTTGGTCTATGTTTGAACATACTCAGAACTCCCATCATCTCCTCAATCTCTTCTCCCAAATCATTTTGACCATGGAATTCCTTAGCGTATTGAATGAACGGGTCTTTAGCTTCGTGGTGACTTATTGACCTACCATCAAACACATCGTGCAATATGGTGTGCTTCGGCTTAAGTCTATTCATAAGGTCAGACGTCTTAACAAGAACCTCTTCATCGTGGTGGCCAACGTGAAGGTCACCCAATACAATTGCATCACAATCTTCAATGGTCGAAACCACACCGTCTTTAACCTCATAAAATAGGTCTATAAAATTACCATTATCATCAGCAGTTACATGACGAAGGTGGAACGTATCCTTATCTTCAATTTCTACTACTATAAAACCTAACGTATGATGGAATTCACCTTTTTTACCAGCTTTACTGTCTGTATAGTTCTTAACCGTACAGGCACCAGTAGTCATCATCATTTTAGGTCTATTACCTTCAAGTACTGGTATCATTTCCATTTGTACTTTAGGTGACCCGAAAATACACGAATTAACACCACTTACACCTGCCATACCCGACATTGGATTAATAGCAGTTGGTTGGGTTTTAATATCAGATAGTATCGATAAGTATTTATGAATGTCATGTCGATTAGCATCCAAATATGGTACTAAACGAGAATGCCAAGTCTCACCTTGTTGGATGGTGTGCATACCCTCCAAGCTAGTTGGATTTTTATATCGACCTGCGATTACGTGAATAGCACCATTACGCTCTTTAGCATATGATTCTATATTGGTAAATAATTGTTCATGGACATCAGTATTACATTGACCCCATGTTATACAAAGAACATTTTTGGTCTTATCAGCTTTCTTCTTTTTAGCTGTTTCGTATTGAGGTGATACTTCCTCTTTGGTCTTGGAAATACCTAATTTGATTAACCATTTCCTAACCGTTCTTTCGGACGTATCGGTAATAGCTTTAATTTGGTCGATTCTCTCATCCCAAGAGACGCTTTTATCTGTAAATATATTACGTATAGCTTGGATATGTTCATCCGTTAGTTCCTTAAATTTCATATTGTTGTTTTGTACAAAGATACCGAAAATAATCGGTATTTACCATATAGGTTCAAAATCTTTCTTCAAGACTCCGTTGTATGAACCTAATTTCTTTCTCATGTTATTCCTAGCCTTGAACAGGTTGGATTTGGATGCTCCTTTGCAAATTCCTAGCTCTTCGCTAATTTCTTCGTGACTCATTTCGTCTAAGTAAAACATCTCAAATATTCTCTTGTATGCTGGAGATAGTTCGTTAATAGCTTCAAACAATTGCTCCCAGACTATATCTGGATTATATTTATCGTAAAGGCTAGTATCGTCTGTGTTTGGGAGTAAGTCTTTAAACGTCCTCACATCATAGGAAGTCATTAGAGGCTTATCCATACTAATTTCAAGTTTACGGTCTTTTATGGCATTTTTACGATGCGTATCAATACACATATTACTGGCCGTCCTCTTAGCGTATCTACTCATTGCCTTGTAATTAATTTTATCAAGACGCTTGAATATCTTTATAATACTATCTTGGATGATTTCTCGTCCTAATGCATTATTATAAAAATGATACTCAACCGTTGGTTGCATAGCCTTATATAACTTTAGGTACACATTATTCATTGCGTGAGGACATCCACCATGAGCAGCTTTAAGTTCAGTTTCATAAAAGAAATTCTTATCAATCATTAGTTCTCTTGTAACTTATTGTGACTAAGATTATAGTCTTCGGCTATAATCGCTTTACCAATCTCACCTGCCGCACTCAATTGAACGAACTTAGGGTGTATTGGTATGATAAGACTATTCGAACCCATCAAGGTTTTTAAATCTGAATTTTCAATATTTTCTACGGCATTACCACTCGCTAATACGTGTGTTACAATACCTTCACAACCTAGAGCACCTTCACCCATTACTCCACTTGCTGCGGCACATAGTGTACCGCCAGTATCTAACATGTCGTCTAAGAAGATAACGTATTTATCATTCACTTTACCTATGATACGCATCTTGTCGACCTTATTATCTTCGATACGGGTCTTATGCGCGAATACCAATGGTAGGTCAATACCGTGACGTTTATGTACGAGTGCCGCCATCTTCTCCAATCGCTTTCCACCACCAGCATCTGCTGCCGCTAATACAACATCACCACCGTATTCACGAGCCTTTTCAGCTACGTAATCAGCAAATAAATACTTACCTTTAATGTGTGTTACTGGAATTTGGAAGAAACCTTGAATCTGCTCCGCATGAAGCTCCAATGTGATTATTTTATCACATCCTAAGTATTCCCACACACCAGACAATACCTTGGCACCGATGGCACCTCTAGGCTGGTCCATTTTATCTTGCCGAGCATACGGGAAGAATGGTAGAATTAAAACTATTTCTTTGGCTGATGCTCGTTTAGCAGCATCAATGGCGAACATTAATTTTTCTCGCTCTGTAGATGTATTGGGAGACGAAAGTAGATATACTCGTCTCCCTCTGATACTATCTTGGAAATCAACGTTGACTTCTCCGTCCTTAAACTCACGATTCTTCATCGTGCCTTTATGAATCTTTTTGAGTCTTCCCCTGATATAAGTTACAACTTCATCTCTAAGGTCTAACCTATTATCTACTGAAAAAATTATTGATTTTTTACCCATCTATTAAGTTTGATTTAATACAAAGGTACGAAATATATTTAACATATGCAAATTAAATCGAATAGTAATACCTACCATCAATCAATATTGCATCATGTAACTCAGTGTCACCATAATCACTATCATCACTATTGAAGTTTTCACATTCTTCTAATGTCATATCACCTATTTGTTTCTTATTAGTAATGTCATATTCAACAACCACTGATATTTCATGAAATGCGGTATAATCACCATATATCGATAGATAAACTTTTACTTTTTGCACTTCTTGCTTTTCCATAATTATCCTATTTTTTTAACGTTATATTTCCAACCTGAATCAGAATTGGCTTCAAATAACATGGCCAGCTTAGTGGCCTTGTCTTCGTCATCAAATTCCATTATCTCACTAATATTGTTAATGAGTATTGTTGGTATCGTTACCCCTTTGGAGTTGATGTATTGTTTTACGATTACGTATGATGGTGCTCTCTCACTCATTCTCTTCTTTTTGATATGATTTTTTCATTTCTTCCCAAGCCTCATCAAGGCTTAGTCCACATTTACCTAATAGGTAACCTAACACTTCTACTTTGTCTATTTTATTACCAGCACAAAACGGGCAGTACTTACTATCAATACCACTGTCACCGATGATTTCACCATCTTCGTAGTCAGTTGTACCATCCTCGTTATAAAGGTAGAATCCCTCTGACTTGTAACGCTCCATTAGTTCTGGGTTCTTAGAGTCGAACCTATACCCATATACGTATGCGAAGTCGGAATCAACCTCTATAGTGTTCTTATCAACCAGACATGATACGCATAAGTCATTGTAACACTTATTACATGCTGCTACATACTCTTCGTATCTCGAATTGCCGCATGATTCGCAACCATAAAAATCTACACTCATATTTTTTTGTTTTTACTGTTCTGACTAATTTTGCACATACACTCTGAATGATAATGTTTTATATCTTCTGACGTGAATTCCGTGTCAGGCGTGAACTTCACGTCAACCTTATTGGCTTCGAAGTCTTTATTTCCGATAAATCTTCCACATAAATAACAACGTATATTATCCATAATTAGTGTTTATATAATCCACATTTACAATGACATCTGGTAGCGTCACAATCAAGACATATGTTCTTTGACATTTCACTCATTACCCACCTATGTTTACAACTAATATCCTTAGACCAATTGATTCCAAACCAATCATGTAGCAAGTATTTAATTCTCCACATTTACGACTCAATCTTTGGTGTATATAGTTTCCAGTAACCTCGTTGATGGAACTTACGTTTGTAGTGTCCCGTTTCAAAGGTGTTGAGGTTCAACATTACTTCTAACGCGGTTGGAAGTTCATCGTATAGTTTCTTGTATAGTTCAATAGCCTCCATATCTAATGGTTCTGGCTCTCCTAATGGGTCAAAGTTGACCTCTGGTTTACCAGATAGAATTACATCCATGTCTTCATACAAATTGTCCCCACCGAATGGTGAGCCGAACTCGTCTGCTGCATTGATTGTGATTCCTTTACCCTTGGTAAATCGTAGTTGCTTGACCAGCTTTAAGTGGTCGTTAGTTAATTCAAATTTTATTAAGCTCATTGTTGTTGTTTACCACAAAGATACCCAATTAAATTGATAATGTCAACCTATTTCAGGTTTTTTACCAGTGTCATTATCTTTTTTTTAATGATTTGTTGGTCTTTCTCTACAAAGAGGTGCTTGAACTTCGCTTCACTACCAATTTGGGTAGCGTCTTCATCTAGCATTGTGTCGGATAATAACCATCTAAGCGTATTAATCTGGTCAATATAGTGTCTAGATAGGTCTAGTTCGTTCTTGGATTTCTCCAATTCGTTCTTAGCAGTTAAACCTTTAATCTTAAGTTTCTTGTCGAAATTATCGAGTCTTTGTGACTCTAATGCAAGAAGTTCCTTCTGATTTTCTAGTTCAACTGGTAACTTATCTTCTGCCTTACCATCGGTTGGTTTAGACGCTTCTTTGTCGCTCATTAGTGATGTCGCTGTTATATTAATAAATACAATGCTAAGGTCTGCTAATTAAAAGTCCTTTACGGGATAATCAATATTTAAGCTCAACTTTTGGTAAATTGAGTAGTATGAGCTACCACCACTCTTTTTAGACTCATAATAGAAATGTTCAAATGTGTCAGTGCTATATGCTAACTTCCACCCTTCATCCCTGAATGACACTAAATACGGCTCACCTTCTTTCCAGCTATTTTCTTTAGCTACCTTGATTTCGTTCTTAGTCGCAAATTTTAAATGTTTTTCATTACATAAGTCGTAGTTACCTGTTTTCCCTATACCTAATAAATTCCAACAATCTGACTCATACTTACAAGTATCCATTATCTGAGCAGTAGTGGGATGGGCACCTGTCCATGTAACCCAATCACCTATTTTAAATTTAGATTTCATCGAATCTATTTCGTCATTGGTTGCCAAACGCAAATATTCTTTACGTGGATTGAAAGCGTTTAGTGTATTATCTGGCATTAATTCCCCTTCAAATTGTAACCAACCATCGTTCTGTATATTGTAGATTTTCTTAGTATATGTGTCATCTGAAAATGGGGTATCAATTTTAGTAACCCAATCTCCAATTTCATATTGACAACCGAACATATCATCTAATATTTTGCGTTGTGCTGAATCTGAGGCACTTCTCATATTTGATAAGTTAGAGTTAGATACATTAGCCCAGCCATATATAGCAATATCGAGGGCAAACCAATCTTCTAACTTTTTTTGCCATTCTCCACACGCACCTTCATGTAATTTTCTAAAATCTTCTCCCTTAATCTTTGTCATCCTAATCTTGGTTTTGTTTTTTGTATCTCTATAATAGTATCTATGAATGGTTTCCATGGGTCACAGGATAACATCCCTTTGGTGCTAGCTATTTTGATTCTACTGAAAAATTCTTTCCTATCTAAAGAACTATTATAAAAATTGGCTTCAGGAAATTCTTCATTCCACATGTCAATATCTATAGCCGATATTGACCTTATCATAGTGTCTTCCTTAAAATTAGGATTGGTTTTGATATTAATCAACAATCCTTTGAACCATGCATCTGGACTACCTACATCATATCTAAGTCTTAGATAATTATTTACTGGCTCCCAATCCTCTTCTGGATAGAAACCTGCCTTATCCTCAAGCATTACATTAAAATATGGCTTCATATCATAACAACCATACCCTTGAGGTGTTGTAGTTACCTCTGGATTCTCATTTACATAATTGAATATTATATTGTGCTCCTCGAACAGCTTAATATACTTCTCAATCTCATGTGGATGACTACACGTATACATAACGAGTTTCATGTCGTCAGTATCACTCATCATTTTAAGTGCTTCTAAGGCTCCAATATAGAATTCTGATGGTATGTTACCAGCAGTATAATTTGGCTTAATTACAGTACTATGTAAGTCCACGAAGACATAAATATAATCCCAACCCTTTCTCTCAGCGTCTGAAAATGCGGTTTCGAATGCTCTTACTATACTCATACTATTATTCCATAATTTTTTTTAACTTCTGCACCAGTAAGAATGTACATCTCATAGGACTCGTACTCTCCATACTCCTCAACCATCACATACTCATCCTTGAAGCCTGATTGAATCAAATGCAGTGCTATGGGGTTACCTATCGTAGCAAAGTGTCTACACCTGCTAATGTTGGTTTCTACCCACTTTAAATCTTTCATATCACTCATAATTATGCGTTTAATATTGTTACTAAAATATCTTGTTCGGACTTATATCTACGAATCTTATCCTCTGCTCTATACTCGGCCAAATCCTTCATAAGACCTTTATGTAGTTTACTTACTTGTTTTGGTGGCAACGTTGTCACCTTCCCTTCTCGCTCAAACTTTTCTAACAACGATTCAAATTTATTCATTAAACTAGCTCCAGAGTTTCTTCATGAATACTTGCTCGTTCTCTAATTTCTTCGAAAGTGTAATCAACCAAAATGTTACCATTTTCAAACACAGTCACTAACTCATCTTTAACTGAGTCAAACTCGACCATATGGCTAGTAACTGTTCGGAACGTTCCATCATCATTCTTAACCAATTTAGGCATTCCTTGCTTAGACTTCTTGAATGATGGAACTTCCTCGAAGTTCTCATTAATTTCAATCGGCTCCTTAACGATGTTACGTTCTTTACCATTAATCACAGCATAGCATGCTTTGGTTGCGAAATTCTGCGTATCTCTATCAATATTAGCTTGAAGAAGCTTTCCACCCATACCGAATACAATGTTCTCGGCAGAGATTTTTCTCTCTCGTAGCATGTCATAAATCTCAGCAATTGCGTCTGGGTTGACACCATCACCTTGGATTACTCTAATCTGTGATGGAAGTACCTTATAACCTTTGCTGTTGGTTGTGTATCCGAAAATGTCAAATAACTCATCGAAAATCATAATCAATGTGTTGATTACGTGGCCAGAATCAGGTCGGATAACCAACTGATTTCCTGGTTCCGCAGGTCTTGACAAAATCAAATCCTTCAACTCATCGCCCCAGATGTTTCTGATTGCATTCATAATACCATAAGTATCTGACACACAAGCTACAATACCTGTTGGATATTGCTCAAGAACTCGTCTCATCATCTTAGCTTCACCCTCCTTACCTTCCATACACATGATGGAGTGCTCAGTTGCTGGAACTGATAGGTTGTAAACAACATCGGTATTATAATTCTCTCTAATAAGTTGAGACGCTACTGTAGTGTCTGAACCTCTAAAGTTCACCAAGTGTGCAGAGCCACCGATTGCGGCTGATTGAACACTGGACACTCCACGGAAACCAAAGTCATTCAATACGAAGTCCAATAAGAAATCAATAGTGTCTTTATCATGGTCAGTAGTATCAAGGAACGCTTGATTAGCTACTTTCTTCACCTCTCTTGAAAGAGTAGCTACTGTAATTGGATACCAAATCTGTAGAATCAATGTTTCTAAGAAGTTGGTTAACCATGCACAATTAGGGTCAGTGTTCTCGATGTACAACATAACGTTACTAACGTTAACTGACGTTCCCTCTGGAACTGCCTTAATTCTGATTGGTAGTCTACCACCATGCTTCTCAACAATGTAGTCAAACTTACTTCGGTCAAACACATCGTCTCTACCGAATGTACCCAATTTAGTTCCTAGGTACTCATAAGCCTCGTCTACCTCTTCTGCAAGGATAGCAACTCCACTCAAATATCGTTTAAGGAAGTATTGTAGTCCGTAGAATACTGTTGAGGAGTATCGACCCCCTCTTGATTCCATATACGAACCAATTACACTTGTATTGTCAAGATAAAACTTATGATGAGAATACTTGTAAGCATCTCCAAGAAGTACTAAATTATCAGGCTTCTCCAATAGTTTGTCTAATGATGGAGCTAATATGTTCATGGTCTCCCAATCCCTATTCTCTAAGGCTGTCTTGAGGTTTCGTCTAAGTTGTCTTTGTAAACTCATATTGTTTTAATTTTATACAAATATATGGAATTATTTCCGATTATGCAAATTTATTTGTTGATGTATTCAAATTCAATGGTATGAGCATCAGTGTTACCGTCATAATGCCTGTCAATAGCTCTTAATGCATCTTTCCTAGTATCACATTTAGGAGCGTAATCATAAAAACCAGATAAGACTTCACCTTTATAATTGACACCATTCCAAGTTGTTTCCTTCCAAGGTAGCATTGAGTTTTCTCCTGCTTGAGGTTCAAATTCTTGTTTACCATTTCTAAACGTGATTATTTTGATTCGATATTTCATTGTTCTTTGTCTAATTATTCTCTTCCATCAGCTCTATGATTCTTTCGTTACTAGAATCTAACTCATATGATTGTATCTCGATACACTCGTTGGCTTCCGCTAATGCAGTCTTAAGAATTTTAATATCCTCGTCTGTGTGATTGGCTTTCAATCTCCACCCATGAATCAATTCAGACTCATGCCAGTCCATATAGTCCCACATATTTTCTTGGGACATTGCCAATAGTTTCACACGAACATCTTTGTTTTTGACCTTCATGTTTTGACCACGAAATATTCTACATTCTTCTGGTGTCATACTCCTTTTCCCTTCGTATCTCCGACCATCTCTACATGAGTGTCCAAAAATGTTTGTAAAAATTCTTTATGCTCCTCTACAATGATATCTTCAAGTGTTTCTTGTAACACATTGATGTCAAACCACTTAAGGGCATAAATGTCATCGTCTGGTGCAGGTCGGCCAAAAAGGTGTTGACACTTGAATACTGTGGTCATAATACCATCTTCGTCACCTCGGTATCTCCAATCATTTACTTGGCCACTGGTTACATATTCCATTGGTGTACTTTCCCACATTCCAGCTTCCTCGCTCAACTCTCGTTTAGCGGCAGATTCCAAGTTTTTATCTGTTCGGTCAACAAATCCGCCAATCATTCTCCACTTGTCAGAGTTCTCACGTTGAGCCAATAGGATTTGGTTGTTTACGTTATAAGGAATAATGTCTACTGTTGGGTAAGATACTGGGTATCTGTCATATATAGCATGAATTGCTCCAGCTCTCCATGCTTCGGAGCCTTGGATTTCTTCTGAAATCTCTTTCCTAGCAATTGTACTTGAATAAAAGATGTCTGATGTAAGTTCGGTTGTATCATTCTTACCGCAGTAGTGTTTCAAGAATGAATCTCTTGCACCATATAGTAAGCACTTAGTGTTTCCGAAAGGTTGTTTAACTAGAGTATCGAGTTGTTTACTCCACTCTTCGTTACTTCGTTTGTCTTGTATTGGCATTACCACTACATTAGGGTAAGCTTCCTTAACCATCTTTTCTCTTGCAGCATAAGGTAGTGGGTTGCTTCTTGTACCACCTTTATCTTTGGCTGGAATACCAAGGAAAACAATTACCTTCTTGTGATGACTAACTACAGAGTCAATTAATGCAATGTGACCTTCATGTAGTCGGTCTATTTGGAATCTCGCAACAATTACACCTAACGTGTAATCATCTGGGTTAACTGCTGTTTTTAATTCTACTCCCATTCTAATAAGTTTGTTTTGATATCACAAAGATAAGTAAAATATTTGACATATGCAAATTTAATTTTACTGTACTAATCCTACGTGACCGTTTTTATTATTTACTTGACTACTATAGAATCCTTTATAAGATGAGTTGATGAGCGAGATAGTGTCCTCAATTGTCCACACATCTCCTTCTTCATCAGCATCTTCTGACATCTCTCTAATGTTTTCTGATAGATTTGCGATAAATGCACCAGTTACTTTCATGGGCTTTCCATCAATTGACCCAGTTAAGGCATCATATACTTTTTGTATTTGCCATTTCTTATCCAAATGGATTTTACAAATTTCAATTGTTTGCCCCTTATCAAGATATTCAAAGTCAATGATGAAGTTAAATCGTCCTGGACGCTCTGCCGCCCTATCTACTAATCCTTTATCATTGGTAGATGCTAATAGGCTAATTTTGCGTTTCTTAACCCCATCAAAAAATGATAAGAATTCACCCAATAGGTTGGTGTAGTTACCTTTATCTCTAGACCCAATGAATAAGTCAATATCATCCATAATCACGACACCATTGTTAAACACCTCACAGGTTTCTAGAACCATTCTAAGGTCGTTGATTGTTGCAAATCTTGGTATAATGAAGGTTGCATGAGGCATTAGTGCCGCATTAATTTTTCGAATACTTTCAGTCTTTCCAGTTCCTGGAATCCCATTGAACAGCACTCTAGCCGTCTTACCTCTACTCACTCTTTTAATGAAGTGGTTTACATATCGGTCTTGAGTTTCAGTTAATATTAAGTTATGCACAATATCACCCAAATCTAAGATTTCTATTCCTTGGAATACACCTTCAAATATTTCAACCTCGATACACTTACCTTGATATGCTGAGTTGTTGAATGCTATTAGTTTGAACTCTTCGAACATTTCTTTAAAAACGTTAAAGAGTAAACCCTCTTTTGAGGAGATGCTTAAGTATGTTTGTAATCTATCATATCTATCAAGGTGTGACATAGTTTGAAAAATATAACTATTGTTATCATCCTCAATGCTAATATCATACCACCATCCGTTAGTTACGTTAAGGTCACCACCAAATGATAATCTACCTGTACTTGTAGTTGTACCATAAGAATTAACCTTGATACCCTCGAATCCTTTTAATAGAACATCAGTCAAAAACCTATTGATAATGGCTAATTCTATACAACTAATTTTAAAATCTCTACCGTTCTCTAATCCAGCCCCAATTGTCTCTTCTCCTTCTTCGACTTCTTCTAATGGGTATTCAGAGTCGAACTCATATTGTTCTTCCATTTTAAGATGACTTTTAATAGTTTTGAGTACGGTATCGGATGGTGTCTTAGCCTCTGCGCTAATCACTAAAGCTGGGTCTAATTCTCCATTCACTTTTGGGAAATACGTTTTCCTCTTATTCTCATTCTTCTCTTCCGACATATTTCTTAGTTTAGTATATAGTTGTATGTTAGCATTAGTGTTGTTAAATGTATTAATTGGTCTAGCCCCACTACATTAAAGAAATTTCTCCATTCTTGTTTTAAGTAGAAATATCCTGTGGCCTTACTGGTGAAGAAGTCCGTCACCCAATGAGTGCTAAATGTTATCAAGAAAACCATGAATAAGTCCTCTGGATTTTGTGTAAAAGCCGCCCATCCCATTGTTGTCAATAAGGAATAGGTGAAAACATGAAAGGAAAGCCATTTAATCGACTTACCTTTATTATTAGCCATATCGTCAGTCTGAAAAATAAAGTCACTTATCCAGTGAATAAAACCTATCAGAAGTACGTAACCTATAGTGATTGTCATTATAGTCCTAATGCGTTGTTAGCAATATTAGATAATTCCTTACCGTCATATTGACCAGCATAATTTTCCTTGAAGTGTTTCATAATTTGCCCCATTCCAGCTCTACCCTCAAGGGTATTTTCCTTAACGAACATATATGTTAATGCACCCATGTCTTCAGAAGATAATTGCTTTGGTAGATAAATTTCTAAAATAGCAATTTCAGCAGCGTCATTGGTAGTATCTTTAACATCGTTAATACACTTCTTGACTGTGCTAACTATATCACCATCCGTTGGATTGTCGTATTTTCTTTGGACTTGACCTTTAAGGAATCTTAGTGTCAGAAGCTTGTCAGCTTCTTTAGCTTTCATAGCATTTTTAATGTCCGTATTTATCGTTTCTAATAGCATGTTACAAAGATACAAAATTTATTCGAGACTTACAACCTATTCACCTAAAAAAGGTTTAGAAACTTTTCCACATGGACAGACTGTCTGGAAAAAATCACCGTCTTTGCCCGTTCCTATCCACTGATTATGGAATGATTTGTTATTATATCGACAACAACCTTCAATTTCATAGTTTTCGTTTTCGATAATATTTTCACATATACAGTTCTTATCAGTATTAGCTATATCCGTCTTCTTATATTCGAATCCTCTAAACTCACTCATCAATTCTTCACCTATAAAGGTTTCCAATTGCTGTATTGACCCAAACTTTTTACCTATACTAACCAATAACTCATGTTTCTCTTCATCTATTAAGTTCTCAAGTTCTAAACCCTTAATCGTAGGAACAAATCCATATCTGGCCATTACCATATTTAAGTCAGGCTCATAAGTGGTGACCATATAATTATCAAAGATTTCACCTTCGTCATAATCACCCCAATATTCGTGGTCATTACCACAATATTCTTCACCCATAAAATGACCATTAGATTGAACTCCCTCCATTAGGTCTATCATATGACCATAGGTAAAGTCCTTGGTATTTATCATTCGGCACAATAATTCTACTACCGCATCTATCTCTTTTGATTCATATTTTTTATCCATTCTCAATTTTGACTTTATCTATTGGTATTGGGGAACCTTCATCATCAATCCTCACGAATATAGCGTCAGTTGAAAACACAATGGTCTCCTTACCCGTATAAGTATTGAACGACCTAGCTTCTAATTTGATTGTGATTGATGAGTTACCGATTTTAATGGTATCTCCATATATTTTAACTATTCGACCTAATTTGACCGCTTTTCTAAACTCTACCGACCCTAAAGATACGGTTACTAACATAGTAGACCTTGCAGCCTCTGATGCGTATGCTCCCCCAGCTTCATCAGCCCAAGCTAACATTCGTCCACCGAATAAATTTCCGTGAACTCCAAGGTCTAAGGTCTTTACAACGTGTGTTGATATTAGTCTCATACAGCAAAGATACCGAATATAAATGAGAGTTTCAACCCCTAAGTAAATTAATTTAAAGAAGTTCGTATTTATCCTCTACCACATCGATTGGTAGCCTCCAATTCAGTTGCCACGCTGATGGTTCAGAACAGTACCATAAGGTATCACCCCTACCGAAATATACTTTTAATTCTCTAGGTGCTGGTGGGTCATCCGAATATTCTTCAAAACGACTACTATATATCTCATCATCTATAATGTAATGGATAAGGTATACCCATGGTAAGTCTACTTCCCTACCTTTCCATTTAATGAAGTCACCTATCTTAAAGCTCATAATTTTTCTTGGAACCATCTGGTTTTGAGTATACTACCTTGTTGGCTTGAACCGTCAAGGTCTCGTCCTTAGACAAATCTTTCTGTATCTCATCAGTAATTGTACCCTTATTCATATATGCGATTGTAAGGTGTGGATGGTAGTCTGGAAAGTTGGTCGTATGTGGTAATTCACGGAATTTCTTATTGTATTCGAATAAACCATCTCCTTCTACATCAAATTTCAACACATCGAACTCATCGTTCTCGAACATTGAAATCTTGCGTAATGTTAAGTCCATTTTACCAATTTGGTTGATGATAGCCTCAACGTCTTCATCTGTAACGTCAGCATGGATACCATATAGTAGGGTAACATGAGCTTCATTAGCAGGTTGTCTACCATTCTTCTCTTTACCGTCTTCATCCTTATCCGATGATATGTCTTCATCATCAATTCTCCCTTGAATTTTATCCCAGAACTCGTCTGATACTGGAAAATATAACATTACACAACCGTAATCTCGTTTTGCCTCATTAAGTGGGTTATTCACAACTTCATTGAATGCGTCAGTTAATTTCATATCTTTGCTTTTTTAGTTTGTTTCTTAACCCAAGTTACGAACTTCATTAGTTTTTCACTACCTTTAAGTAGTTCTAAGGTATAATACTCTAATGCTAGAGTCATGTGGTCATACATTTTATGAATAGCCTTATGACAATTAGATGATGTACATATTATTTAATGTACCATTATTATTTAATTTACTATGTACCATTGAGTGGCAGTTACCACAAAGTAGTTCACATTTATCCAACTCTTTTTTAATTTTTTCAAATGTCATCTTCCTACCTATTCTCCAATCAAACTCTTTAGTTGATGAATCTTTATGGTGAAAATCAAATGCTGAGTAGTGACCTATAAACTCACAAATACTACAACAACCACCTAAATATTCAATACCCTCTAATTTTAATTTTCTAGTTCTTTGTATCGAATCCATATTGGAACAATTCCTACACGAACCATGATTTCCCAAATTATACTCTGAGAAGCCTTCATTTGGGACATGTTCTTTACATTTGTAACACCAAGAACACCCATCTCGTTTAGTTTTATCTCTAACTTCTTTCTCCTTATGGAGAGTTAGTATTCGGTTAGCCTTATTTGGGTCTGACTTCATGAGTCGCCTAATTCTTCGCTCCTTATCAGATTTCTTTATACAGTCTTTACAATATTTAGTCAACTTTTTAGGGGAACCCCTCAAGTAAAACTCATCATCCAATTTTATCTCATCACATTTAACACATTCTTTCATAATCCCGTTTAGATATAACTATGAACTAAAATGTGAAAGTAGTAAAAACTTTATATTATTGTGACATAAAGTTATACCTTAACGTCTTTCTTCTGTTTTTTAAGCCATATAACGAATTTCATTAATTTCTCATTACCTTTGAGCAAGTCTAAGGTGTAGTATTCTAATGCTAATTCCATATGAGTAAAAAATTTGTGAACAGTCTTATGACAACTTTTGCATAGGTCAACACCAATAGCATTCATGTATTCCTTGGTGTGTAGTTTGGTTACTCTTGAACGCTTGTGACTTTTCTTAGGTACTAAGTGATGGAACGTTGTTGTGCGTTCACGTTCACATAGTTCACACGTTTGGCTTTCGTTCACGTCTTTTCCGTTTTTTTTGGCTTTTCGACTGGCTTTCTCCCTTTTTATTTGGACTATTTTGGCTTTGTCACACGCATCAGAAACTGCATGTCTGAAATCCACTAATACGTCCAATAATGTGTCCAACTTGTATAGTGTGTTATCTCTGTCAATTTCTTCATATAATGAAAAATCAAAAGTGATTGCTTTATAACAATCAGTCAATTGTAACTCTATACTAGGGTTGTCTCCGTAGTCGTTAATAACAGTGGCGCTAATAGCAGCAGTACTGTTATACCCTGCTTTGTTTAGTAGAGCGCTTTTCGCAAATAATATCTTTTCTTTTTTCTTAGTCACTATTTCTCATCTTAAAACATACTTAATGCAGTAAAAATGAAATAGATGTTCAATAAAAGATATTGATTACTAATTTCATTAGTCTTTTGCCTCTTCGTTCGTTATATCGGTTACGTCTTCGTCTGTCGCATCCTCCGTTACTGGTTCGTTAGCAACTATATCGGCTACTTGCGAAATTGGTTCCGCATTAACCATGTCAGTGTATTGTTTCACACCTTCCAATAGTCTGTTGTTAATACCCTTAATCAACCCGTCCTTATCGGAGAAGTTGTTGATGTGTGATGCCGCTACTAAGGTTACTAAAGCCTCCGTAATCGTCTTAATGTCTAAATCTACCATCACCTTAGCTTCTTCAAGAGAAGTTGGTTCAGGAATATCGGCAGGCTTACCTACGATAACGGCATCAGTTCTTTCAGTGTCTATGTCTACTATTACAATATTTTTCATGCTGCAAAGATACTACTTTTTATTTATAAAAACAACCCTTATCCCAAATAAGGTGTCATTCTTTCATATGTTGAGTGGAAAACCGTATCTGGAAACATCATAGGCACCCCCTTTAGATTCGTTTTTGTTAGTCCACATTCAAACCATTGAATTGAATAAAAATTGAATGTCGAGTCTGGAACCACTTTAGGTCTTTTACCTACGATAACTAATTGGGCATCAAGTATCTCAGCGTTGTATCTTAAAGTGCCATATATGGTAAGCGCATCCCACATAGTTCCGAACTCGTCTAATAATATCGCTCTTACATTATTTTTACCTCTAAATTCCTGTAGTCGTTTGCTATCGAAATACTCTACTTTATTTCCATTAGCCATTACTACTCGTAATTTTTCGTCTTTATCCCACGGCATTCCACCATGCCTTAAATTATACTCTTTAACGAATGTCCTAACCAAATCTAATAGTATTTTACCACCAGAAGAGTTGAACGTGCTGAACATAATTGTTTTAGCATTCTCTTGAGTATTGGTGATTAAGTGATATGCCATATAAACGGCCAAAGCGGTAGATTTACCGCTTTGTCTGCAACCAACTAAATGTGTATTTTGGCCAGAATCTAAAGAATCGAAAAAATGTTCATATGTATCGTGAGGACAGTATGCCTCAGATGCGAATTCATTAAGTGTCATAAAGGTAAATATAACCTTTACGACACTTAATGTAAATACTATTCTAATACACTATGTATATGTCCACCACCGATTACATCGTCAGTATACTTAACATCGTAGAACACAGTGGATTGACCAGCAGTTATAGACTTAACTTGGTGATTGAAGTCTACTCTGAATATACCATCTCCCATATCGGTCAACTTACCAGTCACTTTAGCGCCTCTATATCTCACGTTGGCAAGTACTTCCATACCATCCAACATTTCGATTGGGTACTTAACAGTGTTGATATCAGTCACCAACATACTCTTACGCATCAAGTCCTTTTCTCTACCTAAAACCACGTCACCAGTCTTAGGATTAATGGCGCAAACAAAATACGGGTCAGCGCCACCTTCAATCCCCAATCCTCTTCTTTGTCCAATGGTGAAGAATGGATACCCATCATGAGTTCCCATTACATTACCATCCATGTCCAAGAAGTTACCACCTTTGATTTCTCTCTTTCGAGATAAGAATCCTCGATAATTATTATCTGGAATGAAGCAAACTTCATAACTTTCTGACTTAGTAGCAATAGCCTTATATCCTCTATCTTCTGCCATCTTTCTAATATCAGCCTTCAAGTAATCACCCATTGGGAATAGCGTTCTAGCAATCACTTCTTGTGGAAGTCCCCAAAGTACATAGCTTCTAATACTTAACACCATCAACGTAAATGAATTTGTCAGTATTCCTTATGGTTCCGAAACACTTGAAACCGACTACTTCTAATTCAGCCTTAAGTTGTTCTTCTCTTCCTTCCCATTTGGCTGCTGGCTCACATACGAATATATTACCATAGGATTTAAGCGTTCTATACGCTTCTTGGAAGTATCCCTTGTAGTTAGTACCCATCAAGGATAATGAGAACACCGCAACGTCTAATACCCCATCCTCTAGTGGTACGTTGGTTATGTCACACGATACTACCGAGTCATTGATAGCCACATGGTCAAATCCATGAACCTTATTATCGACTTCCTTAGCCAATAGGTTCTCACCGCAACCAAAATCACCCACAATCCAATCAGGTCTACCTTTCAACTTCTTAGCTATCTCAACAAACGGTATCTCCAACCAAGATTTACGTGATTCAGCATATAAGGTATGGTAATAATACCATTCCATAGGGTCTTTCTTAAGCCTATCGTGTGTTGTGGTGGACTTAGATATACTCCAAGTCCTATTCATCTCAGAGAAGTCACCCAACTTACGTCCCATGGTTTCAACAACCTCTGGTCTCAAAGGGAATGTTAATTTATTACGTTGGGATAATCGGGCACCATCTAATTCTAATCGTTCTTTAATAACTGCTAGCGACTTAAACGCTTCTGTGTGTAAACCCTTCATTGTCACCATACTTTGGGATGGTAATACACCATCAACAGCCGCATCAGCAATGGTTCTCTTATTTCGCAGTATGGCTAACCTCTGACTATCTAAAGACCACGGCTCACCATCATACTCAATGTGAATTTGAGGTATAATAATATCAACCTCCTTAAAGATGCTGCCAGTTCTTTGTAGTCTACCCTTCAACTGAACGTAATTTGCGTCAGTCCATGGTAGTGTGGTGATTATAATCTTATTTGAAACCTTCTGTAACCCATCAACACCAGTTGATATAGGTCCACTCGTTATTAGCACATCTATTTTACCATCAATGAAGTCGTTAAGTGTGCTTACCCTTTCGCTAGTACCAACCTCACCAGTGTAGAGACCATAACTAAATCCTAACCTCTTAATGTGGTCAGCTATCAATCTAGGAATGATACCGTCATCCGTGTAATAACTATACATTATTGTACCCTTATCAATATCGTTGAATACTGCATTCAGTTTATCATCAAGTAATGTCCTCTCCACCCCAACATAGTCGGTGTTACTCAACGTAACCAATCTATCAATAAGGTGCATACCATCGATTCTAAGGTGTGGGGTATTTTCTCCACTCAACTCATTAACCTTAATGTCGTAGTTGGGTCTGTACCTGATACCATTACGTGTTAAATGTGAGAACACCCTTATGGCATTACTAATAGTACTTCTATTGTGTATATCATTATACTCTTCACCAGTGGTCATATGTAATAATGACTTGGCTTCGGTTAAGTTATTGATGACAGGTGTTGCACTCATAGCCAATAGGTGTAGGTTAGGGTTCGTTTCCTCGGCTCTACCAACCAAACGCATTAATGTACCACGTCTAATACTTTCATCATCTGTAGTGCGTTGTTTAACATTATGTACCTCATCAATTACAACGAAATCAATCTGATTATTATCATTGAGGTCTTGAAATAACCCCTCGGAATAGTCCTGTTGGAACTTCTCATAGTTCAATAATAGGTAATTATGCTTACTTCTATCATATGTAGTACCTTTACTGTATCTAGTGTGGATAACGCTATCTGGGAATACACTCAAAATATCCTCACCCAATTGGTTTATCGTAGCGTTCAGACCAACAACCAACGTTAATCGACTATCAATCTCACGAGAGGTAATGATGAACGCATTTGTTTTGCCAGCGCCAGTACCAGACCAATTACCATATCTCCTATAATTCTTAACCCTAAGAACAGTTAGTTTCTGCATCATGAATGGTTGCAATAGCTTACCATTCTTATCCCTGAAGTTATAACCTTCTGGAACTTGGTAATCCATTACCTCTTGATACTCTTCAAGGAACCTCTGTTTAGTGGTCTGGAAATTAACACCACCTTCAGAACCAATTAATTCATTCACATCTCGCTCACCATTGATGACACCGTTCCAATACTTATTCAGTCGGTGTGAGATGAAGAACTCAACGGTCTCATCGTCACATGTTACCACCATCTCATTATCTAAGACTAACAAATCATCAATACCACCCATTGTTGGTAATGTGGGTTCTGGTTCCTCACCAACCTCTTCATCCTCAGTCTGCGTTCGTTGTGGGGTTTCAACCCCTTCTTCAGTATCAGTTGTGGTGTCGGTTTCACCACTTTGGGTCGTGGGTTCTTCCGTTCCATCTTCACCCAGAACCCTATCTTTAAGGTCTCGCAATGTGTTATCACCAGTATCATCCATTTCAAACACAAGCTCTTGCACCTCTCTAGGTAGTTTACCTTGCTCGATAAGTCTCATAAGCTCCATAGAATCCATAAGAAGAATATCTCTACCCTTCTCCATATCCGAGAAGAACCTAATCAAGTGTCCCCTATTCCAACCACGATTACATATCGAGCAACCAGCACCTTTCCTATGGTCATAAGGTGTCTGCTCAAATCCTCCATGCTCTGGGCAGATGATAATTACTTTATTATCAATACCACTATAACGAACCTTAGAGTAATCATACCCCTCACCATGAACCTCTTTGAATTGTTCAATCACCCCTTCTGTCGTAAGTGGTTTATTACCCCCACATTCACGACAGCCAGCGCCTCTCCTATGGTTAGTAGGTGTCTGCTCAAACTCACCATGTTCTGGACAAATGATAATGACATTATCGTACGAATTCACATACTCAACCTTAGAATAGTCATACCTACCACCATGAACCTCTTCGAATCGTTTTATCAGATATTCATTTTGGTCAACAGCATTCTGAATGGTACATTTGTTATTTACTAATAGTTTAGTTGGGGTAATCAGATGTTCAGTATCCAACTTAATATCGATTACAATTACTTTGGTATTACCATTAACATAATTTACTTTAGAATAATCATATTCATCATTCCAGTATCCCGAATCCTTTAACTTCTGAAGAAATCTTTCCGTTGTTATATCCTTTTCGTTACCACCACACTTAGTGCAACCCTGACCAAAGATATGTTTAGCTACTGACTGTTCAAACTCACCATGCTCTGGGCATATAATAGTAGTTTTTACCTTACCATTTCCAACGTAATTCGCCTTAGAATAGTCATACCACTCACCGTGAACCTCCCTAAATTGATTTACCAGATATTCGTTTCTATCTACGGCATTTCGAATAGAAGGTTTGAACCCCTGACTTAATATATTATTGGGTTTAATTTTATGCTCAGTACCAAACTTCTTATCAATAATGATAACTTTCGTTTTACTATTAACATACTCAACCTTGGAATAATCATATTCATCATTCCAGTATCCCGAATCCTTTAACTTCTGAATAAACTCTTTGGTTTTATCGGTCATTATAGTGGTCTCATATTTTTAAATTGGTAGATTAGTTTACCAGTATCTCCACTCAACTCCATCTCTAATATTTGGAATGACAAGTCGTGGAACGTTTCAACGGTTTCAACCACCTCACCATTTAATTTGAATGCAAATTCTTTGGGCGGTAGAATCAATTTATCGTTAACCTCAAAAGAATCATTTATGAGTTTAGCCAATGGGAGAGTTTCATCTGTAATGGTAATAGTTAATTCATCACGATTAATGATTTCAACTTCATCTGCATAAATATGAATTTCAGTTTTAGTGTTATCCACCGTTTCGGTGTGTAATAAGTTCTGTTTAGTTACGATACACTTCTTCATGTTACAAAGATACGGAAAAGTTTCCCAGAATACAAGTTTTTACCATGTATTTTCTCATCTACTATGTGTATATTTACCAATATGAAAAAACAAACTAAACTCAGCGTCACGTTATCTCCAGAGATAATCAAACTGATTGAAGACGGTAACTATAATCGCTCCAAACTGATTGACTCACTCCTGACCGAATATTTCGAAAAGAATAAATAAAAATAATATTTATCGTGTTTTTACTAAGTAGCTTCATATTTATATTAAAGGAATAATAGATATGGGAAGACCAAAGAAAAAAGATAGTGATAAAAAGAGTACGGTAAGTGTTACCATCTCACCAGAGAACTACGAATCGTTAGCCAAGACTGGTACGAATAAGTCGCAACTGATTAATTGGTTGTTGGAACAACATTTTGGATTAGTAAAGCCATGAAAGAGGATTTAAACGTATCTGGCATTTACTCTATCACGAATATTACCAACGGTAAGGTTTACATCGGTTCAGCTATTAATATTGGGGTGAGGTGGAGAGAACACCTAAACGACTTAAAGGGTGATAAACATCACTCAATTAAACTGCAACGAGCGTGGAATAAATATGGTGAAAGTAATTTCAAGTTTGAGGTTATTACCACATGTGATATAGAAGAACTTATAACCATCGAACAAAGTTTCATTGATGAAGGTGATACATATAAACTCGGCTACAATTGTTGTCCTGTAGCTGGAAGTCGTTTAGGGTCTAAACAAAGTGAAGAAACTAAACGTAAAATAAGTGAATCATTAAAGGGTAGACCATCACATAGAAAGGGTAAAACACTTACAGAAGAAACTAAATTAAAATTAAGCAAAGCCCGTAAAGGTAAGAAATTATCAGAAACTCACGTAGAAAACATACGAAAATCTAAATTAGGTAACAAAAACCCGTTTTACGGTAAAACAGTTAAGGAAGAACACAAGACCTATAAGAGAATCAAGCAATTCACTAAGGATGGTGAATTCATCAAGAAATGGGAAAGTTTAACGCATTGCGCTAATGCGTTAAACACCCAAGTTAAGTACATATCAAACGTTGTTTGTGGAAGACGTAAAACCCATTTAGGATTTACGTTTACATACGCTTAATCATTATACCACCACCAATCAGGTCACCATCATAATCAACGGCTACTGCACTCTGACCTAACGTAGGGGCTTTCACCTCTTTTAGGAACTCTACCCTAATTAACCCATCTTCAGCATTGTATAACCTAGCATGGGAACCTCTATCCTTATAACGTATTTTAACAACACATTCGAATCCATCCTCAATAGACGGGTATTTGACGTAGTTAAAATCTTTGACATATACCACAGTCTTATTCAACTCATCTTCACCACCAACGTAGACAATATTATTCTTAGGGTCTATGTCATTAACGTATACCGCATTGCCAGTCGATAACCCAAGTCCTCTTCTTTGTCCTACGGTGTAGAAAGGATACCCATGATGCGTACCTATTACGGTCTCATCTTTAAGTCTGATTTCCCCACCATCTAAGTGCAATAACTCTGGTCTCTTAAATTTTAAGAAATCACTAAAGTGTCCAATAGGTACAAAACAAATCTCGTAACTCTCCGATTTAGTAGCAATTGCGTCATAGCCACGCTCTTTAGCCATGTTCCTGATATCACTTTTAAGGTATTCACCCATAGGAACTAGAGTACGGGCTAACACCTCTTGGCTCAACCCATATAGCACATAGCTTTGGTCTTTAGTTACATCAATACCACTTGAGATAACGTATCTGTCATTTTCGTAACGGATACGAGCATAATGGCCAGTCGCAATATAGTCGCACCCTAATTGGTCGGCATAATTTAATAGCGCACCCCACTTAATGTGAGTATTACATACTATACAAGGATTGGGTGTCCTACCAGCCATATATTCATCAATGAAGTTATCAACCACTGAGTCGGTGAAAGTTTCACGTATATCAATGATGTTATGAGGGATATCGTAATCGACACATAGTTGTCTAGCATCGTTGATGTCATCCAACGAGCAACAACCTGTGGTCTTGGAGTTACTGTCAGCAACTCCAGAAGATGCATAGTCCCAAGTTTTCATCGTGATACCTATACAGTCACATCCAGCCTCGTGCAATAGTAACGCTGTCATGGTGGAATCTAATCCTCCCGACATCGCACACAAGACCCTTTTCCCTTTTAAATCTTTATATGTTTCCACGTCTTCTTATATTTTATATTCTTAATTGTTTCCAAACTAACACCATATAATTCACCCATTTTCCATATTAACTTTGTTGTTTCACTCTTTCAATCATTTTTCTTAAAGTGGCTAACTCTGCCTCTTCTTGTGTGGGATATTGACCATCATCACCATACCAATATGTACCACCACTAATAACATATTTAGTCCACTCTTCTTTAGGTAAATACCAACGTAATTGCCAATTAAAATGTATTACATTAGTATAGAACTCAGGTATAATTGAATAGTATAATCCGTGTTCCTTTCTAAACCATTCTAATGCTTGTCGGTATAGTGGTGTAGTGACTGAATTATCCATATCACTATTCTTTCTCCAAAAATTATCTTCTATTTCATAAACCAAAGATTCTTCGTCAGTTGTCAAACTTAACACTCCATCATAAAAACATGCAAAACATGTTTCATCAAATCCCAGCTCTTTCATAGCCTTAGCCTCGGCATATGGTACAAATTGTTTTTCCATAGTACAAATATACAAAATTAAATTGACCTATCCTAATTTCAACGTTTCAATCTCCTCTTGAGATAATTGGTTTCTCAATTGACCTCTTAATTCATTACACATTTTGAACATCTCCACCCTTCTAGGAGCACCATCACCATAAGCCTTTTCGATAGCCGATTCAGCACAATTGATAATCCACGCAACGTTTCTGGCTATGTCCTCTCTATCTCCTAGAGTTCCATACTTCTCACCAACTGGGTCGAAGTTATTGGCCTCATTAAACTTTAATATAAATTCACTCATCTTTAAATTCTTCTTGTAATTTTAAAAACTGAAGTCGTCTTTTTTCCTTACTCTCAGCCTTTAGTTTAGCGAAATGTGCTTTCAACTCAACCTTTTCCTCTTCTGTTGTTTCTCTCACATGGAAAACCCTTAACTCAGAATATGCATCCCAACTATTATTCTCAGAATAGAATCCCTCAACATGTGTCATCTCTATTTGGTCGTCTGGTAACATATCTTCTGGTAAATCAGAAAACCTTAATACGTGGTGACCCCCAAAGTGTTCGTAATATATTTCTTCTCTTATTGTACTCATATTCCTTCTATTTTAAAGTCTTTTGGTATATTGATACCCACATGTTAGTTTATATTTCATTATTTCTTTATTCGTTTACTCAACTCCTCTAAATCAATCTTCCCCACAACCTTAATGGCAAACATCTTAGGTATAACTGCTTTGCGATACGCATCTGTTATTTTTTCACCATTATGTCCCATGTGAAATAAAGCACATATAGGGCACTTATAGGGTGTAAGCATATCGGTCTCCCCTTTTCTTAAATTAAGCTCTCTAGCCCGTCTTAAAGCATTCTCAAACGTATTAAACGCCTTCTTAGGTACTAAATTGCCATCCTTATCAAATCGCTGACAGGGAGTTCGTTTTTTCATTACCTCTCTGGCCGTATTAAGTCCAAAAATGGTATTCTTATGGTACCTTGCACAGGCTCAACACAATTAACCATCACGAATCTTTCCTTCTCCTCATCAATGATTTCGTCAACCATACCAGTGATTACATCATAATCTGGCATGAAGCTAACAATATCACCAACTTTTAATACTGGGTCACCACACATCTCTCTTAATTCTTCCCACGTTGGTTGGGTTCCTTCTGGTACGAAAAGTTCGATATTATCACCATCCCAATCATACTGATTAGTTAAACTAGGTTTGTCGTCCTCACCGAAAACCAGATAAAGCGAATCATACGGAGCACCATCCATAACAAAATGGTCAACACTTGATGAATGGCAACCGTGTTCTCCATTCAGCCCACCCATTAGAATGAACTTAGTCGAGAAATACCAATCTCTTACGAAATCTCCAGAGTTCCACTTATGGTCTCCAGTTTCTCTGGTGCTGATTGTTACCTCTTTGTAATCAATCGGATTTCCACCATCATTGTATGTTATTCCTCTTACTGACATGTTAGTATTACTTCTTGAATTTTCTTTCCGTGTTTAACTGTTGTCCACTTTAACCCTTCGATACCCGTCTCAAAGAAATCTTCAGGTTGGATAGTATCACTAAAGTCTTTTACCTTTCGCTTACCGATTGATAGTGCGTTAGCTTTTATCATCCTTCTCACCTCACTAAGCGTGGATGAGATTCCACAATCTATCACTACTTGTGGAGTATCTATGGATTCAATAATATGTTTCCACGGCTTAAGACTACAGAAAATAGATAGGCAATGAAACTCTTCTTCAGTTAAATCCCTAGGGGAATTAAGTAAAGAGAATATATCTTTTAAACTTAATATGCCGTTCTTGAATAAATCCACACCACAAAGATACAAATAATATTTGACATATGCAAATAAGGAAGCTGGATTTAATCCAGCTTCCTTATTTATTGATATATTAGTGGGTATTATCCCTCTGCCTTTCCTACTTCTACTTCGCTTATAGCTTGGTATGCTTTTGGCTTTGCAACCGCCTCATCACCGAATTCAAATCCTTCATCGGTTGGCTGGTTATGATTGATAAGTTTCATGATTTTCAATAGCTCTTCAGCCGTCATACCTATTAAGATATTTGTGAATCCACCTGCTATCTTTGACGAATTAATATCAGTTCTACCACCGAAACCGTAATCATCATAGCCACCGTAAGCGTAATGAACGTGAGTAGTATATGTCTTTTCAAGTCGTAATACCATTAGCTTGCTCAGAGTCGGTGTATTTTCACCAGTTTCTTCATCAACCACCCATTCACCAATCATAATGGTATCTTCATCAATCACGTTGACTATTTCACCAATCATTATACCACCAACCTCAACGTAGTGTCGAGTATGTTGTTCGTTAAACTTAGGTCTAGGGTAGATATTCGCATTGTTCATAGCCAATGACGTGTTACCATTTTGGTCTACATTGAAAATCTTATACTTACCTTCTCGCATTTCTACGTTAAAGTCTTCAGCGAATTCAAATGGTGATTCATTATGAAGGTTTACTTCATTCAAAATCTCCTTCACTATGTCCACAGTGATAATCTCTAGAGAGCTGATAAACTTGAAGCACTCATCTTTGAATTTCTCCAATATGAGAATGTCCTCAACCAATTCCTCGACAACATCTGGTGATAGGTCACTGAAGGTCTTCAAGTAACGTAATCTTGATGGTCGTTGTTTTAGGTTGTCCTCGATGTACAACTTATTAGTTGTCAATAAGAACATACGCTTGAACTCAGAATTAAGTGCCCCATCCATAATGGTAAGCATATCATTTGAATTACCGTAAATCTTCTCATACTCATCAACAAAAATGGTGATGTCCTGTGGAATACTATTCACGAAGAATTGGACTCCTGGAAACGGGACATTAATAATAACCGTTGGTTGATTAAGGTTGTTAGCAATCGTTTTACAACATACAGTTTTACCAGTTCCTTTTGTACCATTAAGTAGAATACCTAAGTTGCTATTTGTAGCGGCATAACTCTTCTCCACTCTCCTAACGAATTCTGATTCTAATCCGTAAATTTTATAATCGAAAACATATCCATTCGATACTTTAGATAAATAAAACACTTTAAATTCATCTTGCTCTACCACATAGACAGAGTTTTTATCTAATTCTTGCATTCTGTTGGTTGGGAATTGTAGATAGTGTCTACCTCCTGATTCGTTCCATACTTTAGTCTTTGGGTCTAAATTCATTCTATTTGTTTATTATTTTTAAGGTTACAACAAAGATACTATATTAAAACGAGAAAAACCACCCAATGGGTGGTTTTTCAAAAAATAAATAAAGGTGAGCTTACTCAGAATCATATTCTTTATACACAACTATAACACCACGCACTGGTAATACCATCAAAAGTTAACACTTCCAAATTACTAGACACTATACCACAGTCACAACACGTACTATGTACCGCTTCCTCTTTCAATATCACAACCTTAATATAGTTGAGTATCAGCGCAGGTGTTATTCTGTAACCTATACTGCTAGAATCGATTAAACTGTCAATCTTAGGGAAGTACCTCTTATCGTTAGGGTCGTGAATAGCAATACAAGTCTTTCCAATCTTATACCCCCACTCCACACCGTTAACTGTAAGTGACCTTAAATCTGTACGTTTCTTTTTAGTCTTAGCCATGTTGTTTGGTTTTAAAATAAAGGAGGTGAGCTTACCCATACCCCTCCACTATTAGTCCTATCTATCGTATGGCGCAGGTTCAACGTCTGCGTTGATGATTCTTGCGTTTGGGTCTTGTTCCCACTCCAAGTAGCTTTCCCTCACTGAGGGGAAGTTAGAGGTTGACAAATCAATAATTGGGAAATTAGATACCCTAATGTTAGCATCCAAGAAATCTTGTAATACTCTAGTTGAGTCTTCTTTAATGAAATCGACTAGCTTGTAACACTCTTCATCTGTCAATGGCAGTGTAACTGTCTCATACAACTCAAGTATAATCAGTTCACTATCATGACACACCGTATCCTTTTTATACTTACCATCAGAGTCGTCCCATTCGGTACCAACTAAGCTAAGTCGATATTCTCGTGACCCTACTGGGTATACACCGACACAACTCTTAGCTGTAGTCGTGATATACACCTTAGTGATGTCGAAGATAAGTTTTTCATCAGTATTATAGATGAACCTACTCTCTTTCTTATATCTCGCTTTACCTGTTATTACTTTCATATTACAAATATACACAATTAATATGACTTTTCCAAATTTTTATTATATTTATTGTAAAGCAATTGATTTACATGGGAAATAAAAAGGAGATAATGCTCAACGTAAGGGTTGAACAAGAATTAAAGGATGCGTTCGTTAAGCACTGCAAAGATAATGGATATTCTATATCACAACGACTAAGGGTGTTACTAAAGAAAGATATCGATGAAGGTTAAAACCTGTAAACATTGTGGTGAGTATGAACCTAATGTTACGTTCTATAAACATAAGGGTATTTGTAAGCTATGTACCAGTATTCAGCATAAAGTATGGCGTAATAATAACCCAGAAAAGGTTAAAGATGGCCGTAGACGCTGGGAACTTAAAAATGTTGACTATAGACGAAAGTATAAACGTGAGTACCTAAAGACTAAGCGCAAATCCGATAACCTATTCAAGATACGTAGCAGTATTAGTAGACTAATAAGAATGACCATATATCGTAATGGTTATACCAAAAAGTCTAAAGCCACTGAAATACTAGATTGTTCGTTTAATGAATTTAAAATACGTATAGAATCCCTTTGGGAGCCATGGATGAACTGGGATAATTATGGTAAGTATAATGGTGAATTTGATTACGGTTGGGATATTGACCACATAATACCATCGACATCTGGTAAGACTGAGGATGATATTATTAACCTAAATCACTATACTAACCTCCAACCTTTGTGTAGTAAGATAAATAGAGAAATAAAGAGAGAAAATTACATAAGAGTGGGTAAGTGAGCATAGCCAAGGTCTTGTTTTTAAATCTAACATTTATCTATGACCCTAAAAGTCATCCAGTTTTTCATACTGGTGCCACTACCCGTCTATCATCGCAATCCAAGTTCGCTTGCTAAGACTGTTGGTGTTGCATCCCATGTTGCGGTAGTCCAAACAACCCGAACGTTAGCCCGAATCTCCTACCTCTTGGAGAGATGCCCTGAACTTCCTCAATGAATACGTCTAGCGTATTCACAGCGTTAGATTCTCTGTTTACCCACTCTATATAATTCCTCAAGGCTTTCGCCCAGCGATACAATCTCTGCCTTTATTTCTCAATAATCATCTTCTCGAAAGAAGAAATACCAAATTACTAATGCTATCAATATCCACTCCATGTTTTATATTCCTTCGTAAGTTATTCCTTCTTCTTCACATCGTTCCTTTACTCGTATCTCATAGTCCTCCCAGATGTCATTATCTGTCGAATCATAATTTATGTCGCTACCTTTCAACTTATCATATTCTTCCCAGCATTTGTTCTCGATGAACCACTTAGCGTACTTCTCCGATACTGGGTGTAGACCACAATTAGATTGTGAATGACATGCACCTCCAATGGTTGTAAAGTCCCCATACTTGGAGAATTGCTCCCAATTCTTGTCCGAGAATTTATCCCTCTCCCAATCATCGGGAGATTTCTCTGGGTCAAAAGACTCAAATTGTTTAGGTTCCATATCACAGGTAAACAACCAGTCACCCTTCTGTATGGACTCAGCCGTTTCAATCATCCTTATGTAGGCTTTATCGCTCATTAATATAAATCTTCACTATATAATTCTTTACCAGTTTTCTCTTCACCCACTTGTCCACATGCAATTGCAATTTCCATCCCATCATACCTATCCACAAATCTGTTCGTATTGGTTAGGAAACCTTGTACATCCTCACCTGCGGCATCTTCAGCGAAAGTAACACTTCTAAGTTTACATAGGGTAAAAACGGTGTGAATACAGTTGTGATGTCTATGACCACATACTACCGTTCCAACATCAATGTTTTTAGGTAAGTGAACCATCGTTGGTAAGTCCTTATACCAAACAGCACTACAAATGATTATCTCAGTCATTTAAAGGATTGCTTTAAATGCCAAGGCAGCACACCATCCAACCACAAACATTGAAAATAATGATGTCTTGTGGTTTCCAATGTTGTAATTCAAAATTGATACTCCTCCGTTAAGGAAGACAAATAATATGTTCATTGCAAATACTGACATGGTTTATTTCTCTATAAAGGTTACACTTCCTTCAATAATCCCAAATGAGGATTCTTCAACGAAGCTAAATTTCTCAACCACTTCTCCTTCTCGTCTATCTCTGGTGAGATACCAAAGGTCTTCGTTCTTCCACGTTGCCTCAACCAATTTCTGACCTGCTGGTAGGTTGATTGTCATATTCCCACCAAATCGCTTTGCTCTTTGGTTCTCAGTGCAGCTTGTAATAGTGAACATAAATGTCACCGCAACCGCAAGTACTAATAGTATTCTTTTCATTATTATTTATTTTAGTTATTATTAAGGTCTTTACCATCAAGGCTCTTACCAAATAGGTTCAATATGAACTCGAATATCACTACAAGTAGTATGATTGGAACCATTGCAAGTAGTAGCAGTATCTCTGGCGCTAATATTAATAGGAGTAACAATACGAATAGTAGAACTCCCATTAGACTATAAGGTTTGCAATTTGACTAAATGTACTCATTGTACATAATCCAGACACCCACATATTGTCCATACTCTTTATTATTATAAGAGTGTACCCCCACTCCAAAATTGGCTATTGCCAGAAACATGTTTAACATTACCCATTCCATAATTAATAGTTTTTATTAATGATAATACAAATATACACAAAATATTTGACATATGCAAATAAAAAGCCCATTTGTAATAAATGGGCTTTTTAAATTATGACTTAGCGGCTTTTTTGTTTTCCTTTCGGAACTTCTTTCTGTTTCCAGCTTTTGAACCACCACCTCTACATTCACGGTCAGCCGCCTTTGTAGCAACTTGTACATGGTACTTAGTATTTTCGTCCTCCCAGTCCAACTTAATGTTAACCTTCATACCCATACTTTCTGCCCAACCTTTGGTTGCGCTTACCAAGATGTTACTATTTTCGCTTGGCTTGATATTATAGTCCAAATCGATTGTTACATCTGCATTTGGGTACAAGTCAATGAACCAAGTGGCAATTTCCATGGTGTACTCAGTTTCCTTGTACAACCTTGACCAGATGTCTCTTAACCTTGGAATCTTTTCCTTAGTGTAGATATAGTGAACACCCTTACCAACAAATTCTGGGTCTGCACCTTCATATGCTGGTTCTAAGTAGAACCCACTTCTGTAACAAATACAAGTAGCATAAGTAGACTTGCTACCTCTGTCTTGTGAGTCTGTACCAATGTAGATTCTGGTTACGTATCCTAATGCTCTATTTTCAGCGATTACGCTGTTAGTGTGCTCGATAACATCGACTGATGCACCATTCTTTAGTTTGAAAACTGTTTCCATAATTTCTCTTTTTTAATTATCCTCATTTATAAATAGTAGAGGACAATTGTCTAAGACAAATCTAAGTCCTCCCTGTGTGGTGGTCTACCACCTTTTTTTCTCTTTTATCCAAAATGTCTTTTACTTCACTAAATCTAACATTCTCTAATTCTGGCATCAAATATAGTATCGAGTTCCAAAGGTTGGTCTTACTTTCCTGTAGATAACCGATTCCCCGATTACAAGTATCACATAGAAGACCTCTCACCTCACCACTCAAGTGGTTGTGGTCAACAACCAATTTTTTAACCTCTGTACATATTAAACATTTATAATCTTGGTTTATTAGCATACCCTCATACTCTTCTGGTGTTATACCGTAATTCCTATTTAGGTGACTCTTCCTCTGTATATTTTTGTGACACTCTTTACAACAACGCCTAAACCCATACTTACTCTTTTTAGATATGTGGAAATTTTCGTCCGTTTTATCTTTTAGCTCATCGCAAGTATAGCACCTTAATTTAGTGGCGTTTGGGTCTAATCTCCTCTTAGTTTTCCTACAAATTTTACAATCACCTCTATATCCATCTGGTCTATCTGAAGCTTTATGAAACTTATTAAGTGGTTTCACGTCATCACATATTACACATCTTTTTTCCATCTTAGTCTTTAATATAAATATCGTAGAATAACCAAAAAGTCATAACTGATGTGAAATACTCCAAATTATTTACCATGATGGTCAATAATTTTAGGTTCACGTTTTTTCATTATATTCGTAATTTCGCTAAGTCTAAATGGTCTATATTCTCCCAATACTCTGGCGGCACTGTCAACCCCAACATCCATACTTCTCCCCCAAAATTCTCCGTTAGCGTCTAAGCTATCGTGAGAGTGCCCATAAAGGTGAATTGATTTATGATGGCTTTTATTCCATACTCTAAATGCGTAATGACACATCACGAACATTGCTTTTTCGCCTTCGTCATTAATCTTCAATTCGTAGTAATCTTTAATCCACTCAAATCGGTCTCTATTATAGCTTTTGCTAAGAACACTCTTCTCATGGTTACCGTTAATCAGATGTAATCTACCGTTTAATCGGTATATTATATCCTTTGTTTTCTCTGCATTTGTTAGACTTACATCTCCCAGCATGTAAACATCATCATTATCACTGATGATAGCGTTCCAATTCTTTATCATTTCCTCATTCATATGATTCACGTCTCGATACGGGCGATTGGAGAATCGTATGATGTTCTTATGACCAAAATGTTGGTCACTCGTGACAAATATGTCACTTTTATTACTTTTGTTACTCATTTTTTTCTTTTCTATCTATTTCCTCTTTAACAAACCTCTTTACTTTCAAAACCTCTATTCTTGTCTCCTTATCCAACATGTCGAAATCTCGACTAGATAATGATGTTAATCGCAAATCCTCATCGAATTGTAATGTCTCTGCGCAGTAAAAACATACTGTAATATCGTATGGTACTGGTTTAGCATTACTATTATCAGAAGATGATGCAGAATCACATTCACTTTTGCAAGCTGGACAATGGTCTAATTTCAGTCTTGTTTCATTCATTATGAGACAAAGATACAAAATATAATTGACAAATGCAAGGAAAGCCGAAAATAAACTTCGGCTTTGTACTCAGGGTGGTATGGAAAAGAACTCTAGTTCTTCAAAAGGTCTTTTCTTTCTCGATTGAGTAAGCATATTTTCCGAACACATTCAAAGGACACATTAAATACCTCTCTGAGCGCTTCACCATCCTTATCATCTTCCGACTCCAACATGCCGTCATGTAACATGTTATATTCGTATCCTTCAATCACCACTGTGTAACCTTTAAGTTCTTCTTGAGCCACTTTAAGTCTTACTCTAAGAAGTTCTTCCTCATTAAAGAGGGTTGTCACGAACTCACCATCAAGGTATAGGTCGGAAGTCGGGGAAGTGTATCTCTCTATAAACATGCTATAAGTATTGTTAGTATCATAACCACAATAACTATGTTACGGTGATTACTATTCATCAAGTTTTTATGTTCTTCTAGTATCTTATCGAACATTACAATAGGGGTTTGGATAACCAAATTTCTTTGAATATTTCCCACAGCTCATCAGTATATTCTTCTGACTCGCATATAAAGTGCTTACGAACCATAAGTTCTTTACGATAAATTTTGACCTCATCACAGAAAACCAATATTCGATTTATGACGTCAATCTTTTTAAAGGTCATTATACAATTGTTACAGTCGCACCTGCTGCTTCCAATTCAGACTTAAGGGACTGAGCTTCCATGTCAGAAACTGCTTCCTTTATTGCTGTAGGAGCCGCATCAACAATGGTTTTAGCCTCTCTAAGCCCTAAACCAAGCATTTGCTTAACCAACTTAACGATTCCCAATTTGGATGCGCCAGAGTTCTCTAGAATCACGTCAAACTCAGTTTGAGTTTCCACTTCTTCTACCTCAACGTTATCAAATACCACAACATCAGTATTAGGTGCTTCAATACCGTAAGTATCTTCTAATATTTCTTTTAGCTCTTTTGCTTCACTTGGTGTGAAGTTGGCTATTCTCTCTGCAAATTCTTTTAATTCTTTCATTGTTATTAATTAATCCCAGTTTTTGGGGTTGTTTAAATTTTTTCTTGTTGAGGCGTTGAAGAATAGTCTTCGCTTCATTTTTAATTTAGACTCTTTAAGTGCAAATCCACGATTAGAACGAGCGTTCTTCATCTTATTCCACTTATTCTTAGAGGCCATTTATTTGATTGGCTTTAAATCTTCTATTCTATCGTCATGATATTGGTCTAGATAGAAAGTCTTATTGTCGTACTGTCTAGTGGCCAAACTAATATTCCACTCAGCCACCTCTTTAACAATTGCAGCAGTCTCATATTCATTGCCGTTTTCTCTAGAGTCACTCAACGTTTGCTCAAATGCATTTCTCTTAACTACAAACATATAATAATCGTAAGTAGTTAACCCCCACATAATAGTATGAATAAGTAGCCAAATGCTGAATATAGCTACCATCATAAAGCCAAGAGGCTCATAATTATAACTAGTGTTCATTATATACCCACCGAGTATTATTAATGCTAGTAATATAAAAATTAGAATCATACGTTTTTTGTTTTGATTAGATTACAAAGATACGAAAAATATTCGAGCTATGCAAATTTATTCTGATTTTTCTTTTGCTTCTTTCATCATGTCCACATCCCACTCTAAGTTTTTGAATGTTTCTAACCACCAGTCCATACTTAAATGACCTTTAGTCCTTGTTCCAAAGTGAGAAGGGTGAAATCCTGAGCAGCCTACGTATTCGAAGGTTGTTACATACTTTTTTAATAGTGGATTAGCCTCTAATTTGTCTTTGTAAAATTCTTTGAGTTCTTTATTGAAGTCGTGTAGAGCGTTAGCAAACTCCGTTGACGTTCTATGCTGTCCGTATGATTTATTGTAATCCTCAACCACTTCTCTATGTTGGTTATCCCTGAACATGTAGTAAAGGACATTATCAGGCTTCCTAGTCGTATTGTCATCGTAAGTGATATCTACACGATAACCTAGAGGATGATTGTAGAAACGACTACTACCCCAATCGCTAGGTTTAGAATTTCCGTCTTCATCCTTACTTACACTAGTGAAGCCTAGACTACGTAATAGTCTCTCTGGATTGAATTTGTCTTCTTTACTCATAATAGAACAAAGATACATAAAATATTTGACATATGCAAATTATAGCATCATCGATATTTCAACCCCAAACTTATTGGCTAATTCAAGATACTTATCCTGTCTCTCCACCATTTTTGGGTGAGTTTTTTTCTTACCGATGACTTTAGCCTTGGTTTTAGACTTTATTATACACCTCAGCATTAATTCCCACCAATCCACATCCACATACGAACTATTGAATAGTATCGCTGGTGCTTCAGAAAATGCTTTAATCAATTCCGATTCTAATCTATTCCTGAAGCTGAACAGATAATGATACCCAACTATTGAGTTATCCTTGCACATCCTCTCAAATATGTAGTCCGTCATACTCACGTTTTTATCGAATGGGTCATTTTCACATATAACCGCAAAACCTTCTTCTATTGGGTAATACTCAGAGTATTGTTCCTTTACTATCTCCATAGATGGTAATAGTGTCATGAAATTTCCACCCTCATAAATGAGTAATACTACATCTTTGGTTGGTGTTGTGTAGGCCGCTTTAAGGCTCAAGACATCTGATATTGAATCCAAAGGTATTAATGGTACTCCGTGGTCAAGGAAAGCCATTTTAGCTAATTCAACTGTTTTAGCGTTTTCCGACTTTACCTGCTCATCTGTCCATACGTAATTCTCATCTACGTAAAGTAAATAAGGTGTTACCTTACCATTGAACTTTACCTTTACATACTTATCCATAAGACAAAGATACGCATAATATTTGACATGTACAAATAAAAAGTTCAGGGAGCCTCCACCCGAAATTGAATCGGAATTTTACCCTTACCAAGGGCACGTAATAACCTTTATACCATGGAGGCATTATTGATGGCCTTAAGTGCTCCATCAATCATTTCGCAGACTCCCTCTAGAGTCAATTGAGTATCAACCTCTCCAGTGATAATCCTATATGGGGAGTCAACTCCATTTGGAAATACAGTCACTTGTAGCCTATACTCTCCACGTCCTTTGCTGATTCTAGCATAGCTTACCCAAATTCTACGAATAGAATCTGAGTAGTATTCAGATACTTCACGTTCAACTGACGTTAAATAGTCGTTGATGTGCATTCCAGATGTTGGAAAATCTATTCGTTCCATCATTATTTTAATTTTTCGGTTAATATATCACTTACTTCTTTCCCATTAACACCCTTAATGCTTCGCATTATCTCACCAACAAACATTCCAAATAAACCTTTCTTTCCACCTTTGTAGGCAATAATTTTATCTGGATATTTAGCTAATACTGCGTCAACAGCATCTTCTACTGCCGAACCTTCGGCCTTGTATAATAAATCCATTCTTTCCATTACCGTCCAAGCGTCTTCATTACTATCAAGCATTTCGCCCAATACCTTCTTTCCCGTGGTAAAATCAATTAAATTTGTGAATTCAACGTATTCTGCCAGCTCTCTTAATCGTGCTGACGGTAATATTATCGCAACATCCTCTTCTCTCAATCCACGCTCCTTAAAGGCGTGAGGTATTACGTGAATGTTCCAATTAGCCAGAGCTTTGTATAGTCTAGCATCATACTCTTTATCATACTTACTCGGCACTTCTCGTTCCTTAAGGATACTAAAGACCTCTCGCATATATTCAACCAGTAACTCCTCATCGCTTTTGATGTTTGGTTCTACTACTGAATAAGGATATTCATCATGAGGTAAATCCTTAAAATTGTACTTAATCCCACCCCAACCATGATTATGATACTCATCTTTGGGGTACTTATTACCTGTTACGTCAGAGACGTAATACGATTCATCTTCCATAATAATGTTGATTTTAATGTTAGTCCACCGTAAGGGAGTCGAACCCTTTCCCGTCTTGATTAAGAGTCAAGTGCATATCCGCATTTGCTATCGATGGTTATTGTTGGGGAGGTGGGAAGTACCAAAAAGTCAAGAGAGCGAAAGATGAGATTCGAACTCACGACCTTCTGATTGGCAACCAGACGCTCTAAACCAACTGAGCTACATTCGCATATCCACTTTTAGTCTTTAACATTAGGACAGGAGAGTGGTTAACCTGTTACCCAGTTGCACATGAATTCATCATGATAAGTACGTTTTACAGCACAAACGTACAAACTTGTGTGACTCCATTGGGACTCGAACCCAAATCCGAAGCTTAAAAGGCAACTATTCTACACCCTTTCGGGATAACCAATTGAACTATGGAGTCATATGAGCGATTAGCTGGGTTTCCACCAACATCTCCAACCTAGATGGTTGGTATTCTGAATTAAACTATAATCGCATATTGAGGCTCTACTGGCAATCGATGCCAGAACTCAAGTTTACAAGACTAGTGTATTGCCGCTTATACTATAGAGCCATTTGTCCATCGGGTGGGTGTCGAACCCACTCCTACTTCGGGTAAAAACCGAACGCTTATCCACATTTGCTACCGATGGTTTTGCACTTCCTTTCGAGTATAGTGCTAACTAATCCAGTGCCCCAAGAGGGAGTCGAACCCGTCTTCCATTCTGGGTAAAAACCAGTTGCTTATCCACATTTGCTACCGATGGAATTATTAAAAGTAAGAGAAGTTTATTCGCCTGATTAGCCCAATTCCATCCCGTTAATTACTCGAAACGTACTTCTCCTTGTGGTCACCCACTGCAAGGTACATAACACAAGCGCTTTGTGTTATTGCTACTATACTTACTTTTGTGCAGTATGAGATAGTCGAAATCTCGCCTTCTGGGTGGAAGCCAGATGTGCTACCGTAACACCTATACTGCATTTATCGGACATTTTATTGGACAGTCCGATATGTCCGTGAGCGAGTAGACGGTATCGAACCGACTCTATTCCAGCTTGGAAGGCTGGCGCACCACCACTTATGCGTTACTCGCTTATGTTTATGGGAATTTCCCATGTTTTTCAAAAAAGATTAGTTTGTAAACTGACTCAGCCAAATTCATCGCTTCAGAAAACTTCTCCTTAGCAACATCTTCATTCTCATCAGATATTACAGCACCACCTTTACCTTTGGATGCTATGACCACTAACCCCTCTCCTCTTGTTATGATGGCTTCTCTACCATCGATTATTGTCTCTTCCATAACTATTAATTTAATAACTTTTACCTTCTTTGTAACGTTCCATCCTTTTATGTCTACCGTTACCTTTATTCAACGCTTTATACGTTGGTGTTAGTGAATGGTGGTTAGGACAAAGTAATTCAAGATTACCTAATGAATTATTACTTGAGTCACCATCTTTATGTTCCAACTCTATAGGCACATTACCAGATGTCGGATTAACCTCACACCAACCACATCTCATGCATTTAGCACCATGTTTATTAATTAGGTATTTTTTATACTGCCTAAAATCTAATGTAATGTCACCATTCTCAATCTGGTCAAACCTTAATTGAGTTTTATGTTTTTGATTACACTCTGGCGTACAATAAAATTTATTAGTTGTTACTACACCACAATTATTACATTCTCGTTCTACCTTCTTAATCCTATCTTTATTGTTGTAGATACCATTACAGGTTTGAGAGCAGAACTTAATGCCTCTACCTTTGATTTCCTCACCACAATTTTTACATATTTTAGCTTCCATAATAATAAATATAAGCATTATCATCAAAAAGTATAGTGATAATGATTAATTGTTATACATCAACCACAAATAATCACTATGTAGAGCTTGATATCAGAATCGAACTGATATTTTTGGGTTACAAAGCCAAGGTAATACGGGTTTCCCCTCCGTTATACTAATCAAGCATCTAAGTTTTATTTATAACCCATCTTTATGGGTTCCCTTTCAAGAAGGGTGGTTTATTATAACTTCAACCAATGTACTTCCTCGTCAACCGAGTATAGTACCAACTAAGCTGTGGGAATGAGGAGACTCGAACTCCATGCAGTTCGGGGTTACAATCCGTCTGACTTACCCTGAGCATATTCCCAATTACACTTCCTCTTCTTTGCGATTATAGTGTGAACTTAGCTTGGTCGGTCAGGTAGGAATCGAACCTACATAGTCGAAAGACGACAGATTTACAGTCTGCTGATTTAGCCAATTTACCATCTAACCGATATTTTTATTCATCTCTAAAGTGACGTACAATATCTATAATTAGGTCATGTACGATTTTTATAATTAGGTCATGTACAATTTTTATAATTGGAGTAAAGCGACCAAAAAGTTAAGGGTTGCCTCGGATGGATTCGAACCACCGTCACTCCCTTCAAAGGGGAGGGTCCTGCCGCTAGACGACAAGGCAATATACGTTTAATCCCATTCCTGTATATTTAAATCTCGATTCTCCATTCCACAATACAATGCTGCTCTTACATCACAAGGATACATTACTAGTAACCCATCTCTCATTGCACACGTATTTCCCATCATTGCACCATTAAACTTATCCATGTTAATGTTGGGATAATTCTCTAATATGTTTTTGATTTCATCATCGGTGAAACCTTCTTCATATTTGGTTTCATATTCAGTTATTAATTTCTCTATATTCTCCATAGTATCATTTTTTGTTATTGTATAATGTACTTAAAAAGTACAGAAAAGTAAACGGTTGAGCGAGTAGGGTTCGAACCTACAATTGGACTTTCGTCACGACAGGTTCAAAACCTGTTTGCTTGCCAGTTTGCATATCGCTCAATATAACAGGATGAATTTTTTTTGATTAAGAGTCAAATTGTTTTTGTTTGCTGTAATCATCCTTTAGTCGGGAGAGTGGGATTCGAACCCACGAACACCTGCTTCCAAAGCAGGTCCGTATATCCATCTGCGGAACCCCCCGATTATTTGCCGCATTTTCTGCGGCAAATACGACAACTAATTGCCGTATATTATTATGCTATTCTAATTTTAAGTTCTTCGACTGTTAAATTATAAGCGTGTAACTTACGATGACAGTTAGAACATAATACAACACATTTTTCTATCTCTGTTATAATCCTTTTATTGCCCCATTTATTTACCAATGCTTGAGATACTGCCGCATCTTTATCAGCTCCATCTAGGTGATGAAAGTCCAAACACGCTTTATCATATTCATAACATGCATCACATTCCGTTTTAAAGGAATCAATGAATTCTTTAATTTCTTTCCTCCTCTTTTGTTGCTTATTAATATAAAATTCTTTGTTCTCTTGGTAGTGTTGCTTCTTCCATAATTGTTGTTTCTCTGATTGTCCCATAATATCTATTTCTATATAAATATGTTCAAGTCAGAGAAAGTGACCAGAATTTTTTGTTAACTTTTAGCCAGCATTACCTGTTTCCAATGACTACTACGTGGAAGTAGTTAACTTAGTCATTTCTAGTAAGTAGGATTCGAACCTACGGAAGACAACCTCTTGAAGTCCTCACTGGTTTCCAAGGCCAGTTGCTTAATCCACTCGCACATTACTAGAGATTAAAAAGTCTAGGTAGCTGGATTCGAACCAGCGCAATACTCTTGCTCCCAAAGCAAGCGAGTTCAACCAACTGCTCAAGTACCTAGATATTAGTTGAGAAGGAGGGTTTACACCTCCATCCCCACCCCTCACGGATGGAGCTTTGTAGTTTAAGCTACTTCTCAATTTATTTATTACCACGATGTCAAAGAACCATATTTTATTTTTAACGTTGTCAAAATATGAAACAACAAAAAAGCCTCGGTGATTTCTCACTGAGGCTTTCGCAATATCTATGTGTTTTTCTATTCTAAAAAGTTAGAAAACAAGATACGACAATCTCAGTGCGCTTGGCTTTGTGCCTTGCGGATACTGTTTCCCTTTATAAGTCGTAGTAAAGTTTCTCATTTCTTTTAAATATAGCGCACTTAATAAAAGTGCAAAGTTTCTTTGTTTATTTTAATTATAGTACAAAGATACGAAATAGTTTTGAATAAAACAAGTGTTCGTACAATTATTTTTAAAATTTCTCTTAAGTGACTGATTTTCAGTCTTATAATTTTAACTCGATGAATTCGGTTTCTATCTCTGCACCGAAAGGGGCTGGCCATTTATCTCTTTTAACCCAATACCCTTCAAAGTTATTGTATCCAGTTACCTCTCCTTCGTCTCCTTTATAAGCATAAACTAATTCTGGGTGGTCGCCAGTGGCTGGGCTATCTAAAAGCTTTACGAATATTATTCTTGTTCCTATCTCTAATTTATCCATTTATCATATCCTTTTCAATTGATTTGACTTCAACCAATCAAAGGTTGCCTTTCTATCTTCACCAGCATCTACCTCATGAAGTTGAATATGATTTCCTACTCTTAGGTCTTTAATATCTATCATTTGGTATGCCAGAATTCAAGTTCAACTATCTTTTGTTTTACTTCGTCAATCTTCTTCTCGTAATCTTTAATAGTACTCTTATAAGACTTAAGTATCTTCTTTGGGTCGTTAGACGCATTCCACGTTCCAACCATCATATCCATCTCAGGGAATATGCCACAATCACCAAATACTTCATTACCACAATTGGTACATTTACCCGTAAAATAGTTGAAGGCGCTTTCGTTTGCATCTCCGATTACTATTTTAGTTTCGCCACACTTTATACATGGTACTGGTTTCTTAGCCATTAGTTTTTAACCATTAGTTTTTAACTTAAGAGTTTCAATTTCCTTTTTAATGTCACCAGCAGCTTCGTAATCTTCTTGGCCTACTACAACTAAAAGGTCTTCTTCTAGTTCCTCAATTTGTTCTTCTATTGTGAGTTCAGGTGGTTTCATACCTCTGAATCGTTCTGCATGACTGTCATGCAATTGTGCCGCTTCACCTAATAAACGTAAAAAGCCCATTGGTATTGCACCTGCATTATCAAATACTGAGTTTAAATCGTCCTTATTAAACGAAACCTCTTCCTTAACAACCTTAAAATCTATATCGTCAAAGTTGCTGGAGACATCTATGATGTCCATGGTTTTAATAACACCGTTAGCTGTTTGCCATACTTTAAGTTCGTAAGTTACTCCACCTTGGGTAAATTTCTCAACACTGGTGGGTTCTCCAAGGTCTTTCATATTGTGAAAGCCATTGAAATCAAATTCATTATCGTCAAATTCCATAGTTCCTATTCTTTATGATAAATAGTATCTAAAACTATTTATGCACTCTTTAGTCGAGTAGTTAACACCTCAACTTCCTTCGTTATTCTCTTCTTATCCTTGTCAGTAAGAGAGATTTCCTTCCCATCAGAATTTTTAGTTCCAGACTCCAATTGGGCTTCTAATTGGTTTAAGACGGTCATTCGTCTTCTGTAATTATTTTTCTTCATAATACAAAGATACACATTTATTCTGAGAATTTCAACAAATTAATCTAATTCTACCTTAAATATGTGTAATGCCATCATATTCAAAGATATACCCATCTTATACAATGCATCAAATTCATAGTTAGCCTCCTCATCATCTCTACCTTCCAAGGCTTCCATGCTATCGATAATACCGTTGGCTCTCGCCTGTAATAAGTTCTTAATCATAGTAATTGTTTTGATTCAAGACAAAGATACAAAAAATATCCGATATTACCAAATTAAATTGTACTTATAAGACTTCGTAATCTTAATATATTGGCTAATTTTTCTAATTCTGTTACTTGTGTTATACCGTATTTATTACAAATAACATCAACGTTTCCTTTACGCCAGAATCCTTCTGGACAGCAAACAATTAGCTTCTGAGACTTAGCATGTAAGCCAAGTTCCATCATGGTAATCGGTGATTTGGTTTCTTTGTCGAAATAGCAGATGATTAAGTCTGCCGCATCTAATGATGATAGTTCCCATTCTACTTGTTCGGTAAATTCATTATCACCGAATTCTTGAATCCAAGATGAATCCCAATCGTCTCGTCTTGGATTCAAGAATTCAATTGGTTTATCTGATAATAGTCCGATTAATTCTTTCTGCCAGTCTTCAGCTATTCCCATCTCAATGGAACCAGCTAAGAAAACTGTTAAGAATCCATCTTTATTCTCTATTGGGTCTGGTGCTTGTGTCTCTATTGCTCTCATGTGTATATAAATATGTTGTGCTCTCTGCAAATTGGATGAGAACAATAAAAGAGCTAGACGGAGTTGTGTTCCCGTAGGAGGCTAGTCATTAATGACTCTCCTTAGTCCTAATCGCCCTGTATCCACTCAGGAGCTGTCTATCACTCTCAATATTATATCTGTCAACCCACCAAAGGTTGAGTGGTCGTAACAAAACAGTTACTTCTGTCTACACCTCTAATACAAACAACGTCTTGGTTAGACTGTAAATTAAAAAGGACGTATTATTCCTTTCATTATCCTTGCCCCTCCTTCCTATAATATAGGTTATCAACGGTTCCATGGGCAGCGTGTTTACTGTTTGCTTAAAGCAGATAATATTTTGTAACCCACAAGGTTGTTATCCTTAATGTTTTTGATTACTTGCCGAATTCGGCAATCATCTCTTTATTCATCAATTTGTAAACGGCATTCAGGTCGTTCAACGCAAGTTGACATTCCGCTACTCTAGTTAAAGAATACTCTCCTTCCGCTAATCGTAGATTTTCTAGGTCTGTTTCTTTGTCGGATATCTGAGACTCTACTTCCAACAGGTCTGCTTGCGCTTGCAATTTCGACCTTTTGCCTAATTGCTCTAATACCTTTGTTGCTTGTTCGCCTTGATTCTGAATTCTCTCTGTGTACTTCATTTTTAATTGTTTTTGATTTATTATTTACTGATTTATAATTCTTGTATAACTTCCTTTCTAATCGTTCCAATATTGTATTTTTTTCTTCCTCGTACAGAGTACCATTCTCATGTATGTACCATAACATACTGTTATTCATTGAATGTATCCTCATCATCTTACCTGTTGAGTTCTCGTAAGTGTCCCCTACTTGTAACTCAATTTTAGTTTTTGGAAAACTACCCCAAAATGATAATAATATTTCCCAATCTGTAGCATGTCTTATCTTGTAGTTTTCTTCAAAATTATAATTCATGCCGTTACCATTTGGGTAGTTGTTAGCACTTATAGCCGCAAAATGTTCTCTTAAAGACCCCATCCAACGGTCACCACCAACTTTTATAACTTCATTTGGCATAAACCAATTATAGTAGTTAGACTCACCGTGAAGTTCAGTAACTATAATATAATCACCCTCCTTATAATCTCCACAAGACTTCCTAGGATATTTCTCGAAAAATATTTCCCACTCCTCAAACTCCAAAACTCTCTCCCAAAAATTATCGCCTTCTGGCGCAGCATCCCAATCGAACCCATTTTCATCTTGTTGGGCATATAGAGTTTCTTCAAATACACTTACATCCCTTCTATTGCCTTGTTCTAACTGCCTTTCCAAGATTACTACCACCACTTCTGATGGTACATTTTTTAAATCTCCTTTATACATAGTATATTCGTTTAAAATATTTTAGTTGCACTAGAGGGATTCGAACCACCGACCCCTCTCATGTTATTAATATCGAGACTTCTTTCAATTTCACTCTAGCAACGTTCCTCCTTGTACATCAGGGAATCTCACTATACTATCTTATCAGTCATCTTAATACTCCTACTTCAAGTTGTACACCTCTAATAGGAAGAGTGCTCTAACGCAATCTGAGCTACCGTACCTTATATAATAGTGGAGAGTTAGGGATTCGAACCCTTGGGTAGCCCTAATGCTACCTCTCTGACCTCCCCATATGTGGCGCAAGATGGATTCGAACCACCGACCAAGGCCGCTACAAGTAGCATTTTTAAACCTCGCTCTACCAACTGAGCTATTGCGCCAATTACCGCCAGAGATGAATCCCAAGTCTCTGGCGACTTACTATACTTATTCGGATATAGCTACCTATTACGCCCATTTGCAGCGTACCCCCTTTGCCTCTGTTTTTTTCGAGAATGCTATATAGTCGGTTGGAAGTCGACACATCTCTGTTCGAACGGTAGTTCGAACCATATAGGTGGGGCATGGGCACCCCTTCATCAGAACTTACGGTGTCCGACTACCGATACGCCCATTCACAGCGTATGACAGTGACCTCTGATTTTTTCAAGTCATTGCTACTAATCGAACACCACTCCGACCACGACCATCCTCCAACGGTAGTTGGAACCTTTTAACAGGTGGGGCATCTACGTATTCACCACCCTAGACAAGCTTTCATCTTTAGTGGAATCTACTCGCCAGTAGTTCGAGTTTCTCGGTTTGGAACGACAAATACCTCGACTCTCGATTCGCCCCTTTTGAACAATTTATTTCGCGTATTCAAGGTATATCTACCCTATCGACTCGCCAATTCTCCCAAGTTTTCTTCGTTGGATAAACCAAACGCCCAGTCCTACCTTGAATCTCGGATGCTGCGGTAAACAATACAGTTAGGAGAGCGTGTCATCGTCACATACACTTACTCTTCAATGACCTCTAACCACGTTGTTGGGTGTCGTAGTATGTTCCACCCCAACTAGGCCGCCTACGCTAATAGGTCACTCTCCAATCTATCTTTAATTTCTCGGAATAATGTCGCCAGAAGAGCATCCCACTTAAGGGGACAAAGTAGGGCGAACTACCACTCTTCTCACTATTCCTTTGCGTCTTGGGAGGGGTTTGCACCATCCGTCAACCACGACCCACACTCAATCGTATGAATCTAATGCTTTAGAGGCATGTTGGCACTCTACGTGCGGCAAGACTATGATAACCGTTCCATGGTTGGTTCTCACTTACCAGTTACAATCACTACTATTGCAATGTATCCACTACATTCGTGATTGCCTCATCAGGTTAATGCCAAGCATTTCCTAAATATTTTTAAAGGTTGAAGTATCGGATATAGATTTAATTACTCTATTCGATGCAGACTACATCTCCACGAGCGCTTATGGCCGCTATAAATTGCATTTTTTTGGGCAGAGAGTCTAACCTCCTTGAACCAGCCCACATATGCAACACTGAGCACGTAATGTTTTCGTAACTCCGAAGAGCCTTTCCTACCGCAGTAAACATTTAATGCGTTAACATCAAACTTCTGTCTAACACTACTATCCCTAGGCCGCTTTCACGGCTGTCAGTACCTTAGAACCGTTATTTCGCTTTTAATTGCAGAAATAAATCTTTAAATCCTAATACTTCAATATCTATCATTTCAAAGAACACTACAAAGATAGGTAAAATAATCCACACTACCAAATCTTTGGACAATTATTTCACTTTTTCTTTTAGTTTAAATTTTGATTAATCAACGATTCGTCCAAATATGATTGGTCATCGTCAGTCCCCCACTTACTTATTATTCGTACAATATTGTCTTTACAGTATTCAAAAACAATTGGGTCTTTAGTTTCGATATATTCCACTTTAGCGAAACCAAATTTCTTGGTCTTTTTCAATCCTTTCAAATCAAAATGTGATTCTGGAGCGGCAACCTGTAATCCAGCATTATCTTCAGTCTTCACAGTTGCCTTCCTAAACCAATACTGGGATGACTTACCATCTTTCCATCCTCGCTCTTCAATCACTTGTTCAAAGTTTCGTTCAGTCATTTCTTTATCGGGAAAGACTCGGTTCAAGATATGCTTATTCACAAAATCCTGATAATCTTGTGGTGTATTGTCCCAAAAACTTATTTTTGACACAATATGAACAACTGGTGTTATTTCAGAACTATGAAGCTCCTTCCTATTAACTATTTCGTCTAGATTCTTCTCTGGAACATCTTTGATGTAGTGTTTGACGGGTGCATATATCAACCCATATTTGCCACAAATATTATCCAATTCATCAACTGTGATAAACTTTTGGTATGGATATTTCTGAATGAATTTCATAATACTATCCAACATACGTTTTCTACCCTCCACCGCTTTTGCAATAGTTTCTATTTCGGTATTCTTAGTATAATATTCCTGTAATAATTCCGACTTAGCGAAACCAGTAATTTCTAATTTAAGTGCCTTCCTTTCTAATCTAGAATCTTTGGTAGGAATACCATCCAGTATGTCTGAAGCTTCCTTTAACACTTTTTCTTGTGCATCATCAAACTCTTGGTGGATTTCTTCCACAGTAACTATCTTCTTGGTGTCAAACACCTCTTTGTTAAAAATATTAAACATGTCTCTTAGTTTAGTGTTGGGTTTTGTAATGCATCATCCAAATATGATTGGTCGTCTTCCGTTCCCCATTTAGTAATAATTCTTACGATGTCATTTTGGCAGTATTCAAATACTACTGGGTCTTTAACTTCTACCTCTCTTTTAACGCCCCACCCAAATTTAGTAATTTTATCTAACCCTTTTAGGTTAAAGTGTGATTTTGGTGCAGCAACATGTAATCCAGATTGGTCTATCGTGGTCATACTAGTAAAATTATAATCACTATAATTAATTTTCGTAAAATCGTTTAAAATACTATAAAGAATTCCGAAGGTAAAACTAGTATCACCATTTTTAAGGTGTCCAATCGTAGTATTTGGACGCCCTCCGTATGTTTCACAGATAGCTATTACCTCAGACTCAGTGAACTTAGTATCCGTTTTACCCAATAGATTCATGAATCTATTGGTTTCGAATCCAAATAATTCGTAAACCGCCTCAACCGCATCTTTTACGTCCAAAGGTTTTCTATTCTTCATCTCCAACACATTCTTCTCTGGAACATCTTTGATGTAGTTAGCTACTGGCGCATGAAGTAGGTCGTACTTAGTACAGATTCTATCTAATTCGTCAGTAGTGATGAATTTCTCGAATGGATATCTGAATGCTAAGTTTCTGATTTCAGTGGCTTGTGTGGTTGTAAAATCAATTTTTTCCTCTACGTTCTTTACTGACTCTTTAAAGTCCTTATAATCTTCTACTGTTTTTGAATTAATAAAACCTAACGCTTCTAAGTTAGATGCTTTTCGCTCCACTTTACCCTCAGTAGGGATTTCAAGTGTATTCAAAATATCATCACACTCTTTAAGTAGTCTTTCTTGTGCCGAATCAAATTCTTCGTGAATTTCTTCAACTGTAGCCACTGGCTTACCATATAATTTATTAAACATCTGTTTTTGTTTTGATTATGCTAAGATACGTAAAAAAATTGACAATAACAAGTAATTTATTAACATTTATATGGTTTTAACCCCCAATTGAATATTGCAATCAATGAATTTAATAACTTCGTGTGCTGGTGTTGAACTCTTAAACATGATGTTAGCACCATGCTTATGCAAATACACTGCTTTGAACTTATTATTATCGAAGGTATGAAGACCATCTAAGGTATTATTAGCTCCACTATAATCCAAATCATGTTATTGCTTCTATCAATTTATCAGTAACCAACATTTTGTAAAGTGACTCTACAGAGAATACGTGCCGAATACGTTTCTCACTACCACCATAGTAGTCGTTCTCGTAATCCTCGTCTTCCCATACTACCGAATTATGAATAACTTTATACTTGTAGTGGTCAGTAGTCTCATCGATTTTCTTTAATAGGTCATATAACTCATTCATATATTCAGGCTCTGAGTCTGGATGAATAATGCCCCCACCTTCCCAACAGTCTCTCCAATCACCACCACCAGACCACGATTCGCTTTTTACGTATCCGTCTCTATTGTGATATATTTCGTACTGATTGGCAAATACTTGCCAAGGTTCTTTCTTCTCGACTAAGTGCTTCTCTCTAATGAATACGGTACCATTGAACTTATCTTTCAGAGCCTTTAGTTGCTCTCTACTGAACATATCTATTTCACCATTTGCAATAGTAATACCCGAACCCTTCTCTCTACGGTATAAGTCATTCCAGATACATGATTCTCGGTCAATATCCCACTTATGAATAACCACCTTTTCAAATGACATACCCTTCTTATTCAAAGCTGTCAAGAACATCTCAATATTGGCCACAGTCAAGAACAAACCATCAATGATGGTTGTTTCTCTACAGTATGGACGAAATGAAGTCGACTCGATGAAGTCAGAATAACTATCGAATTGGTCTCTCATCATCCACTCATCTAAGTGTATGGCACCAAAATTACGTGAGTAACCAGCCTTAGCCGCTTGCTCTTTAGCCCAAGTCGTTTTACCGCTAGCTGGTAAGCCAACCGTAATATGTAATACTTTAATTTTGAATGCCATTATTTAATGAATTTCATATCTGAGTCATCGGTGATTATTTCAGCACCCATAAATCTTTCAAAATAACCAACCCAAAAAGCTTGAATTTGCATCAAGTTGCCGTTATCAGCTTTAAACTTAATGAGGTGTTGTGCAGAGTAATCATCTGGCACTAAAGTGAAATCGTCTGGAGACTTCTTATAGTCTGCCATAGCATGATAACACTTATTCTTATTGTGTAAAGGCTTACTATCCGAAACAAACCAGAACTTGTCTTCATTATCTTGGTAATATTTAACCTTGTCCTCGAATTTAGTTCTCCAAGCATTGGCTAACTCGCACATATTGTCGTGCTCTCGAATAGCCTTCAAATTCTCTTTGGCTACGTCAAGATTATCCCATTCCAATTCAATGAAACTGGTAGTATCATAATTATTGAAACTATCACCCGTACCATATGATATAAGTATTTTATATTTTCCCATTTTTATTTCTTGAAGTAATCACCGAGTTTACCAAAAAAACCTTTCTTATTCTTTTCTCTGATATTAGAAGCCTCTTCATAATCACCTTTAGCTATTGCAGCATTAAGGGCATCCTTAAAAGGTTTCTCAGCCGCTATCTTGTCTCTGACAATTGCAGCCTCTTCATAGTTCTCGGCTCCAACTGCAACATCCAGTTGGTCACCCAAGGATACCTTCGGCTCTTTTGGTATGTTGTTTAGACCTGCGGCTAATGCTCTTGCCTCACCTCTAACTTTAGTCATATAATTCTCTTCTTTTAGATGAGAATCCTCTTCTTTTAGATGAGAATCATTAAGGTCAGGTAAATCTGAGTGCGCAGTGAAGTCGAAAAATCTACAGCCGACACAGCCGCCTAATCCTTCTCCTTCAGTCTGCATAGTACATCCGTGGCACCCTCCGTGAAATAATATTGAGTCGTTCATACAACAAAGATAGGGAATTTATTTGACATATACAAATAAATTCCCATTTTTTTTATTTATATTCGATAACGGTGACTTCGTTAGGATGAACCTCCTTACAGCTACCCCATCCATCTTCAAAGTGTGTACCATCGTGAGATGCGTACCAACCACTAACCTTCACATATACATCGTGCTTAACAAAATGGTAAATTCTCCACCAATCAGAACCTTTGTCCATACCACCATTACTAGCCATCTGCTCAGTTCGACCCAATGGTTGGGTATCTACATATCGCTTATCCCTAGCAATATCTTCTTGGTAGGTAGAATCACTCCCTAACGGTTCGAAGTCTTGGGGGGTTGGGTAGTACATACCTTCATGTGCGAACATTTCAATACTTCCACCATAATCATCTTGAGCCGTTTCGTCAACATCATATATTTCTTGTATTAGAGCTATAATCTCATCAAACGTTAGTTTTTTATTTTCCATAGTTTTATGTGTAAACAGTTATTGTTTTTTGTTTAGGTGTTACCTCAGAACAGGATTCCCACCCATCGTAGAATTCGACTCCACTATGAGACTGGTACCATCCAGATGTTTGGATGTACACATCATGCTTGGTAAAGTGTTGTACGGTACTCCAATCAGAACCTTCGTCCATACCACCAGTACTATCTACCTCTGTAGTATGCCCCAATGGTTGTGTATTTGCATAATTCTCTCGTCTACTTTTTCTTTCTTCAGCAGTAGCATCTTCTGACAGTGGTTCGAAGTCTTCTGGGACGCTATACCACATTCCTTCAGCGAAGTCAGATACACCATCATCACCGTACATTTCTTTAGCGATAGTTATAATCTCGTCAAATGTTAATTTCTTGTCTTCCATGTTTTATTTTTAAATTGTTTCATAATTTGTTACTTTTGATTCTACCGCTTTAACGAATTCGATTCCAGTGGTTACGTTGTCACCATACGAATCCTCATAGGTGTATACCTTCAAGAATAAGTCATCGGTAAGCTTTCTGATAGTGTATCCTTCGTCAACGTTGACGTCAGAGTGTGACTCTACGACAGGTAGTGAGCCGAAGTTCTTCAGCTTTGTGTTAAGTTCTGTTAAGTTAATTTCCATGATTTAATTGTGTTTCTATTTTTGTTATAAAATTGATTTTTGCTCTACTTAATTTAATGTAATTCTCCACCACAAATGGAAACATCCATATCGGTGCGTGTTGTCTGATAAACTTCTTAAGCATTATAGAATAGGCCACCAAATGATGTTTATCCTTATACCTTTCAAATGCCATTACATATACTTCTTCCCTAATCAATTCCAACTTAGTTTCAAAGTCTAAAGCGTTGAACTGGGCTTCACTTATCTCCACCTCTTTACCTCCAACCAATATCTTACGATATAGTGGCTCTGGATTGATTAGAGTGTGAAGGTAATCATGTTCATTCTCATCATAGTTAATAGCATTGGTGAAGAATTCATCTTTGGTCATATCCAAATCACTTCTTCTATGTCTAGGATAGTCTTTCTTCCAGTACTCGTATAAGTCCATCATAATATTGATGTCATACTCACAACCTTTATCTATTAGGAACTGAGTATCCCACATATGTTTGTCCCATCTATTATCAAAGAATAGGTGTGACATTTTTAAGGATAATAACAAGTTTGGGTCAATGTATTTTTGACCTTCTTCTATATACTTGAAAATTACTGGATTTTGGAGATATTCTATCTCTCTAGAAGTCTTATACTTAGAACTATCTGGCACCGCAATGTCTAAGTCCTTCGGTTCCCGATTGAAGTCGGGGAAGTGGTATTTAAGGGCGGTTGACCCAATTATTAGTTCCATGTTTAATAGTAATGTTTGTAAGTACAAATATACGCATTAATATTGAGAAAAACAAGCCTACTACGTATTATTATTCAATTTAATGTATGATAAGTTCTGAATTCAAATATGGACATTGTATTGTTAGATAATCCCTCTTCTTTAACTTGAGCAATGGCCTCAACCAGTTGCTTGTTCATGTACGGCATCTTAGCCGATTTAATAATACTCTCAACATATCCCCTACACAAACTCATCTCTCCGTTGGTAATGGCTTCTTTGGTTTCATTAGCGTCCAAATTATCTTTGGTCATCATCATATGACAAGGAAAGCTGACTTCACGAGACATATAATTTTGAAAATCTTGGATTTCATAATCTGCCAGCCACCCTTTCATAGATTGATTGGAGAACGGACAGTCCTTACATGTTTTCTTGCAGACGTTGACCATACTTACTCTGTGACGATGTTTTCTGGATTGAACAACATCTCGACCAATTCAACATCACCATTAAGATACTCAATATACGTATAAGCATCATTATATTCCTCGGAAGTAATTTCCTCATCATCCCCCATCTGGTCAAGTTCGTCTTCATCAATCAAACCTTGTAAGATACTCAAACCGAGTCTCATCTTCTCATGATTATTATCCCCGAAGTAGTTATACTCTGGGGCAGTTTCCATGTCCTTTTCAATCGATGCGATTGCTAAATCTATTTCTCTTTGATTTCTCATACTACAAAGATAGGTAAAATAATCCATACTACCAAATTTAATTTCAGTTTAATTTGATTTTTTGACTCTTCAGTTGAGTGTTTCCCTTTTGGTTGGCTGGTGTGAAACAGCAGTGTCTACAGCCGTTGCCGCAGCAGTATTTCCTAATCTTGGTTAAATAATGTTCGGTAAAAACTAACCGACCATCTTCCATGTAGTAATCTACGTCCTTCTTAAATGTATCATTTTCTTTCATACCCGAAATTGAGTATCATTACTCTGAATTCTTTTGTGGATAAGTCTAAGTAAACCTCGAATACGGTTAATTTGCCGAATCGAACATAAATATAAACCTTGTCACGTTGTTTGTTTCTAGCTTTCCAACTATTAATACTATTAATCTTCTTTTCCATATCTATGTTTCTCTATAAATATGTCTGGTTGACGTAGAAGGAATCGAACCTCCGCTACTTCCTCGAAATGGAAATTTTTGTTGCTGAATAGAACCTTGGTCAGGTTCCGTTATAAGTGTGCTACCACTACACCATACGCCAATATTATTTACTCATCAAGCATCCTTGTGATGAAATTATCTGTTGTCATTATTTCATAGGACTTTTGCATCGCTTCGGTATTATAAGCCACCATTGTACCTAATAATTCAATTGCTTTATCATCACCTTCCATCCTAAGTTTAGTAATGAGTTCTATCAATCTTTTGTTTCTCTCTTTTTCTTTCATTTTTTCCTTGCTTTTGCTTTCCTTGCTGCAATACGTTTCTTCACTTTCTTCTTCTTAAGATTAAATCTCCTCTTTCTTCTGCCTGCGGCCATGAATCTCTTCTTATGCGTCTCGCCAGCAAAACCTCCATGTCCACCATTCTTCATGTTGAGGCAAAGCTTTTCGCTCACAACATCTTCGGTAACCATCTCAGCTTCTAACTTTACCAGACTACTACGACTCTTAGCATATGCTAAAATCTCTTTAGTGTGTTTCTCTACTCCGTACTTTTTAACGGATGCCACTATCTTTTTACCTGAACCCATATACTCATCATCCATATCGAATGTTGAATGCATACCCAAATAATACTTACCAGATTTGATATGGGTAATCTTATAAATAAAATGGAGTTTTTTTCTTCTCTCTGTCATATATGTAAATATGACAGAGAGAAGCGTTATTCGTACTTAACCATCCATTCGGTTAACTAATTTTGAAGGTTATCTCTCTCATCAATCAACTTGTCTATTATTCCGATGTACTCGTCATTGGTTGTAGACTCTGACATCCCGACTTCCAATCGGTGTATTCCATTTAACGTAATCGTTTCTCCTCGCCTCATCTCATGAACCATGTTGATTGAACCGTTAATAATATCAATCTTGTTCTTCATGTTGATAAGCAGCCTATTTATTTTCTTATTACCCATTAGTTCACACAGACAGCGTTGATGTCAGATGGAGGTCTTTCGTACTCCTCCATATTCTCAACAGACATGAATTCTCTATCTTCGTAGAATCCCAATATTGGAGTAAAGTACACCTCATTGAATCCGTTACCTTCATCATCAATGGCAGTTACTACCGTCATTTCCAATGCTTCTGGATGTTTCTTTGCGAACGCTTCTAAGTTCTTTATAAATTTCTTAAGTTTCATCTGTCAGTTTTATTTCTTATCCGTTAATACCGCTTCCAGTAATTTGTCACCTAATATCATCCAGTCACTTCTAATGATGTTTGGCGGACCTTCAACGTAATGTGTTGTGGTAGGTAATACCACCCACAAACCTATAAGACTAAGTACAAGTACAAGTGTTATAAACATCCATAAACATCCATATACAAAATATAAATCCTTTCATAGTTCTTGAATTACGGTTCTTCCCATTGGGAAGAACCAGTCCTTAAAATCTTCGTCAACTATCTGATAATAATTATTACCCATGGTTAGGTTACCTGTGATTATTTCAGTTTGAGTGGCACCCTCGTACCATATTACCCTTACTTCATATCTACTCATAATACAAAGATACAAAATTTATTTGACATTTACAAATTATTTTCTACTTGAAACACCATCATTTTGTTTCCTCATATAGCTAAGGTACAAAAGTTCCAGAGCCGTCCCAAGGGGAATCGAACCCCTAGCGCCACCGTGACAGGGTAGCATGTTAGCCGTTACACCATAGGACGGAATGTAGGTTGACCCCTTTCGGGAATTTGGTCGGGAAGGGTGCCCGTGGGCACATCTCTCGGAATTTTTGTTTGCTGTATTCAACCTTAGCGAATGTAATAGGAATTGCACCTATAAGTTAACAATGGTACCACCTTTAACCGTAGACTTATCGGGTAATGAACCCAATACAGCGTCTCACGACAGCTTGCTCTTACATTCGTATTTTTTTACAACTTTCTGCGTATGAGGAATCCTTTTCAAACCAGTACGTTTCTCCAGATGATAAAACAAAATCAGTGATTATAGTATCACCATCTTCAATATCTATAACCGTTTGTGTTTTACCAATAGTTTCCAAACTTTCATCTGGTTCTGAAGTGTATGGCAGGTAGTTAACTGCATGGTCATATCCTTTAGAACTAACCTTACTATGGTCTACATTATTGACGAACGTATCGCCTATCTTAAATCTTTTCATCCTACAAAGATACGTAAAAGATACGTAAAATATTCGACCTATCCAAATTATTTTCTACCTTTAACCCATCCTTCAGTAAGGAATGAATCAAGAAGTTGTTTCTTAATCTTCTTGTTGGAACCATCTTTGGTTATCCAACAAGTACCGTATTGAGAGTTAGTTTCGCCAGAGCCTTGTCCCTTCTTAGTCTCCCTCATCTTCTCTTTAGTAATTTCTGAATGTTTCCTACCTTCCCAGTTTGGGAGCTTGGATACTCGCTTACCACTCTCATATTGCTTCATCAATGATAGGGATTGAGCTTGTCTATACTCTTTATCCCACTCTGGGTCGTCCTCTCTCTTCTTTTCTCTCTTCTCCACTGCAATCGTTGAACGATGCCTCTGTTGGTCTTCGCTGATGAAACCACCTGTTCCACCTCCCATCAGATTCATACAATCCTTATCATCAATCATGTCTAAGGTAATAGATTCCTTCTCTGCTTCTATCAGTCGTCCTCTATCATCAAAGAACTCCAATATCTCTTTGGTATGGTTATCTTCACCATGTTTCCTGATTGAGGCTCGTAACCTTCTTCCAGAACCCATATAACCGTCTTCTAAGTCGTTGGTACTATGCATCCCTACATAGTACCTATTTGTTACTTTACAAGTAGTCTTGTAAAGGTAATGTATCGTTTTTGGTTTCCTCATACATATAAATATGGCTAAGTACCAAAAAGTCAAGGGCAGATATGATGGGAGTCGAACCCACTACGTGTTACACACACCTGAGTGACAGTCAGGTACACCAGCCGTTATGCGCCATATCCATTTATCTGTCTTTCCAGATTGTCAAAGGCGGTCCTGACGAGATTCGAACTCGCAACTTTCTCGCAGACAACGAGTTGCACAGCCATTGTGCTTCAAGACCAATTACTGATGCCAAGCGGTTACTTGGAGTTACTCAGAAGTGTTTCCAGTACAAAACTAATTGTATTAGTGCCTATAGGTATTACCCTGTAGACGTTTGGTTCACTGAAATGAACCATAGCCGATATTTCGACATATCGTTTGTCACTTTGATAGTGATACTGTTCAGAAGCTATAAGCTCCGTATACCTCATACTACCGTTGGTGAAGTTAAGTGTTAGCTTACCACCTTTACTCATTAGGTTCTCACCCAATTTCATAAGCATTTCTCTTTTCTCTGTAAGTCTCATTTTACTTCATTTTTAAGTTAATAAGTGGAGCTAGGGGTGTACGATACCCCATCTCTGCCTTGCAAAAGCAACGTGTTAGCCAGTTGTCACCATAGCCCCATATTTCTTATTCCATTCTTTAATCCTTTCCTTTAATTCTTCTTCTGTTATACTAGATTTCTTATTCTTACTAATATTATCACCATGAATCATCAATTTACAATTGGCTGGATGACTCAATAATTTTGGGTCTATCCCACTATTAAACCCTTCTCTAACTGATAACATGTGGTCTCTACTTATACCACCAATATTAGGCTTTCTTGAATTGGTTGGTGAGTACCAACCGTGTTCCTCTATCAGCCCAAAATTAAATTCTTTAGGATAATCACCCAAATTAAAACCGAATTTTGTGTCAGCTTTGTAGATTAAGAACTCATCCATATTCTTACGATTATATTTTCTTCTACATTCTGAATCACAATATAGTCTTCTATTCATAACTAATAGTTCTGAACCACACCATTTACAATCAACCTTTTTGTAATCACCAATTTGTTTTAACCTACTTAATCTATGCTTTTCCCTAGTACTTTCGCTAACAATTCTACCTACACCCGTAACAGACGCCTGACATGAGCTATTACAATATTGGTTCCTTCTTTTCTTATATGTTATCTTCTCTCCGCAATTAGGGTTTAAGCAATATTTAGGGTTGTCCTCATAAACTTTCTTAGCGTCTTTGGCAAGCCCCTTGCTATTTTTATTGTAGTCCCTAATATATTTGTTAACATAATAGTTCCTACACTGTAACGAACAATAAACTCGTTTACCTTCTGTATTATTTTTACACTCAATATTCTTACACTTAGCCATTTATTTAGTCTTTATTATAAATATACGCAAAGTGGAGAAAAAGTAAATCAAAGTCCCACATTGAGTGGAGGATATGGGATTCGAACCCATCTGATTTCCTCATTGCAAGTGAGGTGACCACTCCAAAGCAGTCCCATCCCCCATAATTATCTGTCTTTCCAGATTGTCAAGGTCACCCGTATGGGAATTGAACCCATCACCTTCTGGTTGAAAACCAGACGTCCTAACCGATAGACCAACGGGCGGTGATATTTCTCGGAATCTACCACATTTAAGTACATTCCGCGTTCTATAACCAGCCAAATGTACCCTAAAACAGGTAGTTTTGGCTGGTTATTGGTGTTCCAAAACACTCAATTTTAGGTCAATTTGGAACACCAATAATGTAGTGCCGAAGGGATTCGAACCCTCGAAGTCATATAGACACAAGGTTGTATAGTCATGCGTGTGGGAATCGAACCCACTCTCTAACAATGTAGCTGGGGTGAAAGCCCAGTTGCGCACCCAATTGCATTACGCACGTTGTTTTAATCCCTTACTACCTCTACAATGGGTTTCCAAGGTAGCGTTACAATTAGGGCAAACAATCCTTAAGTTATCCAACCTATTATCATCATTCACCCCATTAATATGGTCAAGTATTAAACTCATTTTTTTACCTAACCATTCTTCACCTTGCCCACACATTTCGCAATCCCTCTTCTTCAGACCTTCTTTATATAGTTTAACCTTTAAGTTAGAACTACTAATATTAGAACCGTTCTTAAGCCAATGGTCAATTGGATATGTGACTCTACCAATTTTTAAATTAGTTTTATTTAAGTGGTAAGGATTAAAATGTGTATCGTCAATACTATTATCATCTATAAACTTTTTTATTACCTTATATTGTTTACCACTAACACTTTTACCTAATGCCAACACCACATCCTTCATCGACATACTTTCACTGACTATTCTACTAACAACTTCCACTGAATAATAAATTTTTTTCCTATCTACTTTCAGGTTGAAGACTTTAGCCTTTTTCTGTACACTACCTCTACCTCTATTTAATTTTTCACAAACGTATTTACAACCATTAGCACCATAATTAAGCTTTAAAAACTCAATTTCCTTTTCTCTCCATTTTCTTACCATAATATATCTATTTTAATATAAATATACTAAACATTTAGAAAATGTCAAATTGCTGCGTTGAACCGCTTGCATACAGCACCATTTAACCAAGATGTCAAAGAACAATAGCTAATATATTAACTATTTACCTCTATTTTAGCTATTTCTGGCTAAAATATTAGCTGTGTGACAAGAGGGTCTCGAACCCCCGACACTCGCCTCTTCAGGGCGATGCTCTACCAACTGAGCTACTGTCACGTATGTTTTGGTGCGACCTACCAGTTTCGAACCGCGTCAATAACCATTCTGGTAATGTTCTTCTCTATGACAATTAGCACATAGAAGCTTACATTTTCTAATTTCCTTTTTAATCTTAATAATGGAATACCCAGAATGTACCATATCACTAAGTTCAAACTCTTTATCTCCACAATGATGGAAGTCTAAACAATACCACCTATCTTCTACACATTCAGAGCAGCTACCCAACCTTTTTACTCTCCGCACAAAATCACGATTCCTAATATAAGCCAGTTTTGCGGTTTCCCTTATTCTTCTTCTCCTTTCAGTATCATTAGCGTATTTTATCTTATCCAACTCACGCATACATACTTTACACTTAGACTGTTTAGTCCCTTTTACTTTACTCTTCCAACTGAAGTCGTCTAACTCTTTACTATCTTCACATCGTGTACAAATTTTCTTTTCCATAATATCATCGTTTAATATAAATATCAACAAAGACTGAAAAGTGTAAAAATAGTTCAAACTTTTGTGAGGCAGGTAGGAATCGAACCTACATCTTTCGGGCTTCAACCGAACGCAATTGACCAACTCTACCACTACCCCATTTAACCAAGATGTCAAAGAACTCACTCTAATTGTTTTACTTCTATTAGAAAGAAGGGTTTCAAGCCAGTGCTTCTACCAAGTTAGCTTAGGTCGCATATTTTAATTTTAAGGCATAAAAAAAACCTTTGACTGGTTAGCCAAAGGTTTTGTATATCGTATTGAGTTTCGTTTACAACATATCCTTTGGCATCTAGATGCAATCATCCTCCTCCGCAAATGCGGCAAAGTTGAATTCGAATATGTCGTTAAAGTTTCTCATAACTGTTTATGTCTTTCTATTAAATATAGTACAAAGATACGAAAAGTATTTGGATAATACAAGTCTTTTGTAAAATATTTTAAGGTTTTCTCATAAGTGGTTGATTATCAAGCTTATAGATTTCATATTCTTTTCCAGCTCGTTTACTTATATTCGCTCTTGTGTCTTCAGCCTCCTCCATAGTACCATAAAATAATTGAGTACCTAAAGCGTATGCGGATAGACTATTTGGATTATTTTTCCATGGTCTAGCTATACAATAATTGAAGTGGGTAACTTCTTCGTTCATAGTTGTGCAATATCGTTTCTTAATACTTCAACTATTTCAGCCAACTCTTCTCTATTCTTTTTCTGTCTATAGTACTCATTGATTTTCGGTCTATTCTCTGGAGTGTTCTCAAAGAATGCCCAAGGATAGTTAGAGCGACATCTGATATTAAGTTCTTTAATGGTAAATTCGTAAGATGTGTTTCCAATTTTGACTATATCGATAGCCGTTACCTCATCATCAATATCTATACAAGAGTATTTGGTGTGAATAGCATCAAATTGCTCTCTAGATACAATATGAGGTCTTTCATATTTATCTTCGAAAATAGTGGTGATACCTTGCGGATATACTGGCCAAGCCTCACCAAGAATGTATAAATAATCAATATCCTTATTTGGTTCCTTACCAGTTTCAAATTCTGGGTCTTCAGAATCCGTTTCTACATCCCATGCTTCTAGTTCAGTATCTTCTGATTCATCCCATCCAGTATCGTAATCTCCATCTGTTTCCATTAGTTAAATTTTGGTTCTGAATGAATATAGTTTAATGGTAACTCCTTACCTTTTTTCTTTTTGGGTGGTTGGTACTCCTTTGGAAGTAGGTCACCGAACTCATATATAAGACTATACTTAACCATACTACTCACGATTTCAAAATCTGGAGCTTTAAGTTGACATGCGAACATGTTCCAGAAATGTCCCCTACTTATCTGACCATTCACCTTACATGGAACCGACCAATCCTTTACCTCAGTCTTAGCACGTTCCAGCATGTTGAATATTGCAACATCAGGTATGGTTTCACTTATTTTTCTTGCGTGTAGTTTGTTCATGGTTGACTTTCCTCTTTATCTTTTAAGTACGCATCCATATCATGAATACTCTTTAATTCGTGGTACATGGATTTGTTGCCTGTGATACTCTCATCTCCAATACTAATATAAGAAGAGCTTATGAAGGCACTTACTTGATAGCCAAGTTCTTTATAGTGGTCAAACTTATCCTCAATATATGATAATAATTTACCATCGTTACGTAAGTCGTTCCATTGTTTTTCTAAGTCCATCTTATACTAATGGTTTACTGGTGATTTCTTCTATTATAAAAGAGTGTAACCTATATTGGTTGAACTTCTCTAGTTCTACCCTCTCATCTTGTTTAGCTACATACGCTTGAGCTTCTTCCATTGTGAACATTCCATTTATACGATTAGTTCCTTCTGCAATTACTCTATCTGTTTTAGCGTTATGTCGCACCCACTCGTCTTTGATTGAGTATAGTTCCGTTTCTGTTCGGTTTGGGTCTCTATCCTTGTTGGCTTCATAGAACGCTATCAATTTGCATATAGCTTTAGCTTCTCCACTACTTTGGAATTGCCACCCCCCAAGTACACTTACATAGAAGTCCATTGACTGATTATTCCAATCCATCCAGCCTTCTGGTATTTCATTTTGTGATGGTAGGTTTGGTACCGCCTCATCGTACATCAATCCTTCTGCACCGAACGTTTCGTGACGCCACAATCCTTCTTCTTCTTTCCATCCGTTTTCTTCTAATTCCTCCCGAAATATTAAACCATCCCACTTATGAATATCGGCATGTACAATGCACGTAGAATAAGACATCCTGTTACGGAATTGCTCCCACGTAATCAACTCCTCATGAAAGGAGAATTCATAGTTACTTCTATCCCAACCATCTGGGTCTAGGATTTGCAATTTAAATCTTTTGGGAACTAACTCTTCCCACTCTTTTGATGTTTTTAAATTTTTTTTCATTCGTTTGCGTATTCCTCTTCTTGAGCTACTTGTGGGGCTACTGCTACCAATGCGGCTTCCAATACTCTTTTAACCGATATAGCGTCTCCACATTGTGGAGACGTACCGATAATATCGTAAAATCTACCAGTTGGGTACATATAACTGTCGAATCTCCAGAAGTCTCTAACTACATCTCTCAGTTTACCTTCTTTGACAGCTTCAAAGTATGCTCTAGTTATCGGATTTTTAACTGAATGTTCATTACAACCAAAATTAAGTAATCGGTAAGCGATTTTCTTTTTAGATTCGGACATCATACCATGTTTTAATTCGAAAGCTAAATCCGCAGCATCTTCCTCATCCATTCCGTCAGCCATTAGCTCTCTAAGTATAGTACCCATAGACTTTGTGCTCATACTAAGTAACAAGCCACGGTCACCGTCTAAGTTATCTATAGTTGGTATGAAGAAGTCATTTAGTAACTCCCAAGAACTCTTATTTTCATGATTACTGATGTCGATTGTAACCCCTTCCGACTTACAATAGTCTTGTAGGTTAACTAAATCATATATCCCATTAGTGTCTTTAACATGTAACCAAGTACCATCAGAATTAACAACCAATCCGTCTTTCTCAAACTGTCGTTTATATCTAGCTTCTTTCGGGTCTTCTTCAATCTCGGTAAACCCGAAAGAAATTAGAATCTCTGGCATACCCAAGTCTAATGGAAATCCCCATGAAGTGGTCGAGTGGTCTTGCTCTTTGACTAATTCATCATATACGGTTCCATGAACCCACATGCCAGAAATATTCAAAAGTTCTTTATATCTATCTTGGTAATTAGGCGCTCCGTACTCACCAGGATTTTCTTGGTCTTTGATTTCATCTAATGCATCATCATATCCATCATCCTTTCTATGTGAAGTGATGATTTCAACCAATGTTTCTATGGGTAGATTATAGTACTTTTCCAGTACTTCAGTGTTGTCGTCCTTTACAATATCTTCACCACTACCATAGTCGTTATAGTTTAATCTGATTGGGAACCAGCATGGATTAAATTTAAGTCTAGCACCATCATTTGATACCAAGCACGTTTTTCCGTACTCACTTAGACTCTTTTCTGAATTGTCATATAATTTCCCCGAAGGTTTTATCGGGATTAGAACTGCTGGCTCACCTGATGTGATAGGGACTCCAGTTAATTTGCAAGTATATGAAAAACTACCCATTTATATGTTTTGATTTAATAATACAAAGATACTAAATTAAATTGATATATACAAATTTATTTAAAATTGGCTAATATGAACTCAACCATTTGGTCAACGCTCTCGAACTCTTTACTACCTTCGTTTCCAGTACTGTTTATATCCCAAGCAAGCTCATATTCGTTGATAGCACCCCACACTCGTATCTCTACGTAGATGGTTCCAAATTTAGAGCTTTGAATAAAGTCAGTATTGATGACGAATTGTGACTCATCCTTACCACTTAAGCCTCTTCTAAGACCTGTCTCATCTGGGTCGGCATCAGACACAACCAGTAGAGCCTTGATAAGCTTATCTGAGCTACTCTCAGCGTCTCGTTTCATGTTAGGATATATCTTGGTCATATCCATATTAATATAACGACCTGCGGCAGTTATAGCGTCCGTTGGATATTTGTTCTTTAGGAATCTAAGGTATAGTTTAGCTCTAATAGTTGGATTGAATATTCCAGCACTATCCTTAGCGTCACCAGCACCCTCAATCTTCACTCGTATGATACCTTTTTCTTGAACTTCTCTTTCGATAATGTTGGTAACCGTGTATAAAACTGTGTTAAGGTGTCTAAGGTCTTTACCAACTCTTTGACCAGTATTGTTTTGATTATCAATTGAAAACTCTAGTTCGTACTCACCAAATTTATGCACCTTGTCATCATGCCAGAAATTGACGTTATATAAAACACCATTAACTGTAAAGACATACCGTATGTGGTCTATTTGATTGCGTACTCTCTTTGAGTCCACAACATCGTGCTCGAACATTAATCCTTCTCGTAAACTTTTTCTTATGCTTGGTAACATACCTATAAATATAGGTTAACCGAGCTATAATCCTTTAATCTGCTTCAAGGTTTCCTCGTTGGACTTCTCATCGACTGATGATACGTCATCACCTGCTATTGCATCCATCATACCTAACCCATAGGCTCGGTCTTGGAAGTCATCATTAAAAGCTTGTCGTGGCTTATCCCATAGTTCATCATTGAAGCCGAGCCTATAGATTTTCAGTAATTCTTCGTCAGTTGCCATTAGTCTCAGCGATTCATAGTCTTCACATTATTAGCTAAGAAGAATCCGTTGAATAGTATCATACTTACTCCGAAACCTACGTCTCCTTGGTAAACATCATAGACACCTAAGCCTATTAGAACTACTTGCACCGCCATAACGAAATATATAAAATTTTTCATAATACAAAGATACTAAATTAAATTGACTTGTGCAACCTTATTTGAAATTAGGAGATATACATTTCATCATCTCCCTTATGATATTGGCCGTAGGTATATCTATTGTGGTATTCTTGTTCTTATTGTAGAACTCCATAAAACTACTAATAACCTTATTGAATTTGAATGCCTCAACGTACCCATCAACTGTATCGATAAACGTTCTAACGTCAATAGCTTCACCATGCTTCTCAGCTTCGTTCAACCATCTATCCATTCGTCCTTTGAACTTACGAATACCTTTAATAGCCCTATCGTCCCAATCACCACCTTCGAAATAGTGACCAATGAACATCAAGTACATAAATTAATGGGTTTTCTTGGTTCTAGCCCATATTTATAATAAACCGTAATAATGAAATATAAACTAACCAAAAATAAATGTAAGGAATTAGCCTTATTATGTTCTACTAAAACCGAATTTACTATTAGGTTCAGTGGTGCTTATAATAAGTCGTTGAAAATGGGGTGGCACGAAGAACTATGTGAACATATGTCTAATAACGGTAACAGATATAATAGGTGCGTATACGCTTATGAATTTGAGGGTGGCGCTATCTATATTGGTTTAACTTACAATTTAGACGTTAGGAAATATAAACACAGAGTAGACCGAAGAAGTTCAATATACCGATATTTAGCTAAGAATAATCATAAATTCATTGTCAAACAATTAACCGACTATATAGATAAAGAAGAAGCGGCTAAATTAGAGTCTAAAATAATTAAAGAATACCAAGAGTCTAAGGTTAATATAATTAATCGAAAACGTGGTGGTTTAGGGGGTAATACTACCAAGTGGACAAGAGAAAAATGTCTGGAAGTGGCTAAATTATGTGAAAGTAGAGACTATTTCATAAAAAAATACCATGGAGCTTACAATTCGGCAAAAAACGGTGGGTGGTTGGTAGACGTATACGATATTATTCCAAATAAAATTAAACCCAGAGGGTTTTGGGATAAGGACAGGTGTCGGGAAATAAGCATTAATTGTAAGACTAAAAGTGAATTTAGAAAAAAACACGTTTCAGTTTATAATATAGCATTAAGAAGGGGTTGGTTGGATGATATTTGTAAGCACATGTCCAAGGATGGGCACGAAAAATACTATTGGACTAAGGATAAATGTTTTGAGGCTTCAACGGGTTATAAAAATAGGACATCTTTTAGAGGTGATAATCAAGCCGCTTATAAATCCGCATATAAAAATGGTTGGTTAGACGAAATATTTCCTAAGACGTAAAATTGGGTGCAAAACAGGTAAACATTTTAGTCAATTCATTCTTAGTGTTAATGTTGATAACTTTACCCTTGTTTGAATTATAGAATTTCATAAATGAACTAATAACCAAATGAAAATTAAATATCTCCACATTTTTATCAATATCACTCATCAATTGTCCAACATCTATTGATTCACCGTCAATCTGGGCATTACCCAACCATCTATTAAACCTACCGTTGAACCTCCTAATGCCCACCATAGCACTATCGCTCCAATCACCACCTTGGGTATAAGGACCCAAAAACATCAAATATTCTCGCATCTCGTCTGGGTCATAATCGTCTGGATTAACAATATTACCTTTAGATTTGCTCATCTTCTCACCATCCTTGATTATCATACCTTGGTGAACCAATTTCTTGAATGGCTCTTCAAATGGGGTCACACCAATATCAAACAAGAACATATTTACAAACCTAGCATACACCAAGTGCATACAAGCGTGTTCATTACCACCTACATACAAGTCTACTTGACGTATCTTATCCTTAGCGGCTATTTCATTCTCGTTAGTTGGGTCACAATACCTTATAAAGTAAAATGAGCTGTCAACGAATGTATCCAATGTGTCGGTTTCTCCCTTAATAGGGATTGGTGTACCCCAAGCTCTTTGCCTAGATACACACCAATCTTGGGGTTCTTTCAACCAGTGACGTTGCTGCTTCTTTGTCTTCTCTGGGAAGTCAATGATGTCCAAGTTGGAGACCAACCTATCTGCATACTTGCTCAACCTGAAAAACCATTGGTTCATATCTCGTTGTTCTACCTTAGTATCGCATCGTTCACACTTATCTTCAACCACTTGAGCGTTAGCCAAAGCAGTATTACATGAAGGACAAAAATTCACAGGCGCATTCTTCTTGTAGGCCATATCGTGTTCCACCATCTTGGTGAACAACCATTGTGACCACTTGTAGTAAGATGGGTCAGAAGTGATAACCATCTCTTCGTAATTGGTAGTCATTCTATCCATTTGACCACGAAAATTATCGATATTTTCATAAGTAATCTCTCTTGGGTCTCGATTGTGTTTAATAGCGTAATTCTCTGCTGGCAAGCCAAATGCATCATAACCAAACGGTTGGAATGTCTCTACGCCACAGAAATTCTTCCAACGGCAATAGCTATCCATAACAGCGTAGTTATAGGCGTGACCGACATGCAACCCACTACCACTAGGATAAGGAAACATAGTCAAACAGTAAAACTTATCTTCTTTCATTATTAATACAATTTACTACCCCACTCGGCAATTAATTCTTCATCGGTTCTTTTTTCACCTTCAAAGGTGTCGATTGGATTCCACTCCAATCCTCTCAAATCAAACTTAGCCTTTATTTTGCAATTAGCACAAATAGTTTTGTTTGGCATGGTGGAGAAGTTATATCTCCACTCATGACCAAACACCTTACATTTTAATTTTTCAAACATATAAATAATTATTTAGTTGTGGGGGGCGGATTCGAACCACCGAAACAAGGCTCTAGCCAACTGAGCTACCCCACAGATATACTAACAATCACCATTACAAGGAGCTTGACAGACTCCACTCCAATCACAAACTTGGCTTCTGCCAGTTGGTGAACTAGGGTCATCCCAACTTGCTGAAGAGTAGCCTTTTCGGGCAATCTGTCTTGCAGCCCAAAGAGGGATGTCTGTACGAAGAGTACCATAGTCGAACCAAGTTCTCTTACGTTGCTTCTCGCGTCTGCGTTCTGCCCTTGCTAATCTTTTAGCTTTTTTCTCTTCTTTAGTCATAATAGTACAAAGATAAGTAAAAATTTTCACTTATCCAAATTAAATAAGACAGGATAGATATTGTTCGATGGATTTGAACCACCTGAATCTGAGTTGAAATCAAATTGTTTACCTGTTGGTTTTTGCTGAACCTATCCTTCATTTTATTCCTCTTCCCCTAACCCAACCTATCTCTAAGTATTCATTAAGAGTTTCTTTCTTTATTTTTTTGTTCTCACCATCTCTGGTTATCCAACAAGTACCATATTGAGAGTTAGACTTTCCAACACCATTCCCTTTAGACGATTTGGACATTTTCTGTTTAGTTTCATCTGAATGAACTCTACCTAACCCCTTACCTTTCTTTTTATACGCTCCCGTATCAATTAATTTAGCCCTACCTTTAGCCATAATATCTAAACACCAATTCTTATACTCAATATCCACTTCAAACCTTACTTTATTAGCTTTTCCAGCAGCTATAGTACATTTAACCATGTGCTCCTCACTACACCAACCGCCAGTTCCACCTCCCATCAGATTCATACAATCCCTATCCCCAATCATATATGGTGTGATGGCTTCCTTCTCAGCTTCAACCAGTAGTTCCCTACTATCGTAGAACGCCACAACCTCTTTGGTATGATTATCTTCTCCGTACTTACGTATGGAACGTCTTAACCTCTTACCTGAACCCATATAACCATCTTCTAGGTTACTGGTACTATGCATCCCTACATAGTATCGACCAGTTACATCACAAGTGGTTTTGTAAATGTAATGTATCGTTTTTGGTTTCCTCATATAGTTAAATATAGTGCTAGGTACCAAAAAGTCACCAGTTTCCCTAGATGGAATCGAACCATCCCCTTCGTCATGTAAAAACGATACGCTTGCCGTTACGCCATAGGGAAATACTAATTACAACTGTGAAAAGTTTATAGCACACTCTTCCCAACGAATCTCTTCAGACTTAATAGCCTTTCGAATATACCTCATTAGAGTAATCGCTTTATGCGTTAACTCAAATCTGCTATCTCCAACGTCATCACTATTAGTAACGTCTACTGGGAAGGTATATTTAGTAGCTGTCACACTATATGTACTATCTGCAACTTCCACAGAGTAATATAATTTACCACTTTGACTATACTCCAGTATAGCTGTATTGTCTTTCACTATTTCTTTAATACTATGTTTCATTTCCATCTTAATATCCGTTTTTAGCTTTCCATTCATTTTGTACCGTAAGTGGGACTCGAACCCACACTCCATTACTGGAAAGGGCTTTTGAAACCCTCGTGTCTACCTATTCCACCACTACGGCATTTGGTACGCTAAGTGGGACTCGAACCCACACTGGACAGGGTTTAAGCCTGATGCCTCTAACCAATTGGACTACTAGCGCATATGTTGTGAGGATGGTGGGAGTCGAACCCACACGCCTTTCACGGCACTAACCCCTCAAGCTAGTGTGTCTACCATTCCACCACATCCCCATGTGATACTGTACCGCAGGTGAGACTCGAACTCACACGCCCGTAAGGGCACCAGATTCTAAGTCTGGCGTGTCTACCATTTCACCACTGCGGCTTATATTATTGTATCTCTAATTGGAATCGAACCAATCCGTTCACCATGTCATAGTGAGATGCTTGCCGTTACACCATAGAGACGTATTATTTAATATCAAATTCATCATCTGAACAATGTTCCCTCATCTCTACCTCATCACCATCCTTATGACCTTTATTATACCAAAAGTTGTCATACCCACCACCAGAACTTCCGACAACATAAACACCTTTGTATATTGCATGACCCTCATAGGTAGGTTCTTCACGGAAAGCTTCTGTACCTTCTTTAAACCATTCACCTACTTTACTTATATATTTTACTTTACCCATTTTATGTTCCTTTTCTTCCTTTAGCCCAACCTTTTGCAAGGTATTCGTTAATTCCTTCTTTATTTATCTTCTTACTCTCACCATCTCTGGTTATCCAACAAGTACCATATTGCGAGTTATCCTTCCCAGTACCTTTACCCTTCATAACCTCTCTCATCTTCCCCAACGTTTCTTCACTATGTGTCTTATCTTTAAACCCATTAGATTTAAGCATTTTTTCTCTCATATGTGGGTCAGCCCACATACTCTTGTTTAGTTTAACCAAATTATCAACATTCACTTCTCTATTATCAATCCACCTCTTCTTAAGGGTCGCTTTATTACCAGCTTTAGTAGCTTTTAACATATGCTCTTTACTAGTAAACCCACCGCCTCCACCTATTGCCAAATTCATACATAAAACCTCTTTCAACAAACCCTCATTAACTAACTCCTTCTCACGCTCTCGCAACTCCGTTCTGGTATCGTAATGAACTCTCCCCTTCAGAGGGCGTGTATACCAATTCCACCACTTAGCCAAGGAACTTGTACTTCATTCCTCTTTGTATCCCCACCAGAATTCGAATCTGGGCTGCAACTTTGTAAGAGTTACGTGCTGAACCGCTACACTATAGGGACATTTAGAGTGTAGGGTCAGATTCGAACTGACGATGAGGATTTCTCCTTACGGTTTTGCAGACCGCACCTTTCGACCACTCAGGCACCTACACATATTTTATTTCAAAGAACTGGACATAAAAAAAGCCCTTACTGGAGAGTAAGAGCTTCTAATGTATTAAGTATTGTAGTTCTTTATGCTTTACAATAGATTACATCATAGCTCTCTTGCCTCAACAGCACCACGCTGCTCAGTAAACATAAGACTAATATTGTAATTGTTGTAAACATAACTTGTTTCTTCTTTCTATTAAATATAGTACAAAGATACGAAAAGTATTTGGATAATACAAGTCTTTTGTAAAATATTTTTGATTTTTATCTAATTTAAGTTCAAATACTCTCGGTTTTTTCTTCTTCAAGACTATCAAGAAATGTTCTAACCCACTCATTTGAGTTGTCACATCTATCTTTTTCGTCTTTCTCATTCTCAAGAGCACGTTCAATATCTTCCTTAAGATATACTTTATTTTTACTTCTTATCTCTTCAACGTTAATATTCTTTAACTCTTCTTTACAGGTAGCTAATTCTTTATCGTAATACTCAGTACTACCATCAAACTTAGTAGTCTCTTTAATTTGATTAATCATGAACTCTCTAATACCGTCATGTTCTGGTGTCGGTGATTGGTATGCTTTAGCCTCTTTTAAGAAAGCGTTTAACCGTTCTTTGGTTGCAGTAATTTCTATTATTTTTTCGGTAGCACGAACTATCCTATCTTTTAGTTTTTTTTTCTCCTTAGTTATTAGTTGCTTGTCAGTTGCTGTTAATAGTTTACCTAAGTTTATTACATATTCCTCAAACCTTTCGTTGTAGTATGGAGAAACAACTCTAGCTTCATATTCCTTATCCCTAGCATCATCTCTCATATGTATGGTGGCACCAAAGTTCCTCATACAATCCTTTGCAAAGTCTGTGAAGGTTTTGTGTTTTCCGTCTATAATACCTGCTGTAAATCCTGATGGCATAATTATTTATTTTTTCGTTTATTAATATAACTTACATTTGGGTGAAACCAAGTGCAACCACACTTTCCAGCATTTGGATGTCTACTATCGTGACACCATCCTTGACCACCAGAATGGTCTTTCTGAGTATGGCCACAATCACACTTTATGTTACCGTGGAAAGGTGATTTACGCTTCTTTATTCTCTTGAGAACGTTGCGTATTATTTCTTGACCGCCTTCCATTAGTTATCAAACCAAAATACAAATCTGGCTTCCATGTCTCTGGTTTCATATGCTTCCATTGCCCCTAACACCGCGTAGTATGTAGCAGCAAGACCCCATCCTTCCGAATCATCTCCCTCATTAGTTAGATTCTTCTTGTACATCTCAAACGCTTCTTTAAATTCAGCAGTTGATAGGTAACTGTGTGAGTGCCAGTCTGGATGTGTCACCGCATATGGTTTGCCATCTCTATTCATAAGATATTCACTTATACCTTGTTCCACCCACCTTTTGGCTGACTTACTGTCGGCATACTCTTCCCCTCCCTCATTTGGGTTATCTGTTAGGTGTAATCTATTATCAAACTGAGCAAAATACCCAATATCTTCTGGGATACCTTTAGGTATAAATGTATGTTTTAGGTCTCCCCTAACACCCTTACATAATGTTCCAAACATGTAATAGTTTCTATTTAATGAAATCTGGTCACCCATTGAGCGCCAATATCTCTTTTTACCTTTATCTAAGTCTTCTTTCTTTGGTATCCCTGAGTATTCAAGGTATCCGTGTATATCACATCCCATATTATTGTTTGTCAAATACTGATTTAAACATCGTTCTTAATTCTTTTAGTGTGAACTCCCTCTGTCCCGTAAGCCAATGGCCACCTAAATCTTCATTAACAACCTCTATAGTTTCGGCATGAAAATGTTTAAGTTTTTCATAATCACTAAGTTGGAATCTATAATCATTTCCCTCCAAGATACTTTCCACACTTCTTAACATACTTCGTGACACATCCTTACTACTCTTATGATTAGAACGGTATTTCTTCCATTGATTACCACAACCATTACAGTGATTTACAGGGTCAGTATCCAAACTGGAACTACCATATACTGAGCCAAACCCTAAAGAAAAGCTACCAGATACTGAGCCACTACCATGGGTTTGTTGTATCTTATTCACTATTTTGGTTGTCTCACCACAATTAGGACAACGACCATTAAGTCGATTAGTTATTTCCCTACTATTACTGTTGTCATCAGTTCGTATAGCGTCAATGATTTCATTGTACTTAATCTTCTCTTCAACTATCAAAGCCTTTTGACTTGAATTCTGAATATTGAAGTATTTCTTTAAAATTTCAAACATTTTTAATTTTCATAGAACAAAGATACTAAAAATAATTGACATATGCAAATTTAATGTGTATATTTAAAGTATGGGAACAGTTTATCTATTAGGTGAGTTCTGCGATAATGGCAGATTCAAAATCGGTATCACTAAAAGTGATGTGAATAAACGTATTAAACAACTCCAAACTGGCAACTCTCAAGAGATATTCTTAGTCAACAAATACGACTCTGTTAACTATCGTAAAGTTGAGGGTATGCTGCATCGTTATTACGGAACTAGCAGAGCTATTGGTGAATGGTTTAATTTAACTCACAAACAAGTAATGTCGTTTAGTGATGAAGCAAAAAAGGCCGATGAACTCATCGACCTTCTTTTACGGGAGAATCCCTTTTATACCTGAGAAGGTATTATTGAACATCCAGGTAGTAATCGTACTCTACTAACATCTGCTTCCTACCCATTTGGATATAGTAATCTGGGATGTCATCAGTACCTCTCATTTCTAGATGCTCCTTAAACCCCTGCAAAGATTTTCCAAGTTCACCACCAGTCAATCCATAGGTATCCATTATTAGCTTACCATTGAATATTGTAGCAGCGTACTTCTTCTTTGAGACCTCGTAGTCTACTCTTTCCATCTCATTCAAAAGACCAGCTTCTGGGAAGAATCGGTCAATTATTGACAGGTAAGTAGTCTTGTCCTTTTCGAACTTATACTCATGGTCTTCATCAGCTACATTGACATCCATCCATTCAAGGAACGTCATATAGGAAGCTCTCTTAAGGTTACGCTCTCTATTAATCCTATTCAACTCTTCAGGTTGGAACTTTTGCCAATTGAAATAAGGTGATTCTGATATAAACTCGAAGATATCCTCAAGCGTATCAAAACCTTTCAACCATCGTCTATAATCTAACCCCAAGAATTCATATATCTTTGGATAGTCCTTGGATACCATTAGCTTGTGCTTAGTATTCTTATAAAAATAGGTGTACCATAATCCTTCTTGACCATATCTCAATCCGAATCCATGAGATAATCTACCAATAAAGTTACCTAAATCATTAAAACTCAGATAATTGAACATTGAATCAAAATGTTCTCCCTCAACCAACATTAGGTCAATTTGGAACTCTTTGTAGTCAAATGATATACAATTACCATTAGAGAATGTTTCATTAGGCTCAAATACTTCTTTAATCCATTTGTGAATATCACCCTTGTAACCTTCGATTGATACAATAATATCGGCATCACCAAAAGTTTCCTTATTGTGATAATATCTAGGTACCTCAGCCTTAGCAAATTCACGCCTGACTTTCCTTAAAATATCAGTTGAAATGCTGGTGAATTCCCTCTTATTGTAACGCCTTGTTACGGTATTTTTTAGTGCTCTACCACCCATTTATCTAATTCTTTTAGTTAATATACTATTTAGTTTAATCTTATTTTTAACACATATTCTCGATTTCATCTACAAATCGGAATAAAAATTCTTGTAACCATAATACGTTACTAATATTAGTCATATAATCATCTGCAAACTCCTTAACCAATATTTCTACTCGCTCTGGTTGAGAGGATTTACCTTCTGGATGCCAATGCTTTTGCCACACATGAGAATACCCAATCTCGAACAATATCCTATTCTGCAACGTTTTAACATCCCTAGGTAGATAGTCGTAGGTGTTAGGGTCATCTAAGTCCACAATACCATCAAACATTGTTTTAAACTCTCTCATTTAGTTAATAATTTAAGTGCTTCTTATTTTTAACCGTTCATTAATTGTTGAACTCGCTTTTCTAAATTAGTTAATTGTTCCTTAAGGTTAGCTAAATTCTGTTCATCCTCTGGTGTCATACCAGAGATTGTATTGGCTTTTAATTTACTAATCTTTGCATTTATTTTATCACCTTCTCTTACTAGGTCATCGTACAGTTTTGCTTTTTTGTCTTGTGTCATAATTCTTTATTTTATCACCAATTATTTTCTATTTATAGTTCTCCTAATAAAATCATCTCCTCATCCCAAGCCCCTAATATTTGCCAGTAGAAACCGAATGGTGATTGAACCAATAAAATTGGGTCTCGCTGGATTTAGTAAAACCAATGTGAGTAGAGTATGTTACGGTAAGAGAAAGACGTATTTGGGTTATAAATGGGGGTGGACTTAACTAATCCACCCATCCCTGATTAGTCTATGAATATACTTCGAATGCTCTTTATTCATTCGTTTAGCCTTCGCCACGTTAGACCCTAAATCAACATTATCATATGAGTCAGTAGGATACCCTATCGTCATATGAAAAGGGTAATACGGATTAGATAACCCTAACTCACTTCGTATACCTTGTAACTCTACTCTATCTCCCTCTGGGACAATTAACCACCAGTGTGTGGCATCGGTTCTTGGGTCAACACTTAACGTTATTTCAATCTTCTTACCATCCCACTTCTTCTTTACCTCTTCCCACTTACCATTGGTATCACTTCCTCTATCGTTGATAAAAGAAATATGTGCATTCCTTAATGGTCTTGCTAATGGTAGTGCGTATCGCTTTTCAACAAACCAAGCATAATATTCGCATAGGTCACCAGAAAAAAATACCATTGCGACCCTCTTCCAACTACCTTGAGCTGAGTGCTTCTTGGTTTTGTTGTCAGGGTCGAACACGATTTTACCTTTAACCGTTATGGTGTTTTCCTTCATTGTTATACAAAGGTACTAAATTAAATTGAGAAAACCAAATTAAACTTTGATATTACAATCTAACTCATGTTTAATATCATATTCAATGAAGTCGTCCATCTTTTCCCAAATCTTAATCATATCTCTCCAGATTTTCATTAGTTGGTATAGTTCGTCATCGTGTACGTCAGCTACTTCATCTATTTTATTCTGAATATCAGTGTCCAATTTTTCATAAGTGTCGTGAAACCTATTAATCTGCTCTAAGTGTAATTTTCTTGGTAACATTTTAGGCTAATCTTTTTCCAATTAAAAATTCGCGTAAGAAAGCGTTTTGCTCTCCACCTATCTTCTCTACCCACTTCTTATGATTCTTAGCATTATCGTCCTCCCACTTCTTGTAAGTAGCGTCATTAGGTGTATGCTTCGAATCCCAAGTGTATGGTGAGTTCTTATAATCTGGGTAATCTTCCTTAAGGAACACTCTTTCATCCACCACGAAGGAGAATGCAGTTAAAGCATCATTAAGGTCAATTTCATAGAATGGCTCTACATGAATACCATTATCAATCAACTCATTCATGAATACATTAATTGTTCCTAAACGGTTAAGATTATTATTAGTACTACCACCATTCAATATGATACTAGTTTCATTCCTTTCCATCCACCAGTTGTAGGTGTTGATAAGATTGGTTTCTTCAGGTAAATTTTTAACATATCTAGATGTTGAGTGTTGGAATTGAATACCTTGTTGGATACCCTTCAATTGGTATATAACCATTCCATACATCCTATATGCTAGGAACTCATTCATCTTACGTGGACGAGAATTATTTTTATACTTAACATCCTTCAATCTATTTAGAAAGTCTTCTTCACTCATCATTGTTTCATGGAAGTGACCAAAGCTAAATTCATTGCTACCCTCACCCCATTTCTCAGGATTAAAAGGTCTTACGTTATGTTCTAAACACCATTTGTATGGTGATTGTTTCTTACCAAGTTCTTGTGTCATCTACAAATAGTTTTTGGTTGTTTATTATCCAGTTATATATGTACCGTTGCATATTAGGTTGAACTGGTATACCCCTCATGTACACCATATTCTTAACCAATTCAAACTCTTGTCCTTTCTTGAACTTTAAATCGTTGCTTAACTCGGTATCTTCCTTTAATTTAAGGACTCTACCCATTAATAAATCTTTCTTGTGTTGCATTATTTTATATTGTACTTCTTTTTTAGTGCTTGTTCTGCTAATCTTATGGCACTTAATGCTTCTTCTACTGTAACATATTTCTCACCATCCTTAAAATGATTTAACATCATAGGACTATTTCTATCGAAATGTTTGTGATTCATAAAAACCACTTTATATCCAGCTTCAGTCTCTAAACCTTCCTTGGCCGCAAGCTCGTCCCAATTATTAGACATTTACCTCTATTTTATAATTCATAATTCTATCTAGTTCATCCCATAGTGGTTCAGCTAATGTGTCAGGTTGCTTTAATACATCTCTAAAATCAGAGTACTCTTTAGCATACATACCAACCTTACCACCGTGATTAATATTGGCAATTCTATCAGCCAGCTTCACGATGACGGCATCAGCGTTTGACGCTATCTTTGGAAGAGTCTTAGCTTTTCGCTCTTTACGATTACGTCCAAGCTCATCTGTTACACAGTACACAATTTCTGCAACATCTTCACCAAAATAATCTTTAATATCGTTGTAGGATACATTACAGTCCTCAATCACATCGTGTAGATAAGCCGCCTTCAATAATGAAGGTGATACAATATTATGAGATTTAAGAACCTCTACTACATCATCAAGATGCTTCTCGTAAGGGAAAATATCATCATAGTATTGTCCTGAGTGCGCCTTAACAGCGACCATCCTTGCTTCTTTTACTTTTGTGTCCATGTAATTCATCTTCTTTCTTTACAAAGATACGAAATTATATTGACTTATACAAGTCTTTACGGATAATAAATTTCAGCAAACTCATTGCGCTGTGACATCTCCAGTCCTCGTATCAATTTTCTTTCTTGGAATAAGACTAATCTTTTTTAAATTAGGTATCATTTTCTTTGGTAGGTTATTAGTTTCCACTATACTATTTAATCGTTCTAATATTTCCATAAAAGGCATCTTATTAATTTCTTTTACTTTGGTAATATCGTGATTACTTAAAAACCATGGAATATCTTTCAGCACCTCATGGTAAGGCTTTAACTTTCTAACTTCTGTTAGGTCAACATTGCCGTATATACATATTAGTGCTTTATCGCTAAATTCCATCACAGGAAACTGGGGTGGGTTTGGTATGTTAATTTTATTATTAAATGTCATAGTATTAATTTATAGTACAAAGTTACGCGAAACTTTTCGTTTTGTCAACCCCCCAACCGAAAATAAATGTTCGTCTCTGTCGTCTTTTGGGTTGTTAGCCCTATATTTATCTAAAAACAATAGTATGATACCAGAAGAGAAAAAAGAAGCTAAAAGATTATACGATATAGAATATCGGAGGAAAAACAAAGTTAAACTACGGGAAAAGGCTAAAGTATGGAGAATGAAAAATCCAGATATAATTGCGGAGAATAAACTGCGTAATAAAGAGGGAAAAAAGATTAGTGATAAGAAATACGCTCAGAAGAATGTAGAGCAAGAAAACGCTAGAAAAGTGTTATGGGCTAAAAATAACCCAGATAAACGTAAAAAAGCTAATGGGGATTATGTTCGTAAGAAGCTAGCTACCGACCCACTATATAAGTTGAAGCATTATACTAGATGTTCCATTAGGGGCGCATTTAAGAAACGTGGGTATCGTAAGAAGTCTAGAACCCATGAAATATTAGGATGTTCATTCGATGAATTCAAAATACATATTGAGTCACAATGGGAAGATTGGATGAATTGGGACAACTACGGTAATCCTAAAGACGGTATATATGAACTGAATAAGACTTGGGATATTGACCACGTTGTGGTAATATCGTCAGCAATAACGGAAGAAGATGTAATCAGGTTAAACCATCATACAAATCTTCAACCATTATGCACTTATATTAATCGATTCATAAAAAAGGATTCTAATGATGGTCACTCGTTACCAAGTTAAATGTGAAATTCTCTAGTCTCCCATTATCTAGTAGCGATTTCCCCCATTCCTGAAATGTTGGCTCGTGAGCCACTCTATCATCATACAACGTTACATCAACGATGTTAGGATTTTCAGACAATATTTTATTAAGTTCACTAATCTTATAAGCAGATGTTTCACCCTTATAGTTGTAGTAATACCCATCGAAAGTAAGTCCCTTCTTGTCTAAGATAGATTTAACAGCCGCCATCAGCGCATCATACTTTCGCCCACCACGTCTTCCTGTCATCATGATTTTCATGGTATCTAGTCTAGATGCCGCTTGCTTGTAAGCAGCAGTTACCTGTGGCAAAGCTCTCATCTCGAAGATGTCTTGGTCAAGAGACTCAAGTCTACTCCACCAACCTTTATGTGGCCATTCTTTACCAGTTGCTTTCTCCCAGATTGGTTTCCCATTCTCTGGTAGTGGCGTATCAATCAAAGTGCCATCAAAATCAAATACCTCTAACCTTGTTACCCCATTCTTCATCTCAGTCAATCTTTTCCTTAAATTATTTAATACTTCATTTTCCATTGTAATCTTCTTTTCTATAAGTAGGAGACTGGGTAGACTAAATTGTCTACCCAGTCTCCATATCTAATCTTAGGTCGTAAGTATCGTTAATTCCGATAACTCTAAACTTAACACCATCATGCAGCGTCAACTTGTTAGTATGAAAGTGACCGTAAAACCAATCAGTGATGGTATTATTCTCCTTAATAATATCATACATCTCTGTAAGGTCAAGTCTCTCCTTTGCCAACATTTGAATCAGCATTGGGTCGTTCTTAGCGTAGCTTCTCACAAGACCATTAATTTCAGTAGGATATGCAAAGTGAGGCGCAGTATGTGTCACTACGACATCTATATCTCGCATCTCAGCCAATTTATCTCTATCTAGAACGAATACCTCATCTTCCCACCAAAACCCAATTCCAGCTAATCTAGGTACTCTATCGATGCTTATTGCACCACCTACACCAAGAAACCTTTTTCCTTCTGCTTCTACAACTGTGTAGTCAGGAATTAGCTTGATGTTGTCGTACATGTGGTCACCAGTCCAAAATGCTGGATTGTCGTGATTACCACGAATAACGTACATGACATTATTGGCCACTTTCAATTTAGCATCTAACCTCTTAAGCGTAACACCACCATTGATGATGCTATCGCCCATACCGAAATCACCAACATGAAAAAGGTTTAGCCCCTTCATTTGCTTAAATAGGTACTCAAGGTACCCGAAGTTACCGTGGATGTCACCAATTATAATCATTATTTCTTCTTGTTAAACTCTTCTTGTTTTAACGTGCCCTGTATCCTAGTTATTAAGATTCTACAATCTACTATACCTTGAGCTTGTCTTTCTTTATCCTTTTCCCTGTGCCTTTCCATAAGTTCAGCACTTTCTTTCCAAAATCTTTTAATTAATTCGTCTCCGTCAATCATACTCTTATCTGTGTTGCAGCAACTTCGTCTGTAATTGCAATGTTTTCATTGTAGAACTCATCAATTCCCGTTACTTCCATAAGTGTACAAATTTCCACCTCTTTAGGAATATCAAACTCATAATCTTCGCTAGGTAATTCTACCTCCATAATCATAAGTCGGGACGTTAAGAAATCATCTAGTTCCCAAACTAAATTACCTATTTTCTTTCTATATCTTAATTTTACTAAACTCTTTAAACTCTCTTCTTCTGCTCTATCATACTCAGGCTTGGTCACTTTATGTTCAAGTTCTGTACATGACATGTCAGATATTCTTTTCTTCCTTGTCTTGACGTATGCCGCGACTCCATCTAATGCTGTTGCTCGATATCTAACCGTAAACCCTTCCTCATCTCTGGGAAGGTAGCATTGGTGTATCTCTACTACATCGTCATAATCGAATCTGAAAGGATTAACCCTCATTAGAAACTTACGTTCAATCTCTATGTCTTTTGGCATATTTTTCTGTTTTCTTTTTTCTTCTACAAAGGTACGAAATAATTTTGACATATCCTAATATTCCGTTAAATCATCCAACCATATTGGTGTGTCTTCACCTAATAATGTGCCAGCTACGTTGAATTCAAAGAATTCAACAGCTTCGTCTGGAGTCATTTCATCTCTTTCAACAAGAATCTCCAGACACTGCTCTATTGAATATATAACAGTCATTTTATATGGGTCAAGCCCAATAACTGCATCGTCAAAACCATCAAACAATATTATATGTTCATCAGGATACTGTTCAATTATTTTATCAACTATCCTCATGACCTTATCTCAGTTACAACACCAGTAAGGCTCACGTATGACCCCAATGGTTTCCAATTTGTAATTTTATTAGACATGAATGGCTTCCCACCTGCCTCAGTGTTAGCCGCAAGCGTAATGTGTGGAATATCGTTAGTTGTGAAATATCCATCAACCTTAACGGCTATCGCCATATCGGATATACCGATTTCAGTCGCTCTAAGCGTCACAGTCTCACCCAAATCCCCTTTAAGGTCATCAGGTAGTCCTTTAGCAAATACAATTGTCATGTGATGCGCGAATAGTGCCCATCCTTCTGGGATTAAATGCTTCAACGCAGTCAACAATTTGGTCTTAGAGTTTTCATCTAAAACCACAGCAGAATATAGAACCTTTGGTCGGTTCTTACCGCCAGAGGCTTCCATAATCTTCTTAACTGTCAATGTTCCAACGCTCTTATGAACGTTAACCATCTTCTTAATTTTATCCAATGGTACACCGTGAGTATTTCTTTCAGCCAATACCTCAACAGTCAAACCGTTCGTTCCAACGTCTTCAACCTTGATATTAACATCCGAATAACCCAATTCCAATGCAGCCTTAACATATGCTTTCGCATCCGAAGCCTTAAGATTGGTATTATCGATAACAACTGGAGATACACCCGTTTCCATTGACGCTTTCGCGTTAGTGAAATTTAAGTTATGCATCTTACCGTGTGCCGACCAGTCACCAGTCTCGTTCATCTTCTTGAAGGCACCTAAGTAGTCACCAGTAGCTTCCCAAAGGTCATCAGTTGAGTGTATTGCTCCTTCACCGACTACTTCTCTAGCTCTAGTGGACTTACCAGCCCCAGAAACACCCCTCATAACAATTAACTCTTGGTTTGGCTTAGTGATAGCCACCCCAATAGAGTTAACACTTCCTAGTGCTTCTCTTACCTTATTTCTTATTACGTTCTTGTTCATTTCTTATTATTTCGTAGTTAACGCAAAAGCCATTTGTCTAAAACGACTAATTATCATTCTAACATAATCCTCTGAGTCAAATCCATAAGCACCAATTGCCCACATGTCATTCAACTCTACCAAATGTGTTTCCCCAGTATCCAATACACCAACATCCATTGTATAAGCCAATGGTTTTGTGGTTAAATCATTTTCATAGATATTCATAATGTATTTAATCGCTTTCATTCTAGGGAATACCGTAAAGTCACCTTTATAGTATTGAATACCTTTCAACTCACCATTATGAATAAAGCATCGATATTCACTTACGAAATTAACCACATCTGATAGGTACAATTCCGTATCATCAGCTACATCATAATAATCTCTGAATATTCGCATTTGACCATCATTCTCTATCACGTCACCCGTAAACTGTTTAACCTTTCTTGAAGGTTTAACAAAGTATGGATATTCATGGTTAATTAAGTCATACACAGTACATTCAGTTACAGTTCTACCCATAGCGCTCTTATTATTAATGAGAGAGTCTGGATAGCCAAGATATTCAGGAGTCATTACACCACATTCCTTGAAAAACATCTCTGTGAACTCTACTGAACCAATACAAATATCCTCAGTAATATTTGGGTAATTAAAGTCGAATCCTCTGACAGTATCACAAGGTATTACTTCATACCCTAAATCAATAGCTGCTTGTTTGGACGTGAAAACAAAATCATAAGCCCATTCACCAGCTTCCTTTTCTAAAAATGCACGTTTCATATCAACTCTTTAGCTTTTAATAGTTTTTCTACACTTTTCCAATCTACAAATGGTCTTAAGGATAAATTTGCATCATATAGTAACGGACAACCTAATGCTGCATCGTCAATATACATTTGAGCATATGCCTTTGGTGATTCTGTCCACGATTTTTGCTCTGGATTAGTCTGAATACCAAATAATGGTAAGTCATTCTTTTTGAACCAATTAACGGCATCGGTTAGTCCATGTGGAGTGCCGAAACTCGTATTACTTACCTCTCCATCACTACGCATAGTGAATAGGATTAATTGATGGCCTTTATCTACTAATTTACGTAGAACTTCAGCCGCACCTATATCCGAACCCACTAATGGGTATTCATGTGTGACACAAGTACCATCAAAATCCACGGCTACTGTAATTGTTTTATTTGAATTTCCAGACATATCCTTTATATTTTTCTCGTTTACCATTACAACATTGACCAATGTATTGGGGACTGAAGCCGCATTGTTCGTGCGCTTCTTTCGCAGAACCAAATTCTCCAACCATATTACCCTCTAAATCAAACATTTGTATTGGTTTAGCACTTATTATTCTCTTCCTATTTATAATCTCTTCAGATTCCTTAACCCCTTTTCTAGGGTTAACATACCCATTTTTATATAACTCTTTATGAGTGTTACTCATATTTTCTTTGGCTTCATCAGAAAACGATTTACTCTTAGTCCAATGATTATCACCACCCTGCGCCTCACTCTTTATTTTATTTCTCCATTCTGGATGTTTAAGTCCTAAGTTAGCTTGCCTTACTTTCTCTTTAGTCTCCTCACTTCGTTTTACACCTAATGAAGAGTTTGCAATTAAATTTATATTTAACTTTGGTTTTAATTCGTTTATAAATACCTGTTCCCTAACTATCAAGTCCTTCTCGTCCGAAACTTCCTCTAATAGTTTAAATTCAAACTTATCTTCACCGTATTTGTTAAATGAATTTTGTAACTTACGATTCTTATGTACGTCTCGTCTAAGTTCACTAAAATGTCTGTTTTTTCTTTTCCGAACATTCTTAGATGAACCTATATACCTTTTACCGTTAACTTTGTTAAGTATCATATAGATACCGATTTTATCCTTTGCCATATCATTACCTTTATAGTAATAAATATGTAGATAAATCAGTAAAATCCGCTACCCATCAAAATCTATTGCAAAAATCATATTACAAAGATACTAAATTAAATTGAGAAATACAAATAAATTTAACTATAATATGATGAATATACGTCAGATGTTAAACCGTAGTCAATGATAACAATTTCGTCAGTTCCACCACGCTTAACAACTCCATAAGAATTCATTCTAGTAAGGTCACCTGCTGGAACACCGTAGTTACCAATATAATCGAATACACCATAAATAAATTCTTCTTCCCACATGGTTTATGAAACCATGTGGTCTATTGGCATTTTATAACCACCACCACGTCCATTAACATCTTGTCCATAATTATGAATAGCAGCTTGAAAATCCTTCCATTTGAATCCTGTTATATTAGTGAATTGTGCTGTATTTAGTTTCATTTGGTTCGTAATCGAATGTTCTAGCTAGAACATGTTCAAGGTCATTATATTGGGAATAAGATATTTCAACTTCGTTCTGAGCCAGACCTTTTTGATTCTTGGCCAACTTAAGTACCTTTTCATTATCAATTTTAAATACCACTCTGGCAGTACCAGCCGCTATTCGTTGTAAATGAGTTTCACAGTATCGTACCCTTGCACTATATGAACGCAATGTTTTGAACTCTTCCATATTAAAACTGGAAGGATATTCTTCACCCATTAAAGTCTCGATAGTTTCAAATACTTCCTCTTCAGATAAAACTGATTCTAATATTGGGTACAATTTCATTTCCACTGAGAACAATTACTAGCCCCACGTTTAATCATTTGGCTTTCGATTATATCCCACGGAATTAGAATTCCATCATAACCTAATACACCATCGTCACTTATCATGACTTTACCGTTAGGTGTGTCTACACCATCGTAAACTATACCATTAAACTTAATAGCTTCCCGAAGCTTATTTCTGATTGAGTCCTTCATGTGGGCTTTAGATATAAATATCGCCTCACATGGTAAAGATTATACCTTCTGTTTACGCTTATTAATTACTTCTAACCATCTCTCATTTTTGACTCCTATTCGGTCACATAATTCTTCGTAAGTAACGTCATAATCACCCAATAGGGAGAAAATACATTGTAGTGTATCTGCCGCCTCTTCTAATACATTATCTCGTATATCTTCTGGCGTATCATTGGTAATCTTTCTACCGATGGTTTTATTAACCCCTTGAGCCAATTCTCCGACCTCTTCGAATAATTTACATAGCTTCTCAGAAGTGGGTGCAACATCATAAGTATTAAGCTCATGACTTCGTTCGTAATGTTCTTTCATTTTTTATGTTTTTGACACTTACCGTATAAGTGGTTGGTCATTTGTATACAGGTTTCACAGTACTCCAACTCATAATTAGGTTGGATGTAGCTCATATCTTCTTTCATGAATTCAATCTCATAAGTCTCCTTATTGAATCTCATAGTATTACCTATTTCTACGTATTGTAGTTGTTCTTCAGTTAATGTTTCTATGTTGAATTCGATTTCATCGTGAATTTCTTTTTCGGCTCGTAGTAAACAGGTTACCACTCCCTCGTCAATGTCGGTTACGTGGCCAATCTTGACTGTAACCTTACTTATCTTCTCTCCACAAACTTGGCAAAGGTTATTGTCTTCACTACAACGTTCACATACCTCATCACAAGGGATATGCGCTGTAACTACCTCTTGTCCACATACTTCACACTCACCATCGGAGAATGCGTGTAGGACTATCATACCTTGACTATGCTTATCACATTTCATTAGATGTTCTTTAATGACCGTAACCACATTCGTTTGTGTTCTGACTCTTCCAGCACTTTATACTGAGCTTCAGTCAAAGTCACCGATTGAGGCTCATCCTCAAACTTACTAATGTACTTAACCATATGGTTAGATATATCTTCCAACGTAACTACCTTATCACCCATTACTATTTCGATATTAGGTTCCTCTTGTATTGTTGTAAACCAACGATAACGTCTTTCAAGAATTTCGTGAGCATTGGTCTTTATATTAGACCAATTTCTAGTCGGCAACAAAAGACCAGCTATATCAACTTTAGATTGTGTTGATAGCCAGACTTCGAATTTGTTATACTCTTCCTTGATATCTACCATTATGAGGTGATTTCAGTTTCGTTCTTTACACCGTATTCGTCATAGTAATATAGGTCAACTCCTTGAAATACTAAGAATGAATACTCAGTCTCTCCACGAACTCCGTCTTCAAATTCACATAAATAGTTATCTTCAAAACCCTCTGCGAAATATGGATTATCATCCAAATCCTCTCTACCGTGAATACCAAACAATGCAGCATTCAGAAATTGGTAGTCCTCCAATTCCAATTGCTCTGAAAATCCCTCTACCTCATATTCACAGAATACGATACCCCAAGTACCGTTTAGTGGTTTTAAGCTGTTTATTAATTTTACAAATCTCTCTACATGTGGGTTGTCCACTGATGTTGTAATCGTCTCTGTTGTATCCCCATTAGCATCACCAATCATGTAGTCGAATACTAGTTCGTAATAAGGTATTTTGCCACCTTTGGGCTTGTCCGTATTTTTCTCTTTAAGTTTAATCATGTTCTAAGTTTTATAGTACAAAGATACGCATAATTATTGAGAAAATCAATGTAAACCTTGGTATTAAATTGTTGAAGGGGTAGAGGGACTCGAACCCCCATTTTCAACTCCGATTACGATTAAAAGTTTAGAAAACTTAGTCGGTTATACCCCCATATTACACAATAAAGTATATACTGTAACGTTGAGACGGAGGTGGGATTCGAACCCACATTTGCAGCTCCATTACCGTTAACAGGGTCGAAACCTGAACGGGCTACACCGCCATAAAGTACTCTCCAAGAGATTTGAACTCTTACTCTGAAATTCGTAGTTTCAAGTGCTATCCAGTTACACCAAGAGAGTGTGTACCCCTAGAAGGGTTCGAACCTCCACCAAAACTTTAGGAAAGTCTTATGCATCCATTACACCATAGGGGCGTTTTAAGCAAACATGAACCAAGCAATTAAAAAACCTAATCCAAATCCCATTGCCATTATAAAACCAATTACAAAGGCAAGAATCATTAGCACCTTATCATCTGACTCATGCTCATTCCAGTTTTCTCCAATAGTCGCCATTATACTTTAGTTACTTCGTACATACCTAAGCACAACATTCCGTAAGATAAATCTTCCAACATTGGCTGGAACATCTTCTGATTCTCAGGATTGTCCTTAATATGATGGTCGATGTATAACGTGTTAATCATCTTACAGTGCTCTACCAACGCTTCTAATAGCGTATTAGGCATCATATTAATCTTTGCCTTAATGTAGGCGAATTGAATCTCCTTACTGATGAAGGAATCAGCTAATATATCTTCATACGTTGGGAGTGCCAACCCAGCAGATAGTAAACGAGCCATTGTGTAGCTAAGATACAATCCAGAGGATGTTTTAGGTTCTAACATATCCTTAATCCAGATATTCTTAGTTGAGTTAGGTTTTGACTTCAAAAACTGACCTTTGATAATGTTTACCACCAATTCGATGTTATTATCTAACTTTTCCATCAGCTCTGCAATCAATTCGGAAGCTAACATTGCATTACCGTTTCGACTACTAAGTTTATTATTACCTACCATCACTAAACCTAATGGTAAGTGGTTTACTTTAGGTGCAATCGTTTTCAATAGGGTAAAGTGGTTTTCTTGTTCTGCACCAGTCAAGTATAATGTATCGTCATTTAATTGTGTGGCTAAAGCCACATCTTGATAGAAGTATGTTGTATTACCGTCCGATTTAAGCCCGACAATCTTCTCTTCTCCCAAATCGAATACTAAAGTACCTTCGTAATCGTCTTCACCAGCTACAAGCAACTCATGGTCGCATTCAACCATAGAAGCATAATGATAATCATCAACGTAATAATTGAACTGGTTACATATAATTACAAATTCTTCTAGCGCATCCTTATGAGCGACTTCACCCTCTAACGTATCACCTAAAATAGTGATAGTCTTTGCTGTTACTCCCATATTACTGAATGCTGAAGCAAAAACTAAGTTGGATAGGTGGCCAACGTGTAAGTGCTTATTAAGATTAGGACTAAACCCATCCATATACTTATACACCGTATGACCTTCAAACATATGTTCTAAGATAGAGTCATCATTCAATATGATGTTGGTATAAGCTCCAGATTCCTCCGTTGCCAATCCCCAATGTTCACACCATTCAGTGACTTCTTCATTAGGCTTCCCGTACACACATAGACCGAAATCCATATTAGGTGGGGTTTGTTTTACCTCATTGATTTTGATTTTCATTATTCCTTGTTTTTAAGGTTCTTTTTAGTTTTTTTTTCTCGAAATGCCATGTTAAGTAGTTCAACCACGTTATTACGAAGAAGAATCCATTTAGAGCCATAAATGCCCACCATGTAAATTCATCCGAAAATAACATAACATTAAATAGAATAAGTACCACTATTAGGTTGGGTAGATTCATTGAATCTGTATATCCTTTAAAAAATCTTTTTATTTGTTCGTTCATTCCACTATTTCGATTATCTTACCTTCACCTACTTGACGGGCACCTTCGTACAACCACCATGTACGTCCAACGGTAAGGTATTCTCTAACGGTTTCAGTGTTAATGAATTTAACCGTTACAATTTTATCTTCTCCACGTTTTATTTCATCATACTCAAAGTCTATTTGACCCATGAAATTTGCTTTGATGGTGTCACCGTGTAGATATTCAAATACGTGTTCTGGTCGATATCCACTTACAATGCCAGCTTTTCTACCACCTCGACTATGTAAACGAATCTTAGCTTTTACCGTTATCAAGTTGTTAGTGTCTCCACTCATTTTAATTTCTTCCATTTTACAAAGATACACATTTATTACTAAAAAATCAAGTGTCGCGGTGAGCAGGTTCGAACTGCCTTATCTTCGGATATGAGCCAAAGACCTCTGCCACTAAGCACCGCAATGTTAGTCCCGATACACAGAATCGAACTGTGTCCTACACCTTATGAGAGTGTCGTTCTAGCCATTATACCATATCGGGTTGTTAAATGAATGTACGCTCTTCCTTGATTTGTTATACCTAGGGAATCTTGGGTAAGACCCCTAGGTGGAGATTCGAACTCCTTAAACCAGACTGCTTTATACCATCTGGACAATTCATTTTGCGCCTACAGAGAATTTCGAAATCTCGACCTGAGAGTTAAGCCTCTATAAGTCCAGCATGTATCTCTCTATGACAATTACTACACACCATAATACATTTATCTAATTCTTTTTTTACTCTAACCCAAGACCTTGAATGTCCTCTTTGAGAAATGTTAAAATCTTTTTTACTTGGGTCTAAATGGTGGAACTCCAAAACGTCATTACACCTATTATAACTACATTTACAGCATTTACCACCTTTATATTCGATGGCCATTTCTTTAATTTTACGCCTTCGTTTGGTGACCGCCTTAACAGCAGACGCCTTGCGCTCCTTATCTGTCAATAATTTCTTAGGTCTGATAGTAACGTAACTCCTAACAGTTGTCTTACCAACGCCAAACTTATCTGCCGTTTTCTGACATGAATTACCTTCATCATAGTAATTCTGTAACTTAGTTACTAACTCTTCAGATAGTTTATTCTTGTGTCGTGTATCGCTCATATTATTAACTGTTTACGTTAATAAATATAGTCAACTTACAAGAAAATGTAAATAGATGCTCTCAGTGCTAGATTCGAACTAGCGTGGAGGGGAACCCTCGGAAGATTAACAGTCTTCTGCAATCGGCCACTATGCGAACTGAGAATATTTTTTGATATTGTGAACTTCACTTTCTAAGCTATATTACCACTTTACACTCTACGGGTATCAGCCTCTCTAGAGAAATATCAAAAGTTGCGGAAGTTGGAATCGAACCAATCACAGTATGTTTCAACCTGATAGGTTATGAGCCTATCTGAGCGTCACCACCAGCCCTCATTTCCGCGATATATTATTTTACTTTAAGGAAGTCTTCAGTATCCTTAACTGTTCCATTCTCAAGGTAGTTAGGGTATACAACTTCATTGAAGTGTTTGAGTTGTTTCTTATACCAATAACCATCTTCCCCGTTCAAAACAGACATATTATCTGATACGTCAAACCCTTTATCAGCTTCACTTCTCATCTCACCATCTAAGTGAGTGTCAGCATAACAAGTGGCTATCCACCTTGCGAATAGAAACATTTTAACATCTTCCATAGTGCAAAGATACAAAACATATTTGACATATACAAATCACTTTCGACCCCTTATCCACCCATCATCGATAAATTCGCTAAGATTATCTTTCTTTATCTTCTTATTTAAGCCATCTCTGGTTACCCAACAAGTACCGTATTGAGAGTTAGTCTTTCCAGTTCCCATACCTTTAGATGATTCAGACATCTTCTCTTTTGTTTCCTCTGAATGCTTTCGACCAGTCCAATCGTATGGCTTTAAAGACGCTAACCAGTATTCTCTGTAATTTGGGTCTGTTTTTAGTCTATTGGCGTGTCTACTACTCAATAATTGGAATACTTTGCGACCACCAGCAGAATGGAAATTCTTTCTCTGTTCTTCACTTGAGAAGCCGCCTTCACCACCTACCTTCAGATTCATACAGTCTTCTTTAGCTACCTCATTAAGATTAACTATTTCAGTTTCCCTATCCTTCAACTCTTTTCTGGTGTCAAGGAACTCTATGAATTCAACCTTATGGTTTTCTTTACCATGTTTATTAAGTGACCTCTTTAATCTTGTTCCAGAACCCATATAACCATCTTCTAAGTTATCTGTTGAATGCATACCGATGTAATATCTACCACTAAGTAAATTAGTTGTCTTGTAGATGTAGTGAAACTTCTTTTCTCTTCTTGCCATAATCTATATCGTTTAGATATAAATATAAGGCTAAAGTACAAAAAGTAAACCTCTGGAAGCAGGAGATGGAATCGAACCATCGACAACCGTTAGGCTATTTGAGCTTATGAGACTCATGAGATACCACTTCTCGACCCTGCATTTATGTTTAAAAATAGAACCCATTACTTTTAGAAAAATCCAATAAGTACTCCTTTAAATTAATTATGGCTTTATTAAAATCTATTCGTTCAGTATCACCAAATCGTATAGATTCAGCGTCTTTTTTTAATACATCATTAATACTATGATAAATATCTGAAACCAATACTGATAATTTATTCTCCATAATGGCTACATCTTCCTGTTTTAATTCAATTACGTCATCTTCCAGTTCTTGACAATATTCGATTAAATCTTTTACTTCAGATTCATCCATCAACGATGGATTAGTTAAGAATATTTGATTAATTGACTTCATATTATTATATCTTACGACCTTTAATCTAGGAACAAAAAGTAAACCTCTGGAAGCGGATGAGGGATTTGCACCCCCGACCTCAAGGTTATGAGCCTTGCGAGCTACTACTGCTCCAATCCGCAATATAATGTAAAGATACTAAATTAATTTAACATATACAATTCAACAAGTATATAAATCAACTATAAAAGTCCAGACAGAGGGATTCGAACCCTCGTTTTCAACAACCGCTACGAATATCCAAGATATAAGCTTGGCTCGGTATGTCTGGAAGTATGGTTTTAAAAAGAACGCCCTAGATGACCATAAACATCCGTCACAAATCCTATCAACATCTGCCGACATCCGTTGATTCTCATTTAGATACCAAGATGCGCTTCTACGAGAGGCGTTGGTGACTTATTGGTAGGCAAGATGGGAATCGAACCCACATTTGAAGTTATCGCAAGATACCAATTACAGTTCTCCAACTTATCAGGTTGGGCTGCTACATGCCTATGTGTTGTGCGAAAGGGAATCGAACCCTTATTTTCAACCGTTACCTTAGTCATGTGTATCAGACACGCTGGTTACCGCACAATATAAATCATCGATATACTCTTGATAATGTGATTCTCTATGACAGTTAGCACATAACATCTCACACTTATCTAATTCCACTTTAATTCTGTCCCATGACAGAGTTGAGTATTTGGAGATAGTAAATTCTTTGTCATCTGGGTTAGTATGGTGAAAATCGAATGCCCAATAGCATTTATTGTATCCACATTTTTCACACTCCCCACCTTTATATTCTACTGCTTTCTCTTTTATCTTTTGTCTATGTAATTTAACCCTATTATAATTTCTACTTTTTTTCTCATCCTCCGTCAGACCCCAAATCTTATTGTCAGTATATCTATGTACTGTAGTCCTTGAAATGTTGAACTCGTTACAGCATTCCTCAATGGTGTGTATTAAGTAATAATTTTGTAATTTAATAACATCCTCATCAGTTAAAAACGTTCGCTTACGCTTATCTCCAACGTTATGTCTTTGGCAATGATAAGATATTGTCGATTTTGAACATCCTAAATTTTCTTTTATATCGTCATACGTTTTACCTTCTTTACGTAATTTTACTATCTTTTCTTTTAAACTAGCCATATTAATGTATCTTTATATGATATAAATATAACGCTAGTTCTATAAAAGTCAAGTGATAACCAATTTCACCATAAGTCAATATGCTGGGTGTGAAGGTGTTGCACCTTCGTAATTTCATCTGCGCAGACTACAATGTACCCTACTACTAGGACACCCAATTTATTATTTTGTTATTCTATGCGTATAACATCGTTGACAATACATCACATCGCTGTGTCCGTGACCGTCACCATACATTATAGCCCTACCATAATCTTCCATTCTATCATAATCGGGCATCACCTCAAACTTAACATCTCTCTTACACTTCTTACACTTACCACCATGTTTAGTTATAAGGTCATCTTTCTCACCCTTAATTCTCTTCTTAGCTCTGTCCATCTCTTTGATGACCAATGCTCTCAATTCCATATGCTTCAAACCATCGCTCCAACCTTTAATATAAGATAGGCTAACAATAGGTGCTGAAGTGGTATATGGATACCTTTTCACATAGTCATATGTGAACTCTCGTACTTCAGGTAATAGTTCTCTTGCCATTGTTTCTAATTTTAATTATTAATGTACCCCCACTAGGACTCGAACCCAGAACAAACGCTTAGAAGGCTACAATTCTATTACCCCACCATATATCTCCCTATGACAATTGGAGCATACTAGGGCACATTTATCTAATTCAGCTTTAACTTTATCAGTAAACGTGTAACTAGTTATTTTGGATATGTTGAAATCCTTTTCAGTAGGGTCTATATGGTGAAAATCTAAAGCACCATTATATTTGTCATACCCACACACTTCACAACCACCACCCTTATAATCGATAGCAAGCTGCTTCAAGTTACGTTGTCGTTCTGTAGATTGGTCTGTGGTACAGGGCTTACAATAAACTGATGAACCCTTCTTACCCCTTCTATCGTAATATTCACTTAACGGCTTTGTTTTAGTGCATCTGGGACATTCCCTTTCACCACCATAGTCAAGAATACCCTTATCTTTAAACGATTTATGGTTAGTCTTTAATTCAAACTTGTTCAACCAATAGGTAACAGTGTTAGGCGCTTTTTTAATCACCTTAGATATTTGGTATACTGACATATCTTTGTCAATACAATCCACTAGAAATTCTTTCTCCATAGTAATAAATATGGAGTGCAATGGATAAAGTTCAAAAATTATCCGTTACATGGTAGCCCTATCAGGGTTCGAACCTGAAACTTTTCTTTAGAAGAGAAAAATGTTATCCAATTACACCATAGAGCCATGTTATCCAGTTACACCATGGAGGCATTTTGAGGGGCGAGTCGGATTCGAACCGACATGGTAAGCGCTAACAACGCCACCGATTAAACCAGTTATACATCTCCCCTTATTTCATTTGTTAATTCTACACATTTTTTTAATTTTAGTCAGGTGATTGAGATTCGAACTCAATTACAAATTCACCTTGGTAGGTTTCATTGCGAGATTTTAGTCTCTGACACTCCACGTTTTAGAGCCGCGTCTCCCATTCCGCTTTCACCTAAAAATTTAAGGGTGTCTAATCAGGTTCGAACTGACGATAACTGCACCACAAGCAGTCGTGTTACCACTACACTATAGACACCATAAAGTCAAGCGGAAGATAATGGAATCGAACCATTGCTACGAATAAACGTAGTGCTAAGTACCAAAAAGTCAAGGGTAGAGGGTAGAGTAATCGAAACCCGTACAGTCACCCGTACCCCTGACGTTCAAAACCAGTTTGTCACCTTGACGGTACCCTCTATTGTTGCGGAAAGAATGGGAATCGAACCCATACGAGACTGGTTACTCCTAACACTTTAGCAAAGTGCGGCCACCACCTATTGGCTTGCCTTTCCGATTGCACAGGTGGAGGGCATCGAACCCCCTACAGCGAAGTTTTGGAGACTTGCTGGCTCCTAAGCTCTCACCTGTGTATATCCGCACACGGTTATGTGCGGATAAAATTAATACCAAGATGTCAAAGAACATGTTATCTCACAGATAACAACTATTTTTTTATTCCTCTGACCCAACCTTGTTGAGTCATACTTTCTAAGTCTTCCTTCTTTATTTTTTTGCTAACCCCATCTTTACTTATCCAATAAGTACCATACTGTGAATTATCCTTCCCAGTTCCAGTACCTTTAGTGGATTCGCTCATCTTTCGTTTAGCCTCTTCACTATGTTTTAGTCCTGTCCAATCCTTCTGCCACTTCTTACTTCTCTCACCATCAGCGTACTCCTTTACTCTAGCAGCACTAATCTTATTATTGTATGCTCCCACCCACTCTGGGTCTGTTTCCCTAAGAACCCTTTGCTTCGCATTGGACTTCTCAGCGTTTAATCGTTGTTGTTCTGGTGAAAACCCACCACTACCACCAACTCTTAAATTCATACACTCCACTTTGGCTATTTCATCTAAATTAACCACTTCCTCTTCACGCTTAACCAACTCTTCTCTACTGTCGAAGAATTCCAGTATCTCAATCTTATGGTTTGTTACACCATGCTTATTGATTGAATACCTCAATCTCTTACCGCTTCCCATGTACCCATCGTCTAAATTAGACGTTGAGTGCATACCTATGTAATATTTATCATTTAAAAGATTGGTAGTCTTATAAATGTAGTGATACTTGTTTCGTTTCCTTGCCATATCTATATTGTTTTAATATAAATATGTCGCTGGTACAAAAACGACCACTAAAGGGTGTAATAACGGTACCGAGCCGTTTTCTCTAGGTTCACAGCCTAGCGCTTCACCTTAAAGCTTAAAACACCATATAATAAAAAAGCCCTGACCGTTTAACTGGTCAGGGCTTAACTCTTTCGAGATATTGCTTTATATTCCTGTTTTGGTGAAATCTAAGCAATTGCTGACCATGGTGACATTGCGTCTCCAATTAATCGAACTAATATGTATACTCATCATTTTCACCGATTTCTATTCTTTAGGTTAGGCAGAAAGTTCTACCTGTTTATTATAATTAGTACAAAGATACGAAAAAGTTTCCAATAATACAAGTCTTCTGGAAAATATTTTCTATTATTTTTGTATTTTGTGCTTAATTTTCCAAAAATTTTTTACTACGGTTGTACCATTACCTATCATCACTAATACTGATAGGTACCAAACGGTGACTCCAATTATTATTTCTCTACCCTCTAATAATAATAATGGTATGGCTCCTATTGTAGCCATTGCCACTAGGGTTAATGCAAATTTCTTATTGGTCATTCTCTATTTCTAATACCCATTTCAATGCTTCTATCTTACCTTTAGTAATATCTCTACTCAATCGTGTTGCGTTACCGAACTCAACAAATTCTATTGAGGTCATACTATCCAGTTGTTCTATTATCATCGTTAGTGATGCTTGCTCTTCTATTAACTGAGCGGTTATATTGTCTTCTTCTATCATAGTTTATTATTTTTATTTGGTGGTGTGGGAATGTCTGCTCTATATTCCATCGTACATTACTACTGTTACGTTACAATCGACCAATAGGTCTTTAATCATCTCCTTAACCACATCCCAATCTCCACCTGCAAGACCGCACCCAATCATCGGTAACCCAATATGTTGACCCTTAAATTCGTGATTAATTTTTGTCAGGCACATACCTAATGCATAATAATTCAAAGGTTGCTCAGTTCCATTGTCATGATTTCTACCGAATCCAAACTGAGTATAAGTATTAACCGCAGTCAACCGTCTACCTACCTTAGCCCCTTTTGGGTGATAACCAACATGTTCGTAATCAATATTACCAAGTTTATTAAAGTCTCGTTTATACTCATCACCTTCCAACTTGAAGTCATCTACTCCGAATGCCTTGGCCATCTGTGGTGCTATTCCAGCACCCATCTGACAGAAGCAATTACAACCATGTGCAATTACATCAAATTCTCCAGCCTCCGCTAATTTAATTAAGTTACCTGTTACTTCATTATACATATCTTATTTCTATTACATTAATGTTATTAGGTATAGAACATCGAAATCCTTTCCACATCGAACGCACTTCTTATCAAATGGTTCTCCGTTAATTCTATGTTCTTGTACATATATTTTCTTATGTGAACCAAACTTACATCTAATACTATTAGGTTTAGTTGGTGTCACTTCCGATGCTATTGGGTTTTCGGTCTCGTTCATTAAAACATGTCTTCAATTTCAGTGCTATGTTCGCAACTATCTCCTTCTCTAATGTTATTACGTAACCATTCAGCAGCTTCATAATGTTGGCAATGCTCATCTACTTCAATTCCGTTATTGGCAATATCCATAAGCTCTTCATATATTTCATCAGGTACTTCTACATTACCAAGTCCTACTACGTAAGTTACTCTAACGTCTAAATTTTCAATTATTTTCATTGTTCTCTTTTTTAAATACAAATATTGGCTCATACTTGAACCCTCCTTTCATTAGTGACGACAACGCCATTTTATACGTTTTAACGAGCTTAAATCCTCTTTCCTTAGCCAACCTAACCGTATCATCTTCTAACGTCTTATATGTCCTTACATCAGCTATATTGATTATAAAATACCCATCTTCCTTTAACCATTTGTGACAGTTGTCTATTAATGGTACTAAAAAATTGTCTCTCCACAATTCAGCTTCGGTATATCTCACAAAAGATTGAGTCTCTTCATATGCATACTCTTCAGTATTGAAGTATGGTGGGGATGAGAATGCTAAGTCAAATTCACCATCAGAAAACACACAATCCTCTATTGCATTATTATGCATAGCGATGTAAGGTGTGTCTGTACCATATTCCGATATTTCTTCAGCTAGTTCACACAATCGATAGAATGTTTCCTTTGATGGGTCAACGCCAGTATACTTCTTCACTTTATCTGATGTGGTGGCTCCTAATAGTCGGCCACCGAACCCCGAACTGAAATCTAGTACACCACCATCACCAGAGTAATTATCATAAATGTATTTTGCTATTGTTGGTCTGAAGTTAGACACTTTCTGGGTTCCACTTGTCCAACTTAACGCCTTTCTCATTCCAGCGTCACTCATATTATCTCCAAGCTTAATTCTCTTGCGAATCGCCTTCATGAACTTCTCATCATCCTCGAAACATTCCATTGGGGATTGGAAGTTATTACATTTCACATCAAACATATGCGGCATAAAGTAATTAACTACGTTCAATCCTAACATTACTTGTTTGAGCGTATTATCCTTTAATGTCAAAGTACTGGTATCAAACTCCAACATCTTCTTAACTCCTTTCTCCACATCTTCTGGAGATAAATTAAAGTAAGGAAATGAGGAATCTCGATAATTATCAAATACGTCTTTAACAAACCGTTCCATTTCTTGGTCTGAAAACTTGTTCCAAACCTTTTTATTAATGTATAATGGGTGCCCCTTTGAAATCATATCTACAAAGATACGAAATAAAATTGGGATTTACAATTAAGTGTCTGTCTCGTTATTTTGGAAAATGTCAATTAATCTATCAACATATATGTTAGGTGATACTTGTTTAATTTCACCTATCTCTTTTTTATGATGTAATCCTAGAACATACATAACCGAGTCATTCTCTATTATCTTATGTATTTCAGAATATTTGATGTCTTCATGTTGGCATATAGTTTTTCTTTGCCCTGCTGATAAATCTGAAATAGTTATCTTTAAAACATCACCTTTAGATACCAATTTAAATTCATCGACCATTTTCTGGTCTAAAAATATTTTATTAAACTTCTTATTGTACCTAATCTCATCCACGATATTATTATCGTATAATATTTCTACAAACGGTTCGTCAGACGTATAACAAACCCTACCTATCGATACTTTATGTGTATCTGTACCATCTGCCATTTCATTCAATATAGTATAAACTTCGTCTATCGCCTTAATTGCTTTCATTGCTGGTGTGATAACACGGGTAGGATTTAAAAATAATTTAAACATCATCCACGTATTAATGAATATTAATACGAGTATTATTGCGATTAGTAACTCCATTTACAATTCCCCCTTTTTAATGCGGTCAAATATATTGACCAATTTGCTTATAGCTATTTCAATCTCCACCCTATCTATCGGATTATCAAATCTTGAGTCCTCACTAGTTGCTAAACTAAGATAGAAAAACGCACTGTCCGTTTCATCTATATAGTGTACTTCAGAATAGGCAATATTCTCTTTTAAATAAATACGCTTAAGAATGCCATCTTTCATTTTATTCCTGATAAGTTTATTAGGAATTCCAGGACCTATATCACTTAACATCTTGACATAAATATCGTCAACCAATAATCTTTGATAGTCATCTCTTACCGATTCTAAGGGTTCATCTATGGCCTCATACATAACACTAGCATATAGATGGCTCCCCAATCTAGGTTTACCACCCCCATTTTCGGTTTTTAATATTAAAAACCTCTGGACATCGGTCTTATTCAGAACTCGTTCCATAATCTGCTGTATCTCAATCAAATCATCAAAATAAGTTGATGATACTTCACCCTCCTCTTTGTAGTTGGGTGGTTTTTCATAGTTTAACCACCAGAATAATAACTGACTAGCCACCCCAATCAATGCAACTGCTACCCCACCAGTCAATAACGTATTCACTATATCTTCCATATTTCCAATTATTCTTCTATAAATATGAAGACAAGTACCATAGTACTTGTCTTCATACCTCTACCGAGTCAATTTTATTAACCCTAGGTTAACGTAAACTGATGATTATCAATATGTTACGATTTTAAAGTAGATAAAACAAGTGTCAAGTTTCTTAACATTTTTCCGTGAAATTTGTTAACTACAAGTTATTAAGGGTAGACTTGAAGTTACTGGCCTCAAGTTTATCTATCATGTTACCCACTTCTTTACCCTTAATTCCATATTTGGACATCACTTCATCACCTTTAACGCTTAGGTTAAACTTAAGCATAGTAGAAATCATATTAACATCCATACTGTTGAACTTGGCAAACTCCATTACCTGTTCATCAGATAATGTAGTTCTGACTTGCTTCTTCTTAAATTGATTTATGAAATTAGGGTTAAGATTTGGTAGCCAAGTCGTTAAAAATTCTATATTAGAAGCCTCAGACTGTGGGTATTTAAGCCCATTCAATTGAGATTTTAATTTACTGGTTGCAAATGGTAATAGGATTGAGGATATGACCAGTACTGGGTCATGGCTCTCCATAAACGTTTTAGAATTAGCCCCTGCTTTAGGAATTAAGTCTGGAAACACATGTGCCAATAGGTCGTACTTGTTCATCAGAGCTAAGAATTGCACTGTTGATTTAGCCTTTTCAATACCTTTAATGAACTCGTCTCTAATACGTTCTCCAGAAATCTGGGACATGTCAATATCCTTACTAAGTAGTTGGTCAATCTTTGAATCCACTTGACTCCCGAATCTACCAGCAAACCTGATAGCTCTGAGGATTCTAAGTTTATCCTCTTCAAAACGTTCGCCAGCATCCCCTACGGTCTTCACTACACCATTTTTAATGTCCTCTACTCCACCTACGAGGTCAACAACCTCATTGGTATCCAAATCATAAAAAAGTGCGTTAATAGTCAAGTCTCGCCTTTTAACATCGGTTGCAATGTCCGTGAACTCTACCTCATCTGGTCTACGGCCATCAGAAGAATGAGCCATAAACTCATTATATTCATCAGGTACCAATTGTTTAGCTATTTCTTCCCAGTTACTCATCATCTGATTGTTTATCCCATTTATCATATTGCATAGTTATAGTAATTTCACCAATCTCGTCATTTTCTGTTGTTATAGGTCTAAGATTTTTAAATCTACCCCATGGAGTTTCAACCCAAAAATCTTTTTGTGGTTGATTAACTCTATCGACCCACCCTTTCATATATTTATAAGTTTCATCCATTTTTTTTCCATTTAAACCCACCACAAGTGTTTCGGTCACCGTTTATTACCGACCAAATATTACCCTGACTTAAACCAAGTTGTTCGGCAGCATACTTAGCACTTCTCCACTCACTTATTATGTTACTTTCCTTATCCAATTGTAAAACTGTTTGTGCATTCCAACTAACAGTACCTTTCTTACTTTCGGATATTTGTTTCTTCGTTTCTTCCGAATGGTTACACCCTTTATGCCTATCATTACCAATAAGAGATTTACTAATGTTTTTCTTAGCTTCATCAGTATGTTTAAACCCCTTACGTTTTTTTCCAGCCTCAGAAATTTTACGTATGGCTTCGTCAGTGTGTTTATAACCTAACGAACCAACATCACCACCTTCCGTCATATTGGTTAACTTATAACCACTACTAGTTAATTTAGCAATCCAAAATATTTCCCTATCATTTAATACCGAAGTATCACATTCCTCTATTATTTCAATTTTTATATCACCTAATAACCCTTTATCCTCTAATTGAATTAACCAACTATTCTTATGGCTCGGATTCTTTCTCTTATCATACTTATGTTTGTTAAGTCGTTTATTTAATCTCTGAACAGTCTTACCAACATATCTACATTCACCACTTATCGGACAAATCAATTTATATATGTAACCTTTTACCATGATATTCTTTATTATAAATATCATGAAGAAGTCTAAAAGTCGCTATTTCATTAGCCCTTCTTTAAACAATTCATACTTAGCAATATCTGTACCTTTTAGATATATTAAAAATGAATCTAAATCCTTCTTCTCATTATGAAAAATATCCTTTCTGAATGTGGCAATTTCGTATTCGTCATTAACTGTCAAAGCATTAATGACTCCGAACGCTTTACCAGTCTCAATAACGTTAGTGACGAACGATTGCATTTTAAGCATTCGTATCACATCATCTGGCACCGCGTCAGTTGCCAAATCCCAATCTTTAGGTTCTTTACCCAATATAGCGTCTCTAATTGAGCCACCCACTACGAACAACTTCTTACCGTTAGACTTGAACACTTGTTCAATCTTACGTATATCATCTGGGATTTCAATATTCATAGGAATACGCTTCTCCTCAGATTCGATTAGTAGTCTTCCTCGCAAATTTTCTCTTACACTCATAATTTCAATATCATTTCTTTATTCTCGTGATACTTATCACCTGTTTTTTGTATAACCTTAAATCCGAATTTCTTGTAGAACCCTACTAAATCGGATATATCTAAACCAGTAAAGCCCATGGGAGAGGCATTCAAATATACGGTATCTATCCCATTATTCTTAATCAGTGCAATCGCTTTACTCATCATAAGTTTACCTAACCCATCACCCTTGTATCCGTCATCTACAGATACATACTCAATCTTGAAGAAACTATCGTCTGGGAACATTACATCATACTCCTCCTCACTGAATTCATCCTCGAATCCCCAATAGCCACCAGTAATGTATTGTGCCACTAATTTACCAGCTTTTATGCCACCCACATATACCGTTACGTCAAACCCATCCTCCGTATCCTCTACTTCGATATGTGGCTCGTTAGTTATCTCATCAAATGCTTCTCCTAACTTCATATCTATAAATATAATACAAAGGTACGAAAAAAAGCCCAGATAACCAAATCTGAGCTTTTCTATTAATCTATTTAGCTGACTTTTAGAACATTGGCTCGTAAACGTCCAATACACTTCCTAATCTCTTTACTTTAGCGACTAACTCTTCTAAAGTACCATTGTTCTCGATAATTATATCTGCACAAGACTTATCTATGTTGAATGAGGATGCTGGTTCCAACGGTAATCGGTCAGATGCGTCCACCCAAATAACGAGTTCAAATACTCCTTGTTTTAGACATTCTACTATCTCACCTCTATCTCGCATACCAACATAACAGTCAGCCTCCTTTAGGATAGACTTGGCTAACTTAGCCTTATCAAGATTGTTATAATCACAAATCATTTCATACCACTCTGGTCTATGATTAGCTCTATCCTCAAAACACTCTTCTGGAGTCTGATAATTGTATTTGTCTTTTAATGCATCATACAGGAATATCTCTGCTGCTGCTAATGATGACGACTTGAATGTCATCTGGTATTCGTCTCGTAGAATTTCAGCTACTGTATCTTTCCCATGGCGACCATTTCCGATGATTAATAACTTAGGAAATATTACCCCGTTTTTATTCTTCACTTTCTCATTCATAATATTGGTATATTTAATTTCCATACTGCAAAGATACCGAAAATAATTGATATTATCGATAAAGAAAAAACCCTTAGCGGTTAGCTAAGGGTTTAGTGCATCAGGAAGGCATCTTTTTCCGTTAAAATTGATTTTAGATTTGTAAGTTGCTGTAAGCTTCCTTTAAAAGTTCAAGTAGATGGTTTTTCTTATCTGAAAGATTTGGGTTGCTGAAATCTACTTTTAATATTTTACAAGTTAGTTAGTTAACGCATGAAACAGACTTCCATAGTTGGATTTGGTTGCTGAACCTAACTTTTAAAAAGTGCATGGATGAGGGTTTCCACCTCAACAAACTACCTAAGCAGTTGCACTAGAAAGGTATAATTAGCGATTGTCGACCAAGAATGTAATTCAACGACAATATTATCAGTGTCCTTTCTGATTATGCTATCCACGCATATTAGTGGGGACGGGTAGATTTTCACTACCAAGTAAGCGTTTGGCTTTAACCCCAATGCTTCGTCCCCAATTGGTGGGGATGGGAAGGGTGAGCTTCCAAAAGCAGTTTACACTAGGTGTACTTACTTCATCCCCATATGTGGCCTCGGCAGGGATTCAACCTGCGACATCTGTCTAGACAGTGCTCTTTAAGATAAAGGTACCGAAGTACTTATAAATCCGTCTTCTCTGAGCTACAAGGCCAAAATTTCAAAGAACCTTTCGGTTAATTATGATACAAAGATACTATATTTATTTGGATTTGTCAAGTATTATTGTAAAGTTTTTTGAAAATAATTACTAAGTGATTGATAATCAGTTCAATAAAGTTATGGCTTTTTCTTCTAATTCTACTACACCTATCTTTCCGTCATCCCATAAGACCCTATAGTTGTCCTTATTTCGTTTAGCATCTTTATTCGGAGGCGCATATAACTCAACTACTGTACCATCAATATCGATGTTAATATCCTTATCTATATTAGTATATTTGAAGTTAATTCGTTGTCCCCTATGTTTGGCTGTCAGCTCATCAAAGATAGCTTGACCATATTCCTCTCGGAAGTAATAATCTAAAGTCCAATCAGGGTCTATTTCTTGTAAGACGAATAGTTCTGGTTCTGGTCGTTTATATGTAGTACCAGAAGGTTCGTATATAACCTCATGTGGGTTATCTATATTCCATTGTTTTCTAAAAGCTATCTGCTTTAAGGATTTCTCTATTGTAAGCTCATCACTATCGTCACCATTAGTATAAGCACCAGAGATATGACAAATGATATCTTTAGGAAATGCCGCCCTGATGAGAGCTTCCTTCTCGAAGTATGAAATTTGTTTTAACATAATAAAGATATTAAGTTTATTTGGTAATAACAGAGGGACAATGGGGATTCGAACCCCATGCCTTGAGGTTTAGAATCTCAGACCCGTACCTACAATTGTCCCTTATGTGCCAATGGTGGGATTCGAACCCACGACCAAAGGATTTAGAGTCCCCTACTCTGACCAACTGAGCTACAAAGGCATATTCTTTGCTCTTACTACTACTGCAACGTTCTGCCCCTTTAATCCGAATGATTTTTCAAAGCTTTCCATCTTCTCTATCTCAAATACCTCACCCCCGACATTGATGGTGTCACCTACTTTAATATTAGGACAATTATTATCGTCTCTATGTATGGTATATACATCTGAGTTCAAGTGCTGTATAAAGAACTTAGTGTATTTAGTTATTTCGTAATAATTAGTCATTTATTAGTTAAATAATATTCCATAAATATTATGATTAAGAGTGTAGGGATGGAATCGAACCACCGTAAGAACCTTTGCAGGGAACTACATAACCACTCTGACACCTACACTTCTATTATACAAAGATACTAAATTATTTTCACTTTAGCAAATTTCGGCTAATAATTTCTTATCATCCCCTGTAGTTATGGTTAACGACCCTTTGAACCTTAAGCTACCTTTGGTAGTCGGGTGGTCGGGTGATTCCTTAGTCGATAATCCTATCCCTTCACTTACAGTAACATGGTGGACGTAATGTGTCTCACCCTTATACTTAACAATCCACATTGGAATGTTAGAGTCTTGTAAATGACCTTTATTGAAATGGAATGTGATAGGGCGTACCTTATCGTCTTTGAATATGATAGTTCTCATGATGCTGGCACCTCCCAACCTAATTCTTTCATTATTTTTGGTAATGAACTGGTCATCTTACGAGCTGCCTCACAAGGTTCCAATGTTATAGACGTTATTTGATTATCAAGGTCAGGCTCGATGAAGATAGAGACTTTAACACCCTTCTCATCAGCTTTATTGATTAGCTCCTTTAAATGATTTTCATCTTTAGCACCTAGGGAGACCATGTATTGTGAGGTCTCGTGCCATCTTTCGAATTCTTCACGGTAGTCAATAGCAAAGTATGCTACTGAATGTGCGCTCTGGACGCACTGATACCCATAAGGCATATCTTGCCTCGTAATAGTAATTAACTTGTTGTTCTTACAAATCTACATACAATCTTGTTCTTTCTTCATCTTACTTGTTTTTATATAAATATTAGTTGATGACAAAGATACGAATAATTATCCGATAATACAAGCTTTTTCTTACTTTTTTTCTGTTTCAGGTTCAATATTAGTTGTAACTGGTTCCGTAATAACGAATATTTTGGTACCATACCACTTAGATTCGTAGATTATATTTACTACTATATTGTATTGTCCGTCAATATGAATTAGCTCGTCTCTATGTGGAACTGATGCTGTTCTCATGGATGTGATATAATCCCATTGTTTGTTGATTATGTGTATTTTCTTATCAAACATTTTTACTAATTTAAGTCATTTTACTAATGATTCAAGACTTTATTCGTGCTCACGCATATTTATAGATATGAAAACACAACTTAAATCATTTGAATTTAGAGGTTGTGGCTGTAATAAGCCAAAGCCTAAGCCAAGACCTAAAAAGTAATTAATACATATCTGCTTCGGTTTCACTATTACCACTAAGGCATGCTTCTTTACCTGCCTGATACCCATCCTTATACCCCCTATCGTATCCACTATTAGCTGTTTGGTTTCGATAATCGCCTTGGCCACCACCCCCATTACCGTCTTTAGGTGATTTACCTGAAAATAACCATTCTGAAGCCGTAAAGCCCAACCCAGCTATTGTAATATATGACATTGAGTTATATACATGTTCAGCTACTGTTAAATCCCACCCTAAGTCACCAATAAATGCGGCTGACATCAATAGAAATGATGAGATAGTGATTACTCGTTTACTAGAAATTTTACTGTCGGAGCTTAGAGCTTCCTTTAACATATTTGCCATAATTATTATCTTTACATATAAATATAGCTTAACTAGAAAAAGAAAAGCCCCTGACAGGAGCTTAGTCAGAGGTCTTAATTCCACTTGCGTGGAAGCATATAGCAAGATTAATTTCTTAGTGGGTTCTATTAAATATGTGGGAAAAAGATAAAAGTGTAAATTATATGTTCATTCCACATTCGTATGTACATACGGCACAGCAGGTACATAGTGTTTCACTATCGTTATGAATCTCTTCTGCGAATGGGCATGTGTGCTCATCATCATATTCTGTAGCACATGTACACCCTTCAAATACTGGTTCGTTATCTTCCATAAAACAAAGATACGGAAAAAAATTGACATATGCAACTTTAATCCGTATCTTTTAAGCGAATGTCTGGGGTGGAGTCGGAGGGAATCGAACCCTCGTCCTAACAAGTACCATACATACTTTCTACAAGCTTATTTAGTTTTTCTAAACCATCAAACTAGTGAATCTTTATAGGAATTCACAAACCCATCTTTCTTTGTAGTTTCAACCTCATCAATGAAAGAACACTGAGGCTTTATTAGGCTTCTCCTAATTGGCGCTTATTATGCAGATAGCGCTGCCTTCTCTGAAGTCACTGCAAGTGCAATGCTTTCTAGATATTGTGCTGATGTTACGTTAGTTTCGTCAGTTATAGTTTTCAGATACATTTTATACTGGTATAATCCAAAAATTCCCAGTGCTTGCTTATACATCCAATCTCTTGCAGTCAAAACCAGTCGACCCCATGTATTCGCTATATTATAAATATAAGACTCTTACTTAGAAAGGCAACTCTTATTTAACTTTCTTAACAATTATCTCATCAATGATTCCATATTCTACGGCCTCATCACTCTTCAACCAGTTATCTCTAGTTGAATCCTCTAATACTTGTTCTGGAGCTTTACCGCAGTACTCTCCAAGTAATTCGAACAACTCTGCGTTCACCTTCTTAGCTTCTGCAATACTAATCTCCATATCTTGGATATTACCTTGAGCACCACCACTAACTTGGTGTAGCATCACTCTTGAGTGTGGTAGAGAGTATCGTTTACCCTTTGTACCAGCACCTAACAGTACACTCCCCATACTTGCAGCCATTCCAGTATTAATCGTGATAATGTCAGGACTAATATACTTCATAACATCAATCATACTTAGACCAGATTTAACTGAGCCTCCTGGAGTATCAATATGCATTGTTATGTCTGTTGAATCGTCTTGCAAATCGAGCCACATTAACTGCGCTTGAACCACTGTTGACATGCCATCGTGGACAGGTCCTGCCAACCAAATAATCCTATCCATCATCAATCTAGAGAAAATGTCCATCTGGATGGCTCTCATTTCTCGTTCTTCAACAATGTAAGGGGTCATTGAAGCAGTCGCTCCATACAACCGTTCTTGCATCTTCTCCCAGTTGTGGAATTGCATTCCACTAACACCGAGATGGTTCTTTGCGTAATTTTCGAAATCATTCATTATGCTGTAATTGCTTTAGTTTCGTCTGCTAAGTCTTTTTGTTGAGAGTAACACGCCTTAACAGTTTTACGTACTCCTTCCATAATATTATGTCCATGCTTATTAGCAATCAGTGACATTACTTGGTAATCTGGTTGAGTGATGGCAATCTTATCATTCTCAAAACTATATGAAATTTGAGCGATGGTTTCTTCAGCGATAATTGCTTGGTGAGCTGGGGTTAACATTTCAAAGATAGCTCCATTAACCTCAACCTCTACATCATACCCATTTTCTTCACCACCAGTATGATATTTCACTTTTGGTGACGCCTTGACCACTTTGGTTGGTAATCCGTTGGTAATCGGTAAATTTAGAGTGTTAATAACGCATAGATTAACGTTACGTTCTAAATCAGCAATGCTGAAAGATGCTCTGAATACGTCCTCTAAGTCAGGAAATAATTCACTATATTTTGGTTGTTTTGACATTTATTTGTATTTTTAAAACTTCGTTATTGTATTGCGAAGATACACAATTAATTTGACAATTTCAACCCCTAATCTCTTTTTCCTCTATTTTACCTTGAAGTTGACGAATCGCCTCTTCCTCGGACTCTGAAAGATTGGTGGGCATCTTCACCCATACCTCAACTGTCATGTCTCCTCTATTCTTCTTTACCTCTCTAGAACTTCTATGAAATAAACCTTGACCCTTAAGTCGTAACTTGGCTCCGTTCTGACTTAATGGTGGAATAGTTATCTTCAACTTCTTACCTTCAATATTGGGCACTGTCTTTTCGCAGCCCAATACCATCTCAGGATAGGTTAGGTCTAAGTCTTGGACTAAGTTGAATGGTTGGTTGAGTGATTCGTGTTCGAATATCGGATGTGGGTCTACCTTGACCTTAATTCTTAGTTCTCCAGCTTGACCACCACCGACTTGGTTTCCACCACCAGCTACTCGTAATATGGAGCCAGTTAATAAACTTGGTGGTAACTTAATTACCGTCTCAGCTTTCATCTTAGTAAATCCTGTTGAGTTACACTTATTACATGGGTCAATATTCATTTGTCCAGAACCTTCACATGTTCTACACTCCATCGCCACTTCCGTATTACCCATCATGAATCTTACGTGACCTTGGCCACCGCATTCGGAACAAGTCGAAGGATTTGAACCACCTTCTCCATTACAGTCAGTACATAGATTAAGTCTGTCGTAATTGACGTTAACGTCAGCGCCAGTGAAGCACTCTTCAAGACTTATCGTGATGTTTACTGTTATATGTGGATTGATTTGTTGTGCTTGGCGCATACTACCACCGAAACTAAAGCCACCGAAACCAAAGCCACCAGCTTGTTGTGGGGGATTATCATAATTAGCTCTCTTATTAGCGTCACTGAGAATCTCATTGGCTTCATTAAGTTCGGTAAACTTATCAGCATCACCACCCTTATCTGGGTGATGCTTCATTGATAATTTACGGTAAGCCTTCTTTATCTCCTTTTCAGTAGCATCCTTTGATACTCCCAGAATCGCATAATAATCTTTCATTAAGTATTGTATTTACCACAAAGATACGTATTATTTATGTAAAAACCAAATGTATCGAACAATTTTAATTGGGAACGGCAAATATCGCAAGACAATTCATAGATGTGTGAAGGAGTCAACAGCGTATATTAACTACAATAGGATTAAGGAAGAAAACGAGTCAGTTATTTTCCCCAAGGCGTTCGTGAACGATAAAGTGATTAAACCCATCAAGTATGAAATATTCTTAGTTAAGGATATTGAAGGGGGTGATAAAAATCGATTCATAAGGGATGAACTTGGTCGTGTATATGAGGAAACACCAATATTTGACCTATGGACGGTAAAAGAGTCTAGCGAGTATTTTATTGAAGAAACTTTCTGGATATATGGTCACCCTTCCCGAAAGGATAGAAAAACCTTTAAAGACGTGCTAAGGCTGGTTTTCACAGATTCTGAGGATGCTAATAGTAGTAGGCAAGCGATTGTTGTCCACAATAAGCTAGTTGTTCAGAATGAAGATAGATTTGACATGATTATCTGTAAGAATAAGTTAGATTGTCAGAGACTACATCATAAGCTGCATGATTACAGTAAGGATGAGAAGATTAAAGGTATCGTATTCATGGGAACGTGTGGCAGTGCTAACATCCCAACCCTATACGACATCATTCACGATAATACAGGTTGGCCATACACCAAGATTAGGCGAACATCTACTCGACCATAGAGCATTCACATACTCCCTTATCAATCTTCCGCTTCTGCCTCATATGCGTCAAAATCAGCTTGCGTAGCAAACTCCTCAATTTGGATGGTCTTCTTTACTAAGGCAGTCCACCTACCTTTATGTGTTATACCTTTAACAGGCTTATTGTCAATCCACATGTAAACCTCATCATCTTTGATTCTAGGTTTATTCATGATTAGTGTATGATATTTAAAACCGTTAGCTTTGAGCCATGTTTCAGTTATCTCTCGCATGTCATCGGTACGGGATGTGAAGAAATGAATTTCATCTCCTTCATCATACCATTTATTCAGTCTTTCTTTAGCATCTGGGAACGCTTCAGCCGTGGCCATTCGTTCCATCTCTTCATTAGGTATATCTTCACAAATGGTTCCGTCTATATCACACAATAAAATCTTCTTACTCATTCTCTAATTCTTTTAGTTTTTTCTTCACGTTATGTTTAAGAAAGTATGGATAATAATACCAACTAGTTGAGTCTATGAAAGGAATAAGTCGGTAATAACCAGAAATATCCTTAAATTTACCGAATCTAAATATAGGGTCGTTGAACCTATTCACCTTGGTGGTTATCACAAAATATAAGACTTCTAGTTTTACATCATTCTTTACCACTGATTGTAGTGTTTCACCATCAAGATAGTAATATCTATCAAACTCAATTCGTGGGTCTTCAAAAACTAAGTTAGTCATCTTTGGTAGCATCTTCACCCATATTTTCACCCATATTTTCACCTACTTGAAAATTCTCTTTAATGTCATTAAGGATAGCATTAAATTTATCCATATCAGCTTCTTGATACATAACAGGGTTAATACAGTCCACTCTTTCATTACCATCTGTAGGCATGAATATTGCCATCATATTATCACTCTTCTCGGCAAGCATTTCATTTATGAACTCGCTGTAAGGCATGAATATATCGGCATTGGACATTAGCTCTCTGTCTAAGTAGAAAACAAGTGTTGTTGGTGTTGATTTTTCCATTATATGTATTGTTTATTAAAATCCTCAAATGCTACCTCTTCGATAACATCGTTTAGGAAGTATTTACCAAAGGATTCGTAATTATCCTCAAGTAATTTATCTATTAGTCTATTCTTAGCCTCATCACCATAAACCATATCTACGGATACCTTTACATCCTCATCCATTAAATAAACTAAGTACTCATCCATTACTTTATCTTCATGGAATGTGCTCACTAGCCTATCGCTATTTTTCACTATTATCTTCATTATCTTTGTTTTATACTTTAACGTTACACAAAAATAATGAGATAGTAAAGTAGAATACACAGAAAAGGTGAGAAATCTTGCGAAATCTCACCTTTATGGATACCTTAACCCGTATCAGGGCGTCTGTCAGTCGTTAAACTATACCGTTACGACATCGTACCTATCGGCACCGATGACATCATACATCATTGACTCTGGAGTCATGGTTGTTCCAGCCAACAATGCCTTAAGCAATGCTGGAGAGAATCCACTTACCAGTATTTTTATATTATATACAAAGATACACATTTATTTCCGATTTGTCAAATATTTATACTACTTTTATACTACTTTTATAGTTTATCTACATATTTATTATAAAGACGAATAATATGAGTAAGAAATCACTACCAACAGAAGAAACTAAAATAAAGCTAAGTATTACTCTATCTAGGGAACTAAATGGTAAATTAGCTCACTTATCTAAGAATAAATCTAAATTAATAGAATTAATACTATCGAAACACATTGACGAATGGAAGAATTAACATATATTTATACGTTATCAGACCCTAGAACTAATATAGTGAAATATGTCGGTAAAACCATAACACCCGAAGGTCGGTTAAAGGGACACCTCAAGGACGCCAAAACCAAAAGGCGTAATAATTTATCATGTAATTGGATTAAATCACTATTGAAGGAGGGGGTAGAACCGAAAATGGACATTATAGACGAAGTATACGGAGAATGGGAGTGGTTGGAGCAGTATTGGATAGCACAATTCAGGTCGTGGGGGTTTAAACTTAAAAATATGACTGATGGTGGCGATTCCAATCCAATGTCTAATCCATTATCAAGAAAAAAAGTATCGGACAAATTAAAAGGGGTGCCGTTGTCAAGGGAGCATAAAGATAACGTATCAAAAGCTAAAACAGGCGTTCCTATTCATTCTGAAGAGCAAAAAGCCAACTATCGTAAAATGAATGGCGGTATTAATAACCCTATGTTCGGAAATAAACATACCAATACCGCCCTATCAAAAATGAAAATACCCGTATTACAATACACTCTAGATGATGATTTAATCAGGGAGTGGGATTCTGCGGCTGATGTTGAGCGTGAGTGTGGTTTGGTGGCCAAGTCTATTAATAGGTGTGCTAAAGGAGATAGAGCAACCGCATATGAGTATAAGTGGAAGTATAAAAATGGGAAAGGTAGGGATTAACCTACCTACCCAATTATACTGCTATAGATGCATATCTATCGTTACTAAGTGTGCTCATCATCATACTGTACGGAGACAAATCCTTACCAGCTAATAGATTTGTTAGGAGATTAACGTTAAATCCACTTACCAGTGCAGTTCCCTGCTTGTCGAATTGTACTGGACTATCACCATTTCTAGCGTGTAGGTTCCAGTAAACCAACTTAGGCACTTCATAACCTGCATTTTCATACATAGTTTCTATCATGCTTTGCGCAGTAGGGTTCCAGTCTGAGCCTGAGTTTCCCCAACCCGAACTTGTTGCCGCATTAAACTGCATGTCACTAAATATTGTAATCATGGTAGGCATTTGTTCTTGTGGAACATTACCAGCAATACCCTTATCAAGGATAAGTTTGAACACCTTTTCAATATTAGTACTCATATTCCATTGACTACGTGACAATTGATTGTACCTATCACTTAAACTCCCCTTAAGGAATTGAAGGTCAGGATTGCTTGAGAAAGTTACAAATGCATCCTTAAATGCGCCTTCATTTCTTTCTGAAACATATAGTCCAAGGCTTATCGCTACGTCAAGGCATGTTACTGACCCTGAACCACTAGCTAAACAACCCATTGAACCCGATACGTCTACCACTGGTAACAACCTTTCAGCGTTACCTTCCAAGTAGTTAGGAAGTGCATTCCATTGAGCATTTGCCCCTTGAGTGTTGCCTTGCTTCAATGAATTTACAACGTTGTATGGATATACAGCGCCAGCATTGATTTTAGCTTCACCCTTTTCTACAGATGCTAAGTATGCAACGAACCTATCGGTATCGTGCTTACCAAACGTCTTCATGTAGTCAGACATTGCCTTTGATGGAATCTTCCCGTACTCGATAGATGACCAGTCTCCTGAACACATCGCAGTTTCCACTACGTTAGTCAATTCAACCAACATCTTACGGTACTCTTTTGGAGACAAATTCAATTTATCCCTCAGTGCCTTAACAACTCTTTTTTTAGTTGCGTCCTTTACATTTGGACGTGGCATCCACTTAGCGCAAAGACCTTCTTTGTTATTCAATGCCTTTACAATCATTTCGATTGTAGCATCTTCCAATGGAGTACCGAACAACACCATAGTGTCATCCCATCTTCCGAACTCTGGAATCAAGTGTAGGTTCTTAGCCAGAACTGTTGCTCTGTTTTCAGCTAAATACTTAAATATATCTCGTGATATTCTTCTCTCGCCAGCTCCACCTCTAACGTCTCTTGCCCAAAAAAGAATTTTCATAGCAGTCAAAGCATCTTCATCAAATGCCTTTACGAAAAGATTAATAACTTCTTGAGGAGTTTGTGTTCTCATTGCACCTACTCTTGAGAATAGGTCTACGCACATACTAAGAGTCGTGGAGTTTGTTGCCATTCCATTCTCTGTAGTCTTGTCGTTTGTTCTAATTGCGTTAACTAATGTATTCATGTCCTATAAAATTTAGATGTCTGTTTATCCGTTTAGGATTACAAAGATACCGAATTTATTTCAGTCTGTCAAGTAAAACGTAAAAATAATTTATAACTAACTGATAATCAGAAAGATAATTTTTATTCAGTCTTTAAAATTACAATGTTGATATCACCAATTTCAATTTCTATGATGTCTTGGTGAGCAAAACCGTTACCCTCTGGATTGTGTCGATAGTATAATTCTTCATCTAATTTTTTATGATTAAATGTTGGTATAGTATATGTCAAAGTTAACCCATCTTTAAGTATTCTCTCATTATCTACTATCTCTGAAACGGTCTGAATAATATCATCATATGTTAATCTGTAGTTCATTATTAAAACTTTGTAAATATACTTCTTAAGAACCTCATAAATGGATTCTCTTTAGGTTTTTCAATTATTTTCACTCCTACACCTTTACTGTCCTTGATTACTTTACCTAAGTCACTTCTAATGTCTTTGATGAATAGGTCTTTCTTCCTATCTGTATCCATTACAATTGATTTTATATCATTCTTAACCATATCAACGGTTTCAAGTTCGTCTTCTACCATTATTGGGGCGTCTGAGGTATTAAAATTCTTAATATAGTGTTGTACCAGACTTGGTATCTGTTCTTGGTTTACTTCTGTTATTTTTCCAAGTTCTTCTGACATGCTTTTTCTATCTTTTCTTTAGTCTTAGGATATAGGGGAGATGGTAAGTTATTTACATCATACCAACCAAAATCCTTATTCTCTCCGTCCAATTTAGGTATAAATTCGGTAGGAGTAAAGCCTTCGTAGTAATGAAATGTAGTACCATCTACATTCTTTTCAGTATGTTTGTATTTAAGGTCTAATTTGGCGTCAGCATTTATACTAATTTCTTCCATTATCTCCCTCTTTAGTGTTTCCAATTTATCCTCACCTTCTTCCATTCCACCACTGAGTAGTGACCAATGTCCTTTGTGTGGTGTCCACCCTCTAAGTAATAACAAGACCTTGTTGGTGTCTTCCGCAATGATACATACTCCTACTGCTTTTTTATGGTCACCTTCAAATAGTCGACCTCTCAAATTATTTCTAACATTCATATCTCTTTACTTATTTGTCTTTTATAAATATCTTTGTAATCAAATAAAGAACAAAATGACATTATTCACAACATTATTAGTATTCATGCTTCTAGCCTACGGTTGGACTAATATTATGGTATTCGGCTCACTTTTCGACAAATGGAGAGAGAGATGGGATAGCTTTAGCCCTAACTTCTTTGGTAAATTATTCAGTTGCCCTATGTGTTTAGGTACTTGGGTTGGATTCCTTTTGTCTGCCACATTCCAAACATTAGGTTGGCATACGCCAATGGAAATGTATGGTGTGGAAATGTTCTGGGCTGCGATATTCCTTGATGGAATATTAACTTCTGGATGTGTATGGATTATGCATACTATTCAAGAATGGTTCGAGTATAGACCTAATGCTTAGTAATCCGTACATTCAGGGCAAGACTGTCCTTGCCCACAGTTGCATGTCGGTATTACGAACTCTTCAAGTACTGGAGCCACTGGTTTTCTTGGTGGTAACTCTACTTTAGTCACTATCTCTTCCTTTTTTTTCTGTTTAATACGTTTATCTAATTCAGCATTCGTGACCACACCCTCTTCTATCACTTCTGACTCTTCCTCTTTTACCTTATCTGGCTCTAATTCTAACTCTAATTCTAACTCATCTTCTACATCCTCTTCCGAGAACCCAAAATATAAGTCGCCTAACTTGGTCAATGAGTTGGCATTGAAAAGTACTTTTAGTTCCTCCACTTTATGTTTCAGTAACACTTTTTTAGCTTCTCGCTCTTTATTTATTAAAATTGTTTGACCTATGTAATCTAATACATCATCTATCGATACGTCATCTAATTCGCTGTATACAATACAGTTAAATATCAATTTATTATCACCTTCTATTGGTTTAACCGCAATCTTCTGATGCTCTTGTACACCCCACGATTTTGGGAAGGCAGCTTCAATGATAGGAATTTTACTGTATTGTATGGCTGTAACGTAGGGACTCAGCTCGTCCAATCTTTCTTGTATTAACATATTATTTAAATAATTATTCCACTGAATATTGACATTAGTACGAATGCTACAGACATTCCTAAAAATATTAATTCCTTGGTTGATAACAAGTATTTAACTGTATCATTTTCCGTACTAGCGAAAAACGTTTGTATTAAGTTAAAACTGTTCCTGATAATGTTTAGTGTTGCCATAAAAAATATGAATAATAGTATCTTATCCAGTAGTGCTATCAGTATCTCCATTTTCTTCGTTTTGTTGTGGCGTCTGAGCCTGCAAGTATGCAGTCTGCAAGTATGCAGTCTTCAAATCTCCCCATTTAACTATCTTGGCCTCTACCAACACATACATGTTTAATAGTTCACCAATGATAATAGTTTTATTATCGGCATTATCATCGTTATTAATAGCTCTCTCTAAATCACTTTCAATTTTGCTTTTTTCATGTATTAATCCAGTAAATACGGTATTCCAAATTCTCATAGTGATAAATATACGAACTTATAAAACAATTATCAAGTCTTATCTTTGACAGATTTTTCAAATAGTTTATAAACTTCTAAGAAACCGTCAATATCGGCTCTAGTTTTTTCTCCCATATAATCAAACAATTGAAACCATAAGGTACTGGTCTTGGTGACCGCAGTAGATTCTAAACTCTTATCTATAGCATTATAATAAAACTCTATCATGAAATCTAAGAAATAAGCTCTAGCATTATCTAACTTCCCTAAGTTGACCCCCTCTTCTTCAAAATTGTTAACGGTTTTCCTCCAACACCAGTTAAAGTGGTATAATTGCTGCAAGTCTGTGGTAACGTCATCACCCATGTAGGTGGTTAATACTAAGTCTACAAATGAGTTAACAAAATCTCCATACAATACGACCTTCTCGTACTCTACATTATTGCTATTGTATAGTATTTCTATACTCTGCCTACTGATAGGCGTTCTGATGTGTTTTAATAATCCCATTGGCTATGAGTAAAGAATAACCAATCTAACCGTAAAGTGAATAGTTTTGATTACAAATTATTTAACATACTGACTAACCTATCATCGGGATAACAATCTGTTTTATCTATACGCACATTTGTGTGTGTTAATATACCCTTAATGTCGCCATCGTATGCGGCTTTCTGGAATCCAAATGCTTCATATTTATCCATATTCATCAACATCTGTGGTAATCCAAGATTAATATTTACTTTTGGGTGTCTTCGCTTAATCTCGTAGATTAATAATTTTAACGATTCTATTTGAGCGTCAGTATATTTGTGATAGTAATAATTACCGTTGAACTTTCGGGTCAATTTGACCACTTGTCCTTTAGGAACTTCAATATCAACATAATTGTAATAAGTGTTAGCATCTTTATATAAATAGCCCCAGTTATTTAGTTCTATACCCACTGAATGAGTATGCATATGATGACTACCAGTTTTTCCTAAATGCCAAGCGAAATATTCGTCTGGAAAACACTCCACAACAACACCATCATTTTCGGTATTACCATTCAATGACATGCCGCCAATCACATATTGGGTGGCGATTCTACCTCTGGTATCTAAGTTCCAATTTTTTATCGTTTTATATGGATTTGCTCTACCTGCGGTATGGTGAATAAATATTGTGTCTTTTTCTGTCGTACCACGGTCTGTAACATACTCATCGGTATCCAAGTATGACTTGTTGATGATTAAGCCCTCTGTGGTTGTATATATACCACTATCATTAATAATACCATCGTTCTCTATGAACGTACCATCTGAAATATCGCTGGTGAAGGATATTAGAAGCGCATAGGTCTTATTACCTACGATACCATCATCTTTTAGCCCTCTACTTCTTTGAAACTTCTTTACTGCGTCTTCTGTACCACCACCGAAATCTCCATCGGCTTTAATTCCTAATAACTTCTGAATCTCCTTTACGGAAGCCCCTTTATCTCCTCTCTCTACTCTCATAAGTTAAATTAATTATTTAACACATGGACAAACAGCTTCAACATCATGACCGTTTCCAGTATTGGTTTCGTACCTGCCAGACCCACCACAAGTTTCACACTTAGGGTCGACCTTACCATTTGATGTGTCCGATTCTTTTATCTCATCTTCTTTTTCCTTCATCATACCTCCACCGTTTACAAAGCCGCTTCCACCATCAGCAAAACCTGCCGCATGTGTCATACCAGCTCCTTCAACTACAGTAGTTTCAGCTATAATACCTTTTGATTCGAGGTAATATTGTTCGGCCATTCTATTGGCTTTAAGCATATTCTTTGTTTTATCTCTTCTTCTCATGATTACTTGTTTAATTTTTTAAATAATTCGAAACTCTCGTTGAAGCTTCCGTCTTTACCCACATTCATAAATGGGTCTACCCCATTGTGACCGTATTCGCTAGCTTCTTTTACTTCTTCGTATTTGTTAGCATGCTCTTTACAGTCTGAGCATCGGTCACCATCAACAAATGAAGCACCACAACAGTCAGACTTAGACCCATCAGGGTAATCACTGTGATGATGCTCATCGTGTGCGTGTTCCTTCTTCTTCCTTTCGGAAACTTCAGTTACAACTTTTTTTTTTCTACTTCAGTATCGGCAGTGATTGGCTCAACCGCTTCATCGATTTCTTCATTCAAAAGTCCAAAAGCTTCTCTTGTCTCCTCAGAAATAAGTTCAGTCTTTTCACCTTCAGATTCGGTAAGCAATGCTCTTGAAATATTAAGACTCTCTAAGAACGTATCATTCTCTTGTAGTCTTTCGGCAGACGTAGGAATTCCCAAGTCAGACTTGAATCCCATAAGGTGTCGCATATGTGTCATATCTGCTTCAACCAACGTTTTATCAGAAGCTCTCAATACAATTGCTGTACCTTCATTAAGGTCACCTTCCCATCTGATTCTATAATTTTCATTACCATCAGTCATTTCGAAGACTTTGTTATCTACTCTGTAGCTTTCAGGAATTAAATTCAATGCGTTTTCAACGCCATCGAATGTACTCTTGAATCTCAATCTTTTCATTTTATCGTTTTCCATGATTGGGTTTTTTGTTTCTTTTTTTGATTCCACTGCTACCGACTTTGAATCTATAGCTGGTTTAGTTGCACTCTTTTTACCGTTAATTCCAACATTCTTTTCTTCAATGTCGTCACCAAATTGGTCAAGAGCTGGAGTGGCAGCGTCTCTTTTTGCACTAGAGTCTTTAATTCTACTGACTAATTTTTTTCCGAATTCTGGGTCACCGCCTTGGCCTTTAGCCACAACGTTTGCATATTCAGGGCTATTACCCATCAATGAATCACCTTCAATCGCCATTATTGCTCTCTCTTTGAATCGCTTGCTTGGGTCATTATCGTATCTAAGCATTTCTTGACCATTTAGAATTTCCATTTCGTTGTGAGTTTCTTCCTCACTACCTTCGTACTCATACTTAGGTTCTTCAATCGCATCAGTTGCACCTTTGGTGGTTTCCTTCTCGTATTTGGCCATCTTCTTCTCCACGTCCTTATAAGCTTTATCGTTTTCCTTCTTTGAAGCAGTCTGAGTTTTATCAGTTACTGTCACGCCTGGAACAGCAGCCTCAGCCACAGTCTTTCTTAAACGATTTTTAATAAATTCTTTATCCATTATAGAATGCTTTGTATATAAATATCGGCATATTTATTAAAGTTAGCCTTATTCACCTTTTTGGTTCGAAATGACAGATTTTTTGGTCTTTCTGATACTTACCACACCGTCATCACCTTGACTACAACCACCATTTTGAGCCACTTTATTATTGTTCAGTTTAGCACAATCATCTATGTCCACAAACCCACCGTTAGGGTAAGCCGTGTCATCAACGTTTGATTGTTTCATACATGTATGATTCGCCTGCTCCAACTTCCATATCTTGTAATACGTTAGGGTATTTCTTAGCCATATCATCTACCTTCTTGATGATAAATGTTGCCACATTACTAATCAACTCTAAGTTAGCTAGAATCTTATCCTTATTTGCCTTCCATAGCGCCAAATACGTTGGGTGGTGCTGTACTGGCAATTCGTAGTGTTTGAGTACTGTATATGATACACTTTCTGCTTGTAGTTCGTGCAATGCCGCGTCTTTAGTGAACATCTTCTTAATCTCATCACCCTCATTACCTTGTTGATAGAATGGTGAAGACTTTCTCCAATGCATCAACTCATGAGCAAATTCGTGTACCAATGTGGACGCTTCTCCAGCTCCTTTAACATCAGAACTAAGATTAATATGACCACCTGCACTGTAACCTTTCTCACCGCCCATGGCAGCATCTTTGGTTACCTTAATTCCCATATTCTCAATTGCATACTTAAGATACTCCACAAGGCTTGATGCAGTATCAGACTCGTCATCACCACCAAACCATTCTGGTTGTTCTGGAATAGCACCATCCAACTCATCTAACGCATAAGTATCTTCAATATCAAAAACGTTTACAGCCCTCCATCTTCCAGTAAATTGTTCCAATGGAATTTTTTCTGGCTTTCCAGTTTTCCAGTTCGGCCTAGTTAGGAATTCACCTTTATCATCTTTCTTGTATTGTCTAGGAATTCTCCTCATAATAGGTGCCAATATCGCAATAGGTTTAGACCCTTTCGTAACTGCTCGTTTGAACTTAGTTTGCCAAGTCTTGAACCCTGCTACATGTGTAGCCGTTGGTCGTTGAATGTAGATTAGCATTCTGTTGTGTAACGTATACTTATGGAACTTAGTGAAGAAGCTCAAATATCGTCTGATTTCAGAAGATAGTGCTGCCTCATCAGTTATATTCGCCAAGTCTCTTACGTAGTCATCTATTTTAGATTTAACTAAGCTTCCAGCATCTGGAATATTTTCTTCCACAAATGCTTCTAAATCTTTTAAGTTATCTATGATTTCTTTAGCTTTTTCTCTAGCTTTAGATACTCTGGCAGATTTTTGTTCATCATCACCATAGTTTCTATATTTGCTGGTAGTTGATTTCTCTAATTGGTCGGCTAATTTTTCATTAGCTTTTGCAATAGTGACTTTAGCTTTATCAAATTGGCTGTCTTCAATTGACCAAGCTTTGCCATCCCACTTAAAACCGTCTTTCTTAAGTACGTCTTTAATCATGAATGTATCTTGAGAGTTGAAGCTTGCATCTCCCTCATCGGATACTGCCGATAGTCTACCATTTTCTTTATCATGTTGCAGGTTAAGTGCCATCTCCATGATACCACCATTTACCTTACTCCCATCATGACCGAAAACATCAAAATTTTGTGTAGTTCCTCCACCTAAGTTTTTACCTTTCCTACCCTTGGCAAACCCTGGAGCATCGTAAGCTCCGACATTAGTGCCACCTGCATACCCTGTTGACTCATCAGTTTGACTTGACATTTTAGCTAAAATATTACTAATAGTATCTAAGTTTGCATGATAGACCTCTGGAAACGCCTTATACGCTGAAATGTGATTAACCTCATCAACAGCATACATAAGACTCATATTATTATTACTCGTATTAAATCTGAATAATAAATGACTAGATGAAGGATTTCCCTCAACATCCTTTAATGCCACCATAAATAATACATTACCCTCAGCAGTCACAAATTTGTCTTCAACACCATCAACTCTATAGTAATCCTTTTCGGTTCCCACTTCAAGACCTTTAAGCTCTTCTTGACTTGTAACTGCATCAGTTATAATGCCTTCCTCGTTATCAGCAACTTGATTACTTGGAGATAGTTCATCATTATAATCATCGCTTGGTGCTCCACCGAACGCACCTACAAAAGCACCGCTTGATGATGCTCCTGTGGATTCGGCTGAACCCCATTGTTTTAAAGTAGCTCCCTTAGCGTCAATATATTCCTGTCGCCATTTCAAAAATTCTGGATTAGCAACCCCAATCTCTCTACCACTGATTGTGAAAATAGGCATTTCACCAAACCTCTTGGCGAATTTTTTAACGTACCCCTCATCCGTAATTGTTTTATACTTAGTTTGAAATGAACGTCCTGTAAAGAATTCCTTGTCCATTATAATTGTTTTAGCATCTCCATCTGAAATTGATGGGATTTGATAGGCTCTTGCTCTATCTTGCCAATCTACTTCAGCTCTAGTGTCTGGTAAATCCAGTACTCCAATAAGTTGTTCTGGCGTATATGTTTTACCAGCCTCGTCCTCACCCATTACCATTCCAGTTTCTACCGTTCCTTCAGGTTGGTTCTTTCGCATTAAATCTCTAAGTACAGATTTAAGACCTCTACCAATAGCTCTTACTTTATCTGAGTAAGACAATTTGAAGAAAACATAGCCCCATAGACCTGCATCGGCTAACGCTGTTAACATTTCACCTCTGGTAACACCCATTTCTCTCCAAACTCTATCCAATCCATTTTGTGACGGGTCATTTAGTTCGGTTAACATAAACTCAATTACCGACCTTGCCAACTCCAATAATTCAACGCTACCATATTCTTTGATAAGTCCAGCTTCTTCAACCTTCATTCCTTTCAGCCCTACATTACCTTGTTTTTCTCTCTTAAAATTCTTAGTAATGGCATCAGAACCACTTAAAGACTCTTTAATCATCTCTAATTGCGTTGTAGTTATTCTAAGCTTCTTCTTACTTAGTTTTCTATATATGACTTCAGCTTGGGCTTCAGTAATTTTAATCTTCTTCATTACGATGTTCTATTCTTTAATCCCGATTTCCAGAAATTTCTCTTAATGTCCCGATTGACCTTACCACATAGCGGTTGTAAGTTGGTGTAGTGATTGAGTCTGATTACGTCTTCCTCAGTTACCGCCACATCCAATGGGATGATATGGTCAATATCCCAACCATAGTTCAGTTCACCATTATATAAGCCCCTATTATCCCAGTTCATCCACGATTCAAAGTTAGATTCCAAATATATCTTGAATTCTTTATTTGAACAACCAAGGATGTCAACGGTTTTAGATTTTTTAGTAAACCCCTTACCAGTTATTGATAGCCTAATTAAAGTACTGATATTATGTGACAACTTAGCCAATGGTGATTCCTTAAACTTTTTCTTGATGTAAATTCTACGCTTAGTGTTCAGAATTTCTCTATTATCTTTATAGTATTGTTTTGCCTTCTCTAAGTTATTATCCCTATAGATTTTTTGGCTTTTTCTAATTTTTTCTTTATTATCCTTCCTATATTGGGCTTGATAATTTGATATTGGCTCCGAGTTATTTCGTTGGTAAGTCTCCACTCTTTCTTTAATAGTCTCAGAATTTTTAGTGTAATATTCTTTACTTATGACTTTGCGACATTCTTTACATTTTGGTTGATAACCATCATTAGCTGAAGCTTGTTTATGATAACCACTTAGTGGTTTACTAAGACGACATGTAACACATTTTTTCATAATTATGACGATTTATTTGATAAGCCACTTGTCCAGAAACCCTTCTTTACCCATAGCGCCTTATGAAACTGCACTAAGACATTCTTAGTTATATCAACGACTAAATCTTCTAATTCTCTATTACCCTTAAGATTAGCTTTTATTATCTTCTCTATTTTTGCGTCTAGCTCTTTTGACGAGATGACATAGTTCTTCATTTCAGACTTATCTGATTTGGTTAGTTCTTCATGTACTCGTTGCTTTATTGAATTGTCCATATGAAATAGTTATTCCATTATAAATATGTTTCTAAACCATAAAAAAAGCGCTCAAAGGCGCTTTGTTCTGTATATGTTTTGTACCATACATTATTTAGCCAAGAAAAACCCCATTATTATTCCTAATCCAACACCACCTAATGTTCCACCTCCAATACCTAATCCTTTCTTTATTTTCTCCTTCTTAACCGCCTTCTCAGCCTCCTCAATGGTCATATCTTTAAACCCACCAATTTCTTGTAGATTAGATATGAATTTTTCCAAGTTCTCTATTTGCTTATCTGACGCATTGTTCTTAGATTGAAGTTTTTTAATCTTACCTATATTAAGGAAGATAGCATGGTTATGTAGGTCAGCTTCTCTTTCATACTCTGGAAGTACGCTATCTACAAGAATTTCATAGTCCAGTAAGTCCGTTAAAAAAATTTTAGCGTCCTCAATATGCATGTGTATATACATATTCCCATCCACATCAGCAGTTGCTACGATAGTTCCCCTCGGAATACTATCCATATAGGTTAAACTATGATTACTACTTAGTTTTCCTTTTATTCCTTCGTTGGAGGTAGTCTGTGAATTCCCCAGCAACGGAATCATTAGGAAGGTCAGCAACAGTATTAGGTATCGCATGTCTTACTCGGTTTAGTCGTTTAATTTCATCTTTGCTTTTAATAAGCTCTTTTGAAACTTTTATTAGGTTTTCATCATACTTTGCGATATCATCATCATCCTTCGCTTTAGTTTTGACTAACGATTTATTATCTACTAATAACGTATTATTAAGTGTAGTTAATGTAGCTATTTCTGCCTCATATTTAGGTATTGGTTTTGTACGTCCGAATATTACGAACAACACTAAAGCTACTACCAATAAAGCATTGAATATTAACGAGCCGATTATAAGCTTGTTATTAAAATTCATCACGTTTTGGCTTGTAATCTGTTCTAAGTTTTTTTGCCCATTCATCTGACCAATTGTTAGCATATTTTTTTAGATTAGCAACCATTTCCATATCTCTATCTTCCAATTCTAAATTATTAGCTTTAATAATTACATCATCGTTCTTAGATAGTCTCCATTCGATACCCTTACCCATTTTTCCCGTCCAGACAACATTGTTGTCATGTGGGTAAATTTTAAAACTTGAGCTTCCGTTTTCATTCCTACCGAAAACCACATCTTGTGTAACGTGTTCACCAAACGCATCTTCTTCAGCTTTTAGTTCTGCACCAGATAATGAAATAACATCATCTTTTTGAGAATCGGCATCTGGAGTAGATACCACACCCATGGTCTCTTGTTGGGACATATCTTCGTTCAAAATTCTAAGCATGTTCTTAGTTTGGTCATGCTCTGTGATAACAGTTTCTGTTGTTTCTTCTTGGGTGCCATTATTCAAGAACTTAAGCATAGCCTTAGTCTGGTCATGCTCGTTTATTATCGATTCATTTAATCTATGTCTTGTAAATTTCATACTATTTCTTTTACTGTAAATAAGGTGAAATCCCACGCTGGTGATAAATCACAATAATATTTGTCAAAATTACTTCGATACATTATACCATTAAACGATTCAGGAGAGTCTATTTTAATATTATACGGTACAGAATTCCTTTCTATGTCAAAAGTCTCACAGAGGCCATCTATGAGGCTTACAGCACTATTCTTCTGTGCTTCTGTGTACGGTTCCCAATATCTATATCCTCTCCATCTTTTCTCAAAGACCTCTTCACCATTATAAATATCTCTCAACCATGTAATAAACCCAGTTTCAGGATTTTCCATCTTAAGATACCCATAATTAACCAAGGATATTGGTATTATTTCTTTATCAACTTTTTTATTAAATACTTTAGACCAGTACTCTGGTGGATAGTGTTGGTGAACTACACCGTCCCTATCTATCGTAAATGCGCTTGTGTGTTTATACTCACCATTCATCCTAGTTCTCCACCCATTAACATGAGACATACCACCGTTTAAAGTATTCATTAATACAATCTTACTCTTCTTCGTATCTTCTTTTATATAATTGGACTCGTCCAACATATACTCCCCCACATTCATCTCCATTTATTTATTACCTTTCTTAAACCATAGTTTGCCTTTGTTATTTGTCTCCTCACCTCTCAATACTGGTAAGTCTTCCTCATCAATCTTCCCCTTCGTCACTACGCCCTTCCCTTCTGGTTTAGGTGTTGGTGCTACTGGTTTAGGTGTTGGTGCTACTGGTTTAGGTGTTGGTGCTACTGGCGTTATTCCAGTATGTACAACTGTCTTTACCTTATTCTCTGGCATCCAAGACTTAATTTTACCCATAATGTTCCATGGCTTCCGTTCCTTCTTCACTTTCTTAGGCTTATCACCCATCACGTTATCTTTCTCCATTTCCATTATTTTATTACCCAATATCAACAATGTTACAGCCATAGGGTCAAAAACTATCATGATAATTATTATCAACCAATTTACAACCCTACTCATCTCCATACCTGTTATTTCGGACAAATATTTAAGTGGTCCTAACTCAGCAGTAACCTCACTGTTAGATTTAACTTCCAGTATCTTACGTTGGTATACGATTGACGAATCAGATAACTCAACATTTTTCACCATTAATTCATCTATATCAACATTAAGCTTCTGAATCTCTTTATTAGCTTCTGATATATCCTTTCTAACTCTATTGGCGTTAGTAATGTAATTCTTAGCCAATAGGGAATCAAGTCTAACCTCTTGGTTATTTCTAAGATTAGTCAATGTGGACGCTCTTTTGGTTTTATTAGTAATTATTTCTTGATTGCCCAATTTTCTACTATCAAATGTCGCTTTTTTGTCTTCATATATCTCGATTTCACTATTCTCTATGACAAACTTATCGGCTGTCTTCTGATAACCATCAGACAAGAATCCATAAATACCCATTGAAGTCAAAGCGATTAAGAATATAACACCAACTGTCAAATAAAACCTCATAAGTCCATGTAGTTTATCCCAATATCGATGTAAAGCGCTGGCACTCACTAATTTGGCAAACTCAAGTCCACCAACAATCACAATTATAACTGTTCCAGCCCCAGCGAATAAAGACCCTAGTCCAACTACTGATACATAAGCAGCACACGCTGCTAAAACAAAGGCTGCTAACCATACTAAATATTTCATATCGTTTTATTTTAAATATGGTTATTCGACTATTGCCGCAAATAAACCTTGGGCATTGTGTCGTAATTTCTTGATTGCGGTCTCCTTAATTTGTCTAACTCGTTCTTTGGTTAGTGCATATCTATCACCAACACCTTCAAGTGTCATTGGCTCACATCCTGTGTCGATTCCGTAGTAACATTTGATGATGTCTCGTTCTCTCTCATCCAATACCTCCATAGTTTCATTTAATTGCTTTTTAAGTTTAGAATTGATGAGGAGTTGGTCTTCAGTGTCACCTTCATTAAGGTCATATGATAACATGTCTCCACGTTCGTACCCGTCATCATCCCAACTCTTTTCGTTAAGTGATATCGAAGTGCTGGCATTCATATTAAAATCGTAGCTATCTCCTTCCTCATTTAATATTTCACCAAATATTGGTGAGCGCTCATTCTGTTGCTCGAAACTATCTAGTTGAGCCTTCAGTTTTGAAATTTTATTGATGATGTTAACTGGTAGTCTTACTGTACGAGAATTCTCGTTAAGTGATTGTAGAATTGATTGTCTAATCCACCATACTGCATAGGAAATAAATCTGAATCCACGTTCTGGGTCGAATTTTCTAGCCGCCTTAACCAAGCCATAATTCCCTTCATTAATAAGGTCACTAAGTGGTAGTCCATTCATTTGGTATTCTTTGGCTACTGACACCACAAACTTCAGGTTTGCTAATGTTAATTGTTCAATTGCATCTTCATCACCATATTTGACTCTGAGCGCTAATTCTTGTTCTTCTTCTTTTGTTAATAGTTTTGTCTTTCTAACATCTCTAAAGTATGCAGTTAAAGTTCTATCATCGTCATAATTAATATACTTTTGTTGTTTCATTTGTGTTCAATTTTTTAATGTAAAATGTTATGTTTATCTCCTATATAAATATCTAGAAATAACTGAAAGTCAGTTATTTAAGGTCAATTTTAGAGATATCTTTCACTTTACTTATAGTGATGATTTGCTCCGACCAATCCTTCGCTAAATCATCATGAGTTATGACAAATACCTTGTCATACATGTCCTTTATTTTATCAAAAAGTGGCCTCATTTGTGGTATGTTTTCTGGAGCTACTTTGTCCAGTACTTCATCAAACGTAATGAAGTTTGGCATCGGGAGAGTTGAAACAACTCCCAATACAGTTCTTAGTGCTACTCCAGCCACAGTTCTTTCGAATCCTGATACACCTTTAAGTAAGCCTTCTATATCATTCTTGATTATCATTAGGTGGACTTCGTTTTTATCATCCATCCTCACCTCAACATCAAAGTCACATACTCCATCCAATAATCTCTCTAATTCAGAATTGATTATTGGTAAGACTGACCTTAATACAATTTTTGAGACTCCTTTCTTACCTACCATGTCAATGTAGACCTTAAAAAGTTTTTCGACCTCAGCTTCCTTACCCATTTCAAGTAAAAGGTTTTCAATTCTTGAAATGTTAGTGGTTAGATTCTCGCTTTCATTCTGAATTATCTGAATCTTCTTGATTGCCTCATCTTTCTGATAATTTTGTGCCTGAATATCAGCATTGGTTATGTCTAGACTTGCCTCTACCTTCTTGTTAAACTCGATAGCCTTAACATTAGATTCGTACTCCTTCTGGATGTTTAAAGCTTCTCTTAATTTATTCCTATGAGCTTCTATTTTAAGTTTAGTTCGGTCTACTTCTAATTCCAATCTCTGCTTCCTGTCTAGTTCTTCCTTCACATCTTTGAAGGCATCCACTTGGTCTGCCAAAGATTGTTCCTCTCCACCTAATGTAGTTACTTCACCTGTTAATGTAACACCTTTATTTATCAATTCAGTAATATGGTCTTCATGATTAACGTCATCCAATGGTCTATCACAAGTAGGACATACTCCAGCCTTCTTTAATGAAATGATTTCAATCCTAAGTCGCTCTATTTCGGCATTTTTGAGTGCGATGTTAGTCTTAATTTCGTTAAGAGAGTCATTAGTTCGTTTTTCCTTGTATTCGTCAAAATCCACATCACCAACATTAGTTAGTGACTCAGATAACTCATCCAAATCTGCTTTTATTTTCTTACCTACTCTGGTAATCTCGTCAATATTACTCTGCAAGGTAACTGGATTGGTCATGACTAACCGTTCGTCAACCTTCTCCTTACTGTTAAATAGTTCAATCTTCTTTGTATCTAATCTCGATAATTCGGTAGTTACTTCACCCAATCTAACATTAGCCTTATCCAATAAATCCACAGTAAGCTCTAATTTAACTTCGTCTTGGTCTTTCTCACCCCCAAGTTCTACATTATTGTAAATGTTAGACTTCATTGTCTTAGCGTACTTAGTATACATGTCTCTGGCAAGCTTTTCCTTAATCTCCATAACCTCCAGACCAATAAGCTTAGTAAATATTTTACCACTTTGGCCAACTGGCATATCAATCATATTGTCAAGATTCTTACCTGTAGCCAAGGTAACAAGGTCAAAATCGTCTACTGTACCTACTACAGAACGAATCTTCTTCGTGGTTGCAGAAGCGTCTTCCTCGTTCAATGCCTCTTCCTCTCCGTCTGGTAGAATACGATAATACTTTAAAAGGTTCGTGACTACCCAACTACCATCTTTTTTAGCTCTTCGAGACAGAACTCTCTCAATGATAATGTCAGTGTCACCCTCAATCTTCATCAACCCTCTAACGGTTAATGTATTCTTGTCTCTATATTTATTAAAGATTTGTTCGTTCTTACTGTATTTACTCGTAACACCGAATAATAAGAACTTCATCGTATCGATGAGTAGAACCGTATTATGAGATACAATACCGTTAGTGTAATACTGATGAACTTCATCTACTTGTATATCATACAAAGTATCCTTAAAGTCTTGTAATTCTACTGATTTTACTTTAGATGTCTCACCACCAATAATTTGGACGGTTTCTCCGACCTCCAGTTCCTTTAATACCACAAATTCACCATCTTCTTTTTTTAATCTGTGGTAATCGGCACCCTCAACGTATTTACCATCTTCTAATTCACACCTATAAACATCAGCATTTTCTTCCGTGATTCCACACCAACTTATATTGTGGAATCCATATGGGGTGTCAACTTTAAACCCCAAGTCACCATATTTTTCATAAATATCGTTTAATTTACCTATTTCTATTTCTTTAGTCATCTTGTTGTAGTTTAAACCAATCACGGACTATACCGTCAGAATAACAACACCACTCATTAATGAATTTATCACCTGTAATGCCGAAACTTTTAGCAAAACCCTCAACAGTACCATTATCACTAACTCTATAAATATAAAAGGGTGTGAAGCAATCTAGTTTAATCGTTAAACGAGTATTTTTATTAATATCATAATTATTTTTCGTAAATTTAATTAACTCTTCCTCATTAAGGTTAAGATTATAGTCCTCAGAATTTATTAGTTCTGAAAGTTTACATAAAAGATTATCAATAAACTTATCATTAAAATCTAAACTACTATTTAATTTTAGAATATCACGTAAAACTGGGAACGACACAATATTAATATAACTATCAAACCTTCGCCCATCATTTAACACCTTACTCATATATTCAAAACCATGAGCCAGTTTATGTTTATCGTTTTTAGATAAACCATCTAAAAACCCATAACTCACCCATTTATCAACTATTTTATCATTATATTCCATTATTTATCTTTTTAAAAATTCTATACATCTATTAATTACCTTTCGTTTATTTCCCCACCTATATTCACTGTCCCATATGACCAAGGTCTCATAACCGTTATCCTTTGCCACATCTAATTTTAATTTATCCTTATTCCATATCTCTTGTGCCGTTATATCTTTCCTGAATGGATGCGGATAATCCTCAGCGATATACTTCTTCGGATTTCCGTGATACATATCACCGTTATATTCGATTATCTTTTTACCACTTAAATCAACGAAATCATATAACCATATTCCACCATTATCTTTATTCAATTTAAGTTCGCCATTGTGTGTGGCGAACTTAACATTTTCTCTCTCACCAATATCATAACAACCCAACAACTCATAAAATAATTCTTGTGATATCTTGGAATAACCGATTTTCATATTACCATTCTCATTTAGCGATTTAGACCATTTTTCCTGTCTTTTGGTAAACACTCTCAGACCCTCTTCTTCTCCATATTTTTCAATGCAGAGTTTTTTTGAAAATGTGGACTGTCGTTCCGATAATTTAATTTTAGCTTCATCATCCGAATAACCTTTATTTATCCAATACTGGATATTTGTAGGTCCCATTTTACCCCACTCACTTCTCTTAGTTTCACGACCATCCCATACCTCAACCCCCTCAACTTCACCGAATCTAGCTATACACCCTCTAAGCGATACTAATTTCTGACCTTCTATCTGGAGAATAGCTTCTTCTTCTGAATACCCTAATTTGACCCAATACTCTCTGTTTACTGGGCGCAATGTTTTTATATGGTAGTCAACCATATCTTCAGGCATACCTCTATCCAACCAATATTGTTTACTATAAGCCGACCCCTTCGGTAACTTCACACCATTGGTTTTTAATCTAGCAGTGATAACACTTGGGTCAACTTTGTATTTATTAGCTATCATCCTAGTCGATTCAAAGTTATTAACATACATACTCACCATTCGATTAATTTCATCTTCATTAAATTTATATACTTTACCCATAATAGATTACATTTAACTATAAATATAACCTTATAATCAGAAAGGTAAAGATATTAGGTATTTTATTTCAGTTCGTCTGGTAAAAATCCCAATTTTTCTATTATTTTAACCTTATCGTACTCTACTTTTATCTTAGTATCATACCTAACACACTTACCGCCTTGGTTTGCTGGTGTGGAATTGACCATAACTAATCCCTTATAGTTGTCTATAGGTAAAAAGTTATCATCTCCGTATGAAATGAAGTTGTCAAGATAAATCCACTCGAACTCCCACTTCCTGTTAATATTTTCCGCAATATCAATATTAAGGTCGCCATTGACCTTATCATCTAATTTCATCAACAGGTCAAAATCTATCTTCTTTCCGTTCATGGTAATCCATGCCTTGAAAAGTTGTCTTTGATAGGTTACGTCACCGATGTTATCTATTTTGACCCCATCCATCTTGATAATATTACCCTTATTATCGATTTTAACGGGTCTGTAAACGACTTTCACCCTGTCTTTGTCAATACCGTACTTCTTAGCGAACTTACTACGTATAAGGTTCTTATTCGCTCTTGAGTAGTTCTCTGGGCGTTCGTTCCAATAAATTTTTACTTTCGCATATGGTGGTATTGTGGCTATTGCTTCAGTTACTGTTGTTGTTGTCATTAATTAGTCCAATAAATTAGAGCCTAGCTTACCTATGGTTCGCCTTTCTCCATATATGTCACCTTCCTCTTTAGGTTGGGGCATTTTATCGATTTGCTCGTCTTTCTCGGCAATCGTCTTAGTGAGTTTGTCAATCTCATTTTTCATCTTATTCTTCTCTTCCAAGTATACTTTAGCACCAGCTAATCGCATACTTTCACTATCTTCTAATCGATAAATAAGTTTTTCGGTCTCAGCATCGTCTGTGACCCTTATTATTTTCTCTACTTCAATTTCCTTTATTACTTCTACAGGAACTTCCTTTATTACCTCTTTTACGACTTCTTTTATAATAGGTTTCGCTACGTCTCCACCTTCTGGAGAATATCCGTATTTTTCAATCGTAAATGCGGTCTTAACTAAGCCCACTATAAACTCATCGATATCTGTAATATCATTAGCTCTACAGTAATCCCATATCTCGTCTTTTAAGTTCTTAGGTAATTCCATTATTTGTTTGTAAATATTTCTTTATCATCTTCTAAGTCTTCTACGGAATTCACCTCAAATTGATAAAATCCGTAGCTACTTTCTAAATCTACTTCTTCATACGTCCTAGTTTCAACATCCCAGAATAAGAATCCGTGTCTACTTACCGTTTCACCATAATCTTGCTGAATTAGTGAGCCTGGATACACAATCTTAATATCTCCTAACATGAACTCTTGTCGCTTATGAATATCACCAAGTATTACCATGTCACACCCTTCAAAATGTGACAAAAGTGTTCCTGTTTCAAATTCATATCCGATATCCGTACTGGCACCAAGAATAGGTGCATGATACAGACCAATATACGTCAAATTATCATCTTCATTTGTCGTATCAACAATTGAACTTTTAAATCCTTCAATGTCTGGTCGTTCATTATGCTCAAAGATTGAATAGTTGCACCAAACAATATTATCATCTGGGTAACACTCTCGACCTTTATAATATGCTATGTCTAATGAGTTAATCAGAGTCACAATCGGTGTTATACTATCTACTCGTTCTTTATTGTTCTCTAATAAGTCGTGATTACCTGCAACTAAAATAACTGGAGCTATTTGTGCCAACGTAGTTAGAAACTTAGAAGTCATCATTAGCAACTCATTTGAAATTGTAATCTTCTGATGTAGGAGGTCACCAACTATTGCAATTCTCACCTCATTATGTTCGTACCCTTCAGTAAGTTCTCTACACTTTGCGTATAATTCTTCAAACGCAGCTTCGTAGTCGCCATGCATTCTGTATGTTCTGATATGAATATCAGCCATATGTATAATTTTCTTAACCATTCCCTTATTAGGTTATTTAACAGGTATTTGACCCTTCTTAATCGCTCGTAACTCTCTTAATGATGCAATTATACTTATGAATTGTGGAGAACGTATTAAATTATCTCTTAACGACTCCATACATTCTATCTGACTATCCAAATCCGTTTTACCGCTATCCACTAAAATAGTCTTTATACCCCTTTTCATCCTATCAATATCAAATTTTTCCATTATACTGCCATTTGTGTTTTATACTTGTGTAATTCAAGAACTAGTTTTGCTTCATTCTTAAGATACATTATAGCTATCTTGCTCATGGTATCAGCTTTCTTATCCCAATACCCAATCCAAATATGTCTGCATTTCCTACCAGTTTCCAACTCATACAAGTAAGCATAAATGCTCAGTTGGAGAGTATAGATAGACCATTGACAGTTTTGCAAATGTTCTACTGGCTTCAATAATGTTTCATTTCCATAAGGATTATGAAAGTGAAACGCTTTATTCGTTTTCCAATCACCAACATCGAAGAATACCTCATCAATGTCAATCACAAGGTCACCCATGCCAGCTATTTCATACTCCTCAGAGAACATAATCCTCTCTGGCCACATCATGATACCTTCGTCCACATTTAGACTGTCATATCCATCAATTGCCTTCTGCTGCAACTCATCATCTGGAAACCATAGTTTCCCCTTGAGTAGGTACTCTTCGATGGTTTCATGAATATAGGTACCATACTCATTGGCAGTGTCATTCAATTCTTGCCAGTAATCCAATATCTGCTCTTTCGTCCACCCAATATACTTTTCGTTCTTAGAACCATTAGTGTCGCTCTGATTGGAAATTGCCGTAGCGACCCCATCAGCATCGAAGTGAGGTTCTATATTCGCAAGAGTGGTAGTTACAGACCTGTATTTCTTACCACTTTCTCTATGAATATAAACGTGTTCTATCGGTTCCAGATAAACGGGACCTTCCCATATTTTGACATTGGTGCTCATATTGTTACAAAGATACCGAATTTATCTGACAATATCAAGCTATTTATATAATATGAAAGACTCAATTAAGAATAAATTACGTGAAGATTTAAACTATTATAATATCAATGACGACAAGACTGATATTGATGAAGGTGGTGCCGAAGTCTTAGATAATGATGTTTGGGTTCGATTAGAAAATAGTTTAGCAACATCACTTAAAGTTTTGGCTAATGAATACGCATCTGAATTTGAAGGTGGTACACGAGAGGCTTTTGGTCATCTCGTAGAGATTATAAATAGACGATATGGGACTGACTATTAAAGATAAAGTACGACAAACGCTATTAGAATACGTGATGGAACAAGAAAAGCCCCATCTACATTTCAATGAAAATGGTAGATTCAATAAAGATGGCCAAAACATAGTGTATATGGGTGATAATCCAATTGTGACTTTCGGTGTGGGTAAAATCGGTAATATCGAAATTAATGGTCAAACCTACCCTAATTCAATGTATCTACGGGGCGGTTTTAACGCCTCTGAAGAACGTAAAGGGTATGGTACTATGGCTGTGGACTTTATTTTTGAGAAACTGCCTAAGATTCAAAATTTAATAGTTCAGTGCTACGATAGTGCTTGCCCTTTCTGGGTCAAAGTAGGTGGTAAGGAGGTTTATAGCCAAGATATAGCTGGTGGTGGTCGAAAACTTAAGACTTTAGTAGTTCCTAGATAGTAATACTATTAAGTCTACTTTCACTAGGAACAATCGTAAACATTCTAATTAAGTCGTGAATACCTTTTGTTCCGTAATTCTCAAATATTTTTGCAGGGTCTAATTCGTTAGGTGGAGTGCATAACTTAATCCTACCTTCTAATTCTCCCACATTCAACTTCTTGAAGTTCTTAATCGCATCTATTTTAGCATCAGCATCCAACATGATTACTATATCGGCATTGGTCGTGTATAAAAATTCCATCAACACATCTGAGATTATCTTACCCAATAATGGTATAGAGTTAGGTATTGGCATGTGGTCAAACACACCTTCCACCAAATAAATGGTACAGTCCTTATTAATTTTTTTCTCGTTGAAGATAATGCGTTGTTTCTCCGCATCTGGATTTTTATATGCTGGAAAAACTTTTCTGATAAAAGACCTAGCAATGAAATAGTTAAGGAAACCCTTGGTATCATATGATGGTATAATTATCCTACCAAAAAACTTACCTTCCATTGTATACCCAATATCATAGTAATTAATCATTTGGCTAGTAATACCCCTAACCTTAAGATAAGTCATTGCATCGTCCTTACCTCTATACCCATTAACTGTGTCGGTTAAACGTTTGTACCCATCTGGTAATTTGAGTTCAATATGAAGTACTTCATCAACATTATCATCTAATTTGTACCCGAAATCTGGTTTAATTTGATTGTAGTTATGAAGAAGGTCTTTGGTACCATATCTGAATATAAGTGAGCCGATAGGACCGTGCATATGATTTTCCTCACCACATGACCAGCATTTAAATACGCCACGCTTATAGTTTACTTCAAGATTTCCCTTACCATCACCTTGTGATAACCCTTTTGACTCGGCACAAGCTGGACAATCGAAAGCTATTTGTCCACTAGTTTCGTTATGCTTTTTTGGGTGACCTAAAAAGGATTCCAGTATGTCAGGAATGAAAACAGACATACTACGAAGATACGCAAAATGTCTGACAATTTCAACTTGTATGAGTTATTTTACGGCCAACGGTTCTGTTGTCTCATGAATCCAGTAACAGCAACGTATGCATCGGTCATATCGTAATTCTCTTTTTTTAATACCATTTTTGGTGTGTACAACCACTTAATTAACGGCTCTATGTCGGCTACCTTATTCCAGATGATATCCTTCTTATCAATATCATACGGAAGGTTACCAAATAGAACTGATTTCTTCTTCTCAATTTGTTTCTCCGTGAAAGCGGTTCCATCTTTCTTATGGGTTCTCTTACCCATAAGCTCTGGGAATCCAAATGCTCTAGCATTATATGAAGAAACAAATTGTGGTACGACTCCTAATTTTTCATACACAGACCGACAAATCATACCGTTAAATCTTAATAGTGTTGCTACGGTGTATACATTATTTGAACGTAATAGTGGCTCTTCTATGATAACATCGGTGATACCAAAATCAACATATTTATCTAAAAATTCGGTCTCAAATATTCTAGCTTTATCACACAACTCTTGAACTTTATCCTTTGGTGCAGGCTTAATTTTAGGGCTTACATGGTGCAATAGCTTCAATTTCCCTTTATTACCTAAATCTTCAAATAGGGCGATTCCGAGTGTCTTTGTTGACACATCCAATCCGAGCACAAAGCCTTGTTTTTTATCTTTTTCGTTCATATTTTAATTTTTATATTCCCATTTATACCCACCAACCGTTTTTAATTTACCACGGCAACAGGCACTTATATTACTTATTTTTAATTCTTCTGTAGCAAGTGTAATTGATTTCCACTCTTTAATTAATTCTCCATATTTATTGAATTGTAGTATAGGTTTACATCTATTTAGTCGTTCTCCCTTAGAGGCTTTAGATATTTTAAGTTTAGTTTCTTCACTATGATGTTTACCATACATAGGATGATTCTTTCCACTATAGACCCCAATATGCGTGTCAGTCAATTTTTTCCTTATTACCGTTGCACCATCCTCACCATAAATATCTTCATAAGTTTTACCTTTCTTTTCAGATACCCTACCTCTACATGATTCACTTAACCTATTTCTATGTTCGACACTTCTTTCCTCTCCATTATGTAACCAAGGTATCGGTTTACCCTTTTTAATCTCAGACATTTTACGTTTTGATTCTTCGGTATGCTTCCTACCTTTAGTACTTGGAGGTTGGTCACCACCTTTAGTTCCATTGGTTAGATTAATACCCAAACCTTTGAAATAAGCAATATAAAATATTTCCCAAAATTGCCACTCTAATTTAGGGACGACATCAATAACTATTAATCTAGGTTTAATATCTTCACCTAATAATTTCCTAACCCACCTATTTTTATGTGAGTCAGACTTCCACCTCTCTGATATATGTTTTCTTAGTCTAATTTTAGGATTCACACTTTTACCAACATATCTCAATTGTTCGATATTAGGGTCTATTAACCCATAAATATATACTATCGCACTTACTTCCATAGTAATAAATATGGTAGTTTTGTGAAAAGTGTCTTTGTTGACACGTCTAATCCTAATACATACTTACTTTGTTCCATTATAAATGAATTATAACGTACAATATACGAAAGAATAATAAAATGTAAAGTGTTTGGTTAAATGTTAATCCTTACTGCGAATACTTTAAGTTCGTTACCCGTCTTGGTAATTTGTTCATCTGTCTTACCATAGGCAATTAGTGTACCATTATTATCGTACAACCCAATCTCTGAAATACGTGGGGTATCACCATCTGAGAATGTTGAATTATTAGACCTAACAAATTGGCCTCTACCAGCAATACAAACTATCTCTTGGCTAACTGATGTGCTAACGCTATTGAATACAACTGTTTGAGCTGTTTGAGCCGATAGAATAATGTCGTTAACAATTATTGGGTCTGTGATAATCGCAATACCTTTATCTAGGTACACAACACCTACGGACGTATCAGCCGTTTGACCAATATTACTGTTAGTTTGTAAATTATATCTTTCTTTGTTATTTGCAGTAAATGATTTTGCCATGTCGAATCCTGTAGCCCAAGATTTAGTAATATTACCGTTAGGTCTTTTTATTTGGTCTGAAAATAGGAATGCGTAGTTGGTACCAAATGATGTTGTTTGACTCGAAGTTTCAGTATATCTACTGTCTTCTGATGCAACATTACCTTGTTTATTCTGGAATGTACTGTAAATACTGTACGTACCACCAGTAGTTCCACTTAGGTTTACATTAACAGCTTTACCATCCAACATATCACCATAGGTTGTTTGTGGTATCGATACCACAAGAATCTTAGTTACTGCCATACCACTTAGAGCCGTATTGCTATAGCCACCTTGGTTAAGTGTCTTAGCTGTAAATGTTGTATCGTTAGCTACCGTAATTGGTAATCTGAATGACTTATAAAGATTAACCAAGGTGTCAGTTGTAGTTGCAGACCGTTCAATCAAATTCATCGTCAAAGCCGATGATGGTACTGAATTTTGCCCTATATTGTCAAAATTAGTTACAATTGTTGATGAGCCTATTTCCACATTTTTAGTAAATGAAGTAGGTGTAGCATACAATTTATCAATCATATGAACATCAGTTGTAATACTATTACTAGTCACACCAGACGTATTAGTTAAGTCGCCACTTGCGCAAGGTATTTGACCTGCGGTAAGTGGCAAGGTTACATAATAGTTTGCGTCAGAATCTCCAAGTGAAAACTTAGTAATTAAACCACTATTAGATGAAATCATTCTTTCCCTACCTTTAGGAGTGAAATATGCTGTTAATGTGTTAGATGTGTTGTATCCCATTTTAAAAGTCTATTGATAGCTCAAGTGTTATTGTATTGTTAGCGGTTAATAGAACTGGCTTACTCAGCTTTCCAACTACCACTAAGTTCTTATCACTGTCATAAATACCAACCTCACTTACTCTAATATCCGTTGTAGCGTTATCTGGAGTTCTAGTCGGGTTACTTGTGAATGCGAAATCAGAACCACTTACATTGACCTTAAATAAGGTCTTGAAAATAGTGGCTCCAATGTATGTATCTATATTACCATAAAAGAATCTCTCGTCTCCCAATTGTAGCAACTCTGGAGTTAGATTAGTTGGAAAATTCAATGTATTTATGATAGAGAATTGTGTACTTCCAGTATTCACAGCCGCATCAATTAAGAATCCGTTAACTACTGGGTTTTGATTTTCTAATAGTAATGGGTCTATTGTCTCGTCAGTTACTGAAGTGATTGCAGTTGAAGTGTAGTCAAACTCATTCCAAGCATCTGTATCTGGTCTGTCGTCAGAATCATCCACTATTTGCCATAGAACTTTGAATTGATAAGCATAAAAGCCTAAACCGTCATATCCTATATCTTCTATCTTCCGCATATAAGGTAACAGGTCAACCGCATTTAATCTAAAATCCACATCCTTTATTGTAGGTGTAGTATTTGTAATCTTTGTATAGTATTGACAATTGATTGGTGTTGTGAGTCCCGAAGTAGTATTACCTGAAAGCTCATTCTCCAAAATGTACGTTAAATACATCGTCTTGTTGGTTTCCAACACCCCACTTAAACTTGGCGCTACCAAATTAGCAGCTAACGCTGGTAATGTCCAACTTCTGTTTCCTTTGTATGAAACAGCCATAACTAATTCATCATCATCAAGTACAACCACTTTAAGTTGTGGGAATACTTTACCCACAATTTTAGGTTCCGTAATAATTGAAGGGTCTTCAATTAATGGAATGTATTCAATGTCACTATTAGGAATCAATGCCGTATCTCCACTCGCAATGAATTTCATACCTTGTAATGTACCTACTCCCGTTGAGTATGGTACCCTATGCCACATTAAGTCTGGAAAATCCAATGTTACAGTCTTATTATTATCATTATCAATATAGAAGAATTCTCCGTAGTAATTTGATACTGTATTATTCGTGTAGTGAATAACTGAAATTGACTTTCTAACAGTATCTACCGTAGATTGTCCAGCAACTTCACAAACTATATCCGTTGTTTCTTCGTCACCCACACATGGATACCAAAAATAAGGATGCTTTTGACCCATATAATCATATGACCCGAAATCCCAATAATGTTCGTATTGGTTAAATGATGTACCACCACTAAAACCTGCTGGGTCTTCACACCATATATTATTTTGGTTCCATACTGGTACGTCACCACAACTAACTCCACAAGATGAGAAACTAAGCGTTCCATTATCCCAATATGGTGAATCGTTAACCCCATAAATGTCCCACACTTCTGCACAACTATAAATAATTACTTGAGACATTCCTGTAGACCCAGACATGTTAGGTAGGTCTCTGTCCACTATCAATTCGTCTACCGTAGAGCCACTGCCCTCAATCTTGAACCACAAATGTGGTATCGCAAAGCTATTAGCGAATGCTGGTTGTCCCGTTGTTTCGTCATGAACTAACTTAATCAATATCAAATCACCAACAGTATAGGTCAATCCTGTAATTATAACACTCGTTCCACCAGTAAATTGGAAGTTATTAACTATTTGAGAATCAATGATATATGTAGAACTACTTAAAGTAGTAAATGTACCACCGCTATTAGTGAAATACCCTCTGGTGTCGGCAGAATTATTAACTACAGATTTAATCACTGAGATATTGGTACCTTCAAGTGGATTGTAGTTAGTGGCTCCATCTGTTGTAATATAATACTTAAAGTTAGGTTGGCGGTCTTTTGGTTTAAGTATTCTGGATGACCCAGATACGTTAGTATAAAGTGGGTTCGTACCACTTTCATCGTAAATTTCTTCTCTAGAATAGTTGATTTCAGAATCCCCTATAGCCCAATGCGAGAAGTTTAGTTGACCTAATGCTAACCTTTCACGGCCTTTCTCAGTCAACTTAATGCTTACAAACGGGTCTGTATTGTTAATTATATAACTCATGTCTTTATTTCAGTATTAACTTAGTTTAATTATAAATAGTGATAAGTAAACAATATTAGTAAGAATTAATTGAATTAGTTCTAATATCTACTGGTACTATCTCACTATAAGTTATGCTTGTAATAATATCACCACACATACTTTCATAGTTTTTGGTGTTTTTAACTCTGTAATAGTATGTGGTACCAACTGTACCACTGAAGGTAATATCAACATCATAATTTATACTACCAACAACGTAATTAGTTGTGGCTGTTTGGGTTATGGTCGAGAATGCCTCATCGGTACTTACCTCTAATGTAAATATACCATTCACTCTTGTTGGTGGTCTTCCTATTACCCATGGTATTCTTTGTTGTCTAGAATAGATATCATCTCTAATACTTGCCAACGACCCATAATAAATGTTAATGATGTCACCAACGAAGATGTCACCAGTCAGTATTATTCTACTTAGATTGGTGTTGGATTGATAGTAGTCTATTCCGTTTAATAGTGTTACACCATTAATGGTAATATAAATATCATTAGCGTCATCTGGTGTCATTCTAGTATATAATTCATACATACCCTCTGTTGTATTGTAATATACATCGTTAATACCTTGTCCGTCAGTTGCGCCTGAAGTTATCGGATTAATGATGTTAATCACATCGTTAGTCAATCTCTCGTAGTTACCAGTAGCTACATAAGCATAGGTCAATACGTCACCACTAACTGACGGAGATAATAATGTCATCTCTAAGTCCAATGTTTGGTCAACTGGAGGTGTCATTATCTGTGTTGTAATCGCACTCAAAGTATAGTCTAATTTTCTGGCCAAAGTAATACCATTCAATGCAACTATTACATCTCCATTAATCTCATTACCAAGATTAAATGTGTTCGTAGTTCCATCAATTTCATATCCAATGACCACTAACGTACCAAGACCTGCGGTGTTAGTATTGCTTTGGGTAAAGTATGGTGTAGATGCACTATAATTGACCACAAAATAATTGTCAAATTCTCTTCTATATAATCCAGCAGTGCCAGTATTATCTTGGAATACAGTATCCCAAGTATCACCCAATTCGTTTCTATATTTAGTTTGTACATCGGTTAGGAAATAACTCTTAACTATGTAATCACCATCAATTTCTATTGTTTTAGTGTTAGCACTTATTGGGAATCCTTGACCTACTATATCATTCTTATCGTATAAACCATTACCATCCACCAATGGTTTATGAAATGTCCTTGTAACCACATCATCAAATCGATAAATTTCATATCGATACCTCATAGCGTAATCATTAGCGAATGGGTCTGAATCAGAGAATATAACGTCAAATACTAACTCCACATCACCAGTAACTTCTTCATTAACAATTATCACACCAGTTGTACCAGAATTAATGGTAGGATATGGTTGTGATGCAATGGTTACACAAGTAACACTACAAGCGGTAGTAGCCGAACAGGTACCAGACGTACTGAGTTCAATATCAAGACATAACGAAATATCTAATAACGCTACACCGTATGGTTTTGAAACCGTAAATTCTAACCCATTATTACTAAATGTATAACCTAAACTTGTAAATGCAATACCTAACTGTTGTTCTAATGTGGCATCTTGCGGAGTGCCACCAGTTACCGTTGTACCAGTCCAAAAAGTATTAGTATATACCTCTGTACTATCTTCGGCTACACTCAATTCCCACGTTACAGTATCTAGACAAGTGCTAGCTGAAGTACAGGCAGATATGGCTGCGTTCAATATTATATCATATGATATTCCAGAAAACTCTATAGTTTTAGCTACACAGGTATTACCACTGGCAATCTCTGGCGTTAGACTAACCGTAGGAGGAGTGAATACATCGATATCAGAACTACAATTAACGTTGTAGATGTTCCTATTTCTAAGACATTCAACATTAGTTTGTAAATATATTTTCTCTTGGTAACGCATTAGTAATCAATCTCTAAATTTATGTAACTTTTATTACTATTAGTCTGTAATCCAAATCGATTTGGAACCGACAATTCTATATTATCGTCTATAGCTCGACTAAAGTCTTGTTGAAAAACTACCCAGTTAAATACTTTAAAATAGTCACCCTCACCGAATGCTCCGTCAATATTCTTTGTAAATTTAACTGAACCACTATCGGGTAGATAAATGAATCCTTGTATTGGTTTTAATAGTTTAAGCATGTATATAAATATCGTTAGTTACCAATTATTGTAACAGGATTGTTAGGGTCTATCACCGTACCTAAAAATTCCGAACCACAATCACCTGTAACATAGTACACGTCAGTACATTGTTCATATGCCTCACACAACCCATCCCTTGTCAGCGTATATAAATCCACATCAACAGTTCCAGTTGCACGTATCTCTAAACCACTAACTAACTGTTCTTGAGGAACTCTACATGGGAAAAGAGAGTGTCCCTTATATTGAAATTTCTGTTGGTCGTATATTGTGTTTCCGTAAATTTGGTTGGCTTCCCATATCGCAGTACTCGGCATTACCTGCTCTATGAGGTCAACCCAATAATTACCCACTAAATCAGTGAAATCACTCATAGTACTGTAATCAAATTGAGCACTTAGTGCCTCACAATATTCAGTTGAGTTCATATACCTTTCGTACAATGCTCTCAGCGTTGGGTAATTAGAGCTAATCTTTCTACATCTAACATTAACTAACTCACTGCTCAGTATATGATTAAATTCTTTAATTGTAGTGACACCAGATACTTCTGAAGTCAGTAAGTCGTCAAAGTCTACACAATGTGGGTCGCTACATTTCACTACCTTACATTGTTCGCAACTTGCATCCCATCTGAACTCAGTATAGTAACTACCTTTGGCTGTATCCCAAGCGTAATCTTGTACCAATTGATTGTACGATTCGCAACATTCTTTAGATACAACTTCTGAGTAATCAATAGTACTTCCAGTTCCACCAGAAGTAGTTATTTGGTAAAATACCCCTAGAGTATCATCTGGCATACCTGCCAACCACACACCATTGAAATCCCCAATACTCAACGGAGGGATGACATTAAATTTATATATCCAAGAGCAATCTGTATATTCTTCGTCTACCCCATTAACCAGTAACGCTAAATTAATAGTACCAGAAATACCACCACATGGATTCGTGTCAAAATGTCTTACAGCTCTGACACGCATATTAGCTGGTGATACATCAAAAGTCTTCTTAATAGGTTCATCATTACCACCTTTCAGTGCCCAAGCATTTGCACCTGGCGAGAATACATCTGGGTCACTCTCACTAGAACTCCAATAAGCTATGTGTATATCATTGGTTATTAATGTATTAGTGTTGGCCGCAATAAGTAATAAGTCATCAATACTAGGTAAGAACCAATCACTATAGAGATTAAAAGATAGCGCTACACATGTTTGTGCGGCTGTAGACGTACCAATAATCAAGTTCGTATTAGCCTCACCAGTTGCAAATTCGGTACTGGTACCACCGACTAGACCTAATGCCCCCCAAGTCACTCCACTAGATTGGTCAAAAGTCATCACTTCATAACCTTCACATGGGTCGTCTGGGTTCACCCAATATACAATTCCACCTGCGGGTCCTACCTGACCGACAACTCTTTCACAAGGTGTTATAGCTGAAACTGGTGGTAATGCTACCGTTCCACCAGTGATATTAGTTCCACTTAGTGGTGTTTGACCACAACAACATGAAGTTCCTGTAAGCCCAGTGTAGACTGAATTAGTACATGGGTCTAATACACATGGATTATCAGTTATATAGCACCATACATCTGTTTCAATACCATTAGTAATTGACAGATTAAGGTCAACTTCCTTGGTATTAATAACCAATCTTGAATTATTGGTTGAGTATTCTGTTTCTCGTAATGGTAATAGGAATTCCCTATCGTCCTCCACGTCCATAGTTACCCATGATTTCTTATTATCACAAACCTTAGTTATATCAAATGCTGGATTTTCACTAACAAAAATGTCCTCATTAATAACTCGTTCGCAAACTTTATTCAATGTGATTCGGTCAATCAAAATAGAAAAATCCACACAAGCATCAACCACTCTAATACTAAGATTGATTTCTTGTCCTGTGATTCCAGATATTACGGCTGGGTCTGTAATAGTTTCACTATATGTTAACCAGTTGGCTCCGAATGGGTTATCCCCAGTCAGTTCAAGTAATTGTGTATATTGAGAGAAATAGGTAGAACCCGTTAATGTTCCATCACTTACACCTTCATTGATTAATTGTTGGGTCAATATCTTAGCCATCTCGTCACACGTATCGTTGGTACATGTAACTCCATTATATCCCTCTATGTATAGTGGGTTTTGAACGTTTTTAACTAAGTAATTAAATAAGTTTCCAGCCCCAGAATTATAAATTTCTTCTGAATATGGTATACTAATAATGCTTGGTGAGATAGGATTTTGAATTTCAATTGCCATTTCAACAGCTAAATCTTCAAATGCATCTATCACATATAGACAATTCTCAGCCTCTTCTGCTAATATTGTGTCTATTGTATTTTGAATTGTGGTAACAGTATTCTGACATGCCTCTAAAGCGTCTTCCGCTTGACTTGTTGCCAGAAGCCACCCTTGGGTTTCTTGTATTAATGCTTCACCGTCTTCACATACTTCGTAATAAATAACTTCAGTTGCATCGTATTCTTGTTGGGCGATTATAAAAAGACCTAATGTTGGAAAGTTTAGTGTAGCTGGGTCACCAGTAGTTAAATATTCTTCCCACACTTCTTGCCCTTGTTCTGTAACTACAAACGTTTGTGCTAATGCCTCACCGATAGAGGTCAAACATAGATTTGATATCAGAACACCCGTAAAGATATGGTAATATGGTATTACATAGTTGAACGTACCTCCAGATAATGCATCCAATTGCTCTTGTAGTGCATTACATTGATTGATTTGGTCGTCTAAATCCTCATACAGTTGGAGTAGTTGTGGTGTCACACCAGATAATTGTACATCCAATAGGTTTTGACAATCGAACTTAAATATGTAATCGAATTGTACATCCAGTACACAGGTTTCACCTTCCTCAACTTCAAATAGTGCGCCACCATTTGGGGTGGGGTTAAGTACCACACTAAATGGTGGCCTCACATCACAATCCACAGTTTCTAACCACTTACATTGTTGAAGATTTTCATCCCATGTGTATGTCACACCAGTATACTCAGCCGCAGCCACAGTTTGCTCTAATATTACTTCACAGCAAGCTTGTCCTAACTCAAACGGTACATAGTTTGGATTAAGTGGGTTTTGAGTTGTGTCATAAAATGTACTAATACTACCGTCAGGATTCAGGTTTATAATTACATATTCTGCATCCAATAATATTACACTACAGTCTTGATATTCGTATTCCATTATATATAATTATTCTTCAGATAGTATTATATCAGGAGGGAATGTAAATGGGTCGTATTCTTCTGCACAACCAATGGTCTGCTGAAGTCTCTTCAAGTACGTTAATATCATAGTGTCTCCTTCTTGACTATTCCACTGAGTTTCAGTGATTCTACATCCCACACCAACCAAGTTGGTGAATGGGTCTAATATGTTAGGTGTCGCCACTGTTGGCGTTGCACAATTTTGTCCGTTTGCCGAAACGATTCTAGATTCATTATTCGGTGTTACAAATATAAGATAGTAATCATTCCCAATTAGTGTAGTGTTTTGGGCAAACGTTTGCCCAGTTAATCTCCAATTACATGTTGCATATGCAATACAATCATTCAAAAATATTCCATCAATATCTGTCTTACAACATATTGTACCTGAGTTAAATCCTGTGTATCCAGAAATTATCAACTCGTAGGTACTTCCTGTAAATACTCCATTTGCAAAATACCACTCCATATCAACATACTCCACAGGTACACCCAAGGCACTATTTGATGAGCAGCATTCGGCATTAATGTATGGATTAGTATAGAATCCATCTGGGTTACCCAAATAATCTGTCTGAGTATATTGCCAAGTATAATACCCCTCATCATTACCTGTATCTGGCTCTACTGGGTTTTGACTAAATAAATTAGGACAAGGTGCAATCGTTAAGGCTGAAAATGCAACATCAATTTGTATTGAGCCGTCATTAGCAGGTATATCACATCCACAATCAGTAACTTCTGCAATTGGCGATGGGTCTGAAATTATATATGAATCTAATACCACACAATCGGACATATCAAATCCTTCACTACTCAAATCAACATAAGTGTCTCCAGTATAATTATTTACGGTTCCTAAATTGTAATTATTGAATAGTACTGTTGTTCCAGTTTGAACTGTAACTCCCGTTACAGTTACTGCTGAAAAATCAGGAATAAGACCTCTGAACTGGTCAATATATTCTTGACCAGAATCGTACGGTCCTATATGAGGATTATTACCCTCTAAAATGTATTTCGAAGCATTAGCTCCACCAGTTTGTCGGTACCAACCACCACCTTTTTGGAAATACATTTGTGGCGTATCTGACTTAATTTTAGGGTAACCATCACTATCAATATTATATAGTGATAGGTCTGGGTCTTGGTCATTAAGCTCAATTGCTTCTTGAATCAAGCTCACATCTAACGCTTTTTGAGCTACATATACGTGTTCATTGAACTCCATTAGACCATCTGGTGCTCCTATGAATTTAATCAAGAACTCAATCGCCTTCCTTGTTCCTTTTGATTTCCAAATCCATGGGCTATTAAGAATAAGTCTTCTCCACATTTCGTACTCTGACTCAATCGGAGTTAATCCCCTACTTTGTCCAGTATAACTAGCCCTTGGAACTGATAGATAATTGGTTAACATATCATTTCCCAATACGCTAGAAACCAAATCCCATCCAAGGGTTCTAGCAAGATTTTTAAGTACAATATCAGGAGTATTATTCTTCTTATCATATGTTACAGTATTTGCCAATGCAATACCATCTATATATCGTTTAATGTCGTCATATTCACGACCATAAATTTTCAATGTCTTACTCATCTTCTGAGCAGCAGTTTCCTCTTCAGTTCCATCACAACGTGGTACCGTATCGAATTCGCTAATAGAATCACTTGTAAGGAATCTAACCATTAGGTCGGTCTTGGTCAAATCACTATTCTCAGCCATAAGAATTAGCTCATTTACATACTCAGTATAATCTGAAGTATTAAAGTCTAAATTGTAGCCATCTGTTACTGGCCAAGTCAATGTTTTTGTTTGAAATAAAACTATCCCACTATCACTCTCAACCGCATATTTGAATGTCGCGGTGTATTTCGGTTTATTCAATGTTTCTAATAAATGAGACTCAAATGGCTTCAAGTTATAAAAGAATTTTTCTACTTCATTATTATTTGGTCTAACATGATATGTAGTGAATTGATTTACTGTGTTACCTGTTGTAAAAAATGGGTTACCATATACTTTGAAATATAAGCTACCTGAATCTGACGATGTTAATCCACTAAAATCAAGTATCTCATAAGTAGCATCAAGAGTGTCAATAATATAACTTGCATAATTAACAGTTATATTACGTAAACTGTTGCCTTCATTAAAAGTATCAATGATGGTTCCATTCTGTAGGATATTAAGTCCGTATTGGTTCACCACAGCCTCATAGGGAACATTAAACGTACAAGTGTTGGTCAACGTATCATATGAATAATTAGTGACTGTATATGCAGTTGTTGAATACCCAGTATCTAACGGTACAACTGGATTCATATATATTGACGCTGGCCAAGTTGTAATTATCTCTTCCAGAGTTACCCTTATGAATTCAGTAAGTGAACCGAAGTACGCTTGATTACACAAGTCGGTCTCATCCAATCTAAGTCTTGTAGTACCATCAGGCTCTAATAATAGAGCAATTTCTTCTTCATTGACGTTAAGAGTTGATAAGTCATAGAATTGGCCATATGACCCAGTATTATAGTTAATGCTACTTGATGGGTCTAAATTTGTTGTTACCGTAAAATTACCCAAAGTAAATAGGGGTAGTCCTCCTTCAGATGCAAGTTGGTTACCAACAAGGTTATCTGAAAAATTTCTATACTCAAGTCCATTATTATAGAAGACTGTTTGAGCATAGCCAGCTACTTTAATTTTAGGATTTTCGGCCATTATATGTCTGTTACAGTATCAAAATCTTTAGTGAAATCAATATTACTTCTTTCTTGTCTAACCTCGAATAGTGGTTTCCCAGTAAATTGGTCTTTAATTTCGAATAAGTTATATTGCTTGTAAATTTCATTTTGGAAGTTATATATAGTATAAATACCATCCTCAAGTGATTTACTTTGGTTTCCAAAGATTCCATATGCAATTGTTTCAATATCATGCTCAACCATTTCTATTTCAACCATAATTGGGTTGAAAAATGTATTGGTGATGATTACTTGTTGATTTGGTTGACCTATAAATGGTAATATGTTTGGTTTTACATTAGATGCCGAACTTGGAGACACTGTACAGAATACTAAAGTAGAATTATCATTAAAGTTGTAACGAATAGCTTTTTGATTAGTATTCGTAAGATTTTGATTAACTGGTTCAGCCCTATTATTCGATGTGACAACTTTGAAAAAATTTCTCAATTTTGTATCAGCAACGCTTGTGTCGGTATTTAAATATTCAATTCTATAACCGATAAGGTTATTATTTTCAAATTTATTTACATGCTCTGGTGGAATAGCTGCTGTATCAAACAACAATCCTTTAATGTCAGCAAATGCCGCCAATACACCACAATCCACAATTCTAGTTCTAATTTCTACAGGTTTAATCATAATCGTATAGATACCTTTAGTACTAAAGTCCGATACTGGTAGCTTCAATGTATACATACCACCAAATACCTCAAATCCAGTTACATTAGAGTTAACCTTATTTGGATTATCTATCTGTAATAGTACCTGCTCTGGGTCTAATTGTGTAACTGTGGTATTACCCACAGAATCCCTAGTAGGGGTATAATGCACCCACACCTCACAATCACTTGGATGAATGTCTGCTGGTCTATTTATTCCGTATGTTCCACTCGCCATATCTTATTTTTTAGTAGTTTAATATAAATTTATTTGGCTGTAACACCATGGTAATCTCACAAATACCGTCATCAGCCATATTCAACTTACCGTAGTCAATACTAACCAATTTACACCCCATAATTGACCACATTTCTATTATATCGCCTACAGAGTCTATTAATAGTAATTCGTAGTCAAATCCTCTCTCTCGTTCTTCCTTGAATTCTTCCTTTATTCTTTTTGATTGCACATCACCTATATGGTCAGTCATCCCAATCATCAATCGATTCAAAGCTTGCGCTGTGGACGGTCCTATCGCATCTCTAAATTTAAAAGTAATCGGCTCATAATTAATTCCACCATCAGGCGCTATCAAGGTTGATGGCCTATTGGATTCAGATTCCCACCACTCTTGGATTCCAAGTTTCTCTGGGAATCTAGCCATCCATTTATTATTCCTTTTCGGTTCATAAGGTGGTGGTAACTTAACTATATCACTCTCCTCACTTATGAGACCTTTAAGAGTATCCATGATGACATATTTAGTCTTTTCAGTTAACTTATTCACCGATTCAATATCCATTCCTAAATACTTAATTAGTACGTATTCTACCTCTAATTCAGTTTTTTTACTATCGCTTTCCATATTCTTTTTATAATCCTACTCTAAAATAACCATTTCCATAGTCAAGTAAAGCATCCAATCCTTTTATTTCACCCAATCTTAAGTGGTCT